ATTTTGCAAAAAAATTGGCAACTTTTTATGACGAAAATGCCTTGTCACAACGTGAATCTCTCAGATTTTGGCTAGGCTACATTCCGAATTCATGTTAAAGGATCTGGCCAGATGATAGATCTCCATGATTTCATCCATTGTGTATTCTTGGAGCAATTCGGGATAGTAATATCCATTTTCAACCATCCATCGGATTCTTTCCTCCGGCGAGGAAAAGTATTTCATTTTGGCATTAACTTCTTCTTGATACTCCTTGATGGCTATTTTGTCATATTCCAGTTGATAGAAGCCATCTTGATCTTTTTGCAGGATCATGTTGTTGGATTCAATGTAACCCAAGGTTTTTCATCCTTTCTAAAAAGTATTCTATGTCACTTGGGCCACCTGCCAGCTCAAATTTATGAAGAATAGGAACGTGAAATCGAGAAGAAATAAGATCAGCCGCATGAGCAAATTTGGGCCAGTTTCGATTACCGCTTGCCGCTACACCACGGAGATTCGTATGATGGCGAGCTAAAAAGCGCATGACTTCTTCTGGAACCTCTCCATTCCCGCATGTATATGTGACCAAAACAAATGGCTCTTCGACGCTTAAATCTGGCACAATCCGTTGGATCGGCAGCCCAAGTTTGCGCACAAACCTGTCCACTTTCCCTGTGAGACTGCTGTAGACAATAAGCATTCCACACCTCTTTGTAATGCAATACTTTTTTGTTTATCGCATTTTATTGTAACTGAAAATAAAAAGAAGTTGCAATATCTTGACAAAAAAATAATACCCAAACACAAGATGTTGGGGCTTGTGCCATGATATTACTCAACAATATAATAATCCGTTGCAAGAATATCAGTTTGACTAGCAAGCCATGGGACAAAACAATCGTCGGCAGTTTTCATGCCAATCCACGGAAGAACTGAATGACTGCCGGAGCGAACTGCATCAACCGTATAATTGCGCTCGCTAACATAACGAAGCCACATATTTTTGCCGTTCCATCCTTTTCGAGCGATTTTGTGTCCTTCTTTCAAAAGCGCAACGGCAAGGCCAATGTCAAATTCGGCTTCCATTTCAATCATTTCTTCGACGGTTACACCTTTCAGATTCATGATTTCTTCTTTTTTCATGATAGTATCCTCCTAGATTTCGACGGTAATAAAATCAAAACGAGCAACTCGATTGGCAAGTGCGACAAGGAAGTTCGGTGTTCCAGGCTTCGGCTCCAACGTTTTGGATGGAGACTCGTCCCACTCATGGCTTTCGATCATCGCAAACAGCCCATCCATCACCGGTGCCGGCAGGTCATTTTGCATTCCCGCTTGCTTGACGAAATCGATCGCCACAAGCGGGTGCAAATATTTCAATTTATCTTCCAAGCTGTTTACGCAAATATCCTGGAGAAGCACACTGGCCAACATAATGTCGCGCAGCATTCCTTTTGTATGGTCCTTTTCAAGGAACGCGGCCAGGATTTTGAATGTCTTTTTGACATGCATGACGGTTTCGTCGTTGCTATGGAATGTTTCGCTTGTCTCGGACAACACATTTTGTGTAAAGGTCCGAACGTCCGGGCTTTCAATCTGCTCCAATTCATTGCGAAATACAAGTACGGCCGGATGAATATTGCTCATGTTTACCCTCTCCCCTGTGATCGATAACATTTGATATGTGCGTTATTTTGAATCTCCCAGTCGCTATACCAGTGTCCAGTCATATTATCTTTTGTGCTGTTCTCACCGGGCTGCTTAATATCGCGCCCGCAGTAACGGCACCAGCAGGGTTCATCCAGCTGGCGCTGAGCCTGCGAATACATAATGCGGGTGAAATCCGTCAGCCCTCCGAATCCGGTGTTCTTCTTGGCCATATCCGTTTACAGATCCTCCATATAGATGCATTGGATTCCTTCTTCTGTGCGGCCGATATCTTTCAATTTGCGCTTTCCTTGGCTTTTCTCATTGATCAAATATTCAAATTCCTGTCCGATGTAGGGACGCATTTTTTCAAAGTCGATCATGCCTTTTTCGTCATCAAACAAAACAACTTCTCCGCCGGGAAGAACAATTTTTTGAATAAAGCCGCTTCCGTTTTCCAGCTGTCTGTAGAACACACGGAAGCGGGTCCCATCCAGGTCAATGCGTTCACGCTTCACCATCATATTCAATACTTGTTCGGTATGCAGCTGTGTATTGCAAAGCAGTTTTTCTTGAGCCAATATACATTGGCGGCAAGCCATGTGCGAAGAATCATAATTTCGGCATTTGTAACAAAGGGGGCATTCTTGGAAAGCAGAACACTGATGGACGACTTTATGACGCGGAAGATTCAGCATGTCTTCTTTGCCGATCACTGTTCTTTTATTCATTTTGATGGTTTCGCTGCGCATCTGTTCAGCCAGATAACGCTCGCGAATCTCGGCGCGCTCTGCTTTTGTCAGGCCGCCCCCGTTGTAGATTTTCTGATATTTCTGCATCCAAAACTGATCGGCTTCACTCATGCTCATTCCGCATCTTCCCCCTGTGTTTCTTCTGCAAGCTCGATGCCAAGCATAAGGCAATCGTTCAATGTGAGATACACTTTCTGGTCGGAGACTTTTGTATCCTTTTCGATCGCTGCTTCAGCCTCCTCCAACTTTTTGGCGAGCCATTCATTTTGATTCTGAATCTCCATGATTTTCTTCTGGAGATCCAAACTGCGAGCTGGCCGTTCATCTTCAACCGGATTGCTTTCCGTTGCTCGGCGCGGCGGATTGTAACGCATATCGGCCTGAAGATCGGCGTATTCCCGCTCCACTTCTTTCAATTGCATTTTGTTGTCATTGATCTTTGCTTCGATAATTTCCTGCAGCTCCGTAACGGTCTTATAGATTCCAATCAACATTCGTATGTCTCTCCCTTATTTGAAATATTTCACAATGAGGTTATCCAAGCGCACTTCGATATTCTCATTGGTTGAAAGCTTAAATTCATCGATAGGTTTGATCGGGCTGTATGAGGAATACAGTGTTTTCCCGGCATATGCGAATTTCAAAATACTGATGCCGTCACCTTCGATCAGCATTTTGGAAGGCTCCAGGAATGTATTTTGGGCATAAAAATCGTCAGGTGCGATTTGTTTATCTAATGAAACCAATACCGCACCGTCAATCGGATCGGCGCCTTTTGGAACATATTTCAAATGTCCCTTCATCAGGGTAACAGTTCCTACATTATCAATATCAATTTGGAATATGTCATTCGTGTTGGCCGGCAAGGCTATCGGCGCAATATTCATTTGAATTGAAAACGCCGTGCTGTCTTCCACATTGATGGACTGCTTGAAATCTTTTAATGTGTAAAGCTGCCAATCGCTGTCATATACACCTGATTCGGTACTGAATCCTTTTGGCCATTCAGATGTGGTGAAATAGGCTTCCAATATTGTTTGCTCCAGAACTGGTGGAACATAGTTCGCTTCCAGAATTGCCAAGTTGTTGGCCCGAAGGTCTGCTTCAAATCCGCTGTTGATATTGATGATATCAAGACCGATTGGATTCTGTGCCGTTGTCTTCGTAATCAAGCCAACCACGATGGATTCATCTGGCCGGCGATTGTTCTTGATTTCAAAAATCCATTTGTTTTGTTCTGCGACCCGAATACGGCTTGTATCCACCGTTTGATCGTCGGGATTCAGGTAGAAGGTGCCGATTTTGGTCTGTTTCCCAACTTCCACATTATCGATGATTTCCGTGACGTTTGCGCCCAGAAGAACAATGGCTTGATTGTTGGCTGTGTCACGCGTATAGTTGAGAACCCTCAGCGCAAATTCCAAGCGATGGGTTTTTTCGGGATCAAAGAAATATGAGTACAGCATGGCTTAACCCTCCTTTTTGATCAATGTCAGCTGCGAGCTGTCATTCCAGCTTTGCCGGCTGGTGGCAATCGCAATTTCAACGCTGCCATTTTCGCCAAAGTGAAGAACGGATGGATCATTCTTATCAACCTTCACATTGTCGCGCAGCGCAAAGATGTGCGCGATAAAATTGCCGATAGACATTTCAATATCTGCCAACTCTTTCAGATGAGCCTGCAGGTCATCAATTGTATCAACATGCTTAGATTCGAGCTCGGCGATCTTTCTTTCCAGGAAATCCAAATGTTCTTTGTTGGCTTCAAACCGTTTGGCCACCTGAACAATCTGCGGATGATCGGCATCGCCGTACTTATCAATCATTGATTGCATCAGTTCATTTTCATCAATGTTCTGTTCGCGCAAGTTGTCATGGTTTTTTCGGTATTGTTCAATGAGCATTTCGATGCGTAGCTTGCTGTTTGTGAGCCGTTGGACAAAATCGCGCAGATAGGTTTGCAGCTCCAGCGGTGTTGCCGCTTGAATTTGAAATGATTGATTCATGGTAAGCACCCCTTATCCTTGGTAAATAAGTGAAGAATATCGCCGGCAAGCTTCAGGCGTCGCTTCCGTGTTGAATGAGAAATCCGGGATGAACTCATAAAACTTGGTCCCTTTGAACGATGAGTGTTTATTCTTCCCGAATTTTGCTTCAATCACGGGCATCTTTTGATCGCTGTCTTCTTGCAGCCAATACACTTGTGCATTTTCTTCTTTTACGCCGACTTCGTTATACATGAGCACAATCAAAGTGGCCTCATATTGCAATGTGATGGTGTCTTTAAGGTCATCGACGGTCGGCCGGCGCCCGTTGGTTTTACGCAGATGCGCCGTACACATGACCACGGCATTGTATTGCGTGGACCAGTTTTTGATCGTCTTCGCAACGTGTTCGTTCTTTGCATCATTATTGGTGAAGTTCATGCTCTCAACAGTGATGTCGTTGAAGGAGTCGATAGCGATCACGATCTTTGTGCCCTCGGGTTTGGTCATGAGAATCATCTTGATGTGCTCTTCCAGGCCTTCCAGTGAAGTCGTGTAATTGGAATCAAACATGCCAAAGCGGTCCATGCGGCGATACAAGTTTTTCATGCCTTCGTTGCGTTTCTCCATGATTTGGGGATCTCCCATAAAACGCTCCGGCATCTTGGCCTGTGCGATCGTGATCTGCTGATCACAGGCAATATACCGCGGCATGAGCTCGTTATTGGAGTCATCGAGCGAATGATAGGACACATAAACGTCGTCATTCAATTCGGAAATGTCTTTACTCAATTGCAACATGAATGCAGATTTTCCGACATTCGGTGCCGCGGCAAACAAAATCAAACCTGGCTGCACGCCTCCTTCCAGTACTTCATCGAATTGCTCAAACCGGCTTCGCAGCCCTCCGCGAGCCCCCCGGCTCCACGAATAGGCATCCATGCTTTGGATGTTTTGCAACATTTGCTGTTCCAGTGGAGACAGTGGTCGGCCAAAAATTGCTTCCGGATTAACAACCTTTAGTTTATATGGGTTTTCTTCTTCCGAACCGAATACACCGGCGTCGGACCGCATTTGATTTTCAACTTGTCGCATGATTTCAGCAAAATTCAGTGATTCGGACAAGCCTATCTCCTCCTTCCTATAGTTGGCTTAGGAGCGGATTTGCGAAACAATGGACAGGTTTCACCTTCACATACACCGCTTAACCGATGGAAGGTTTCGCATCCGTAACGATATTGTCCGTCGTAAACAGAGTTAACGATAGTTTCAATATCATGATTTGGCAGCGGCGGCAAGCAGTTTTCTTCGCCCCATTGAATCATTCGCGCAAGGGCTTCTTCTCGTGAAGTTCCTTTCTGCAGTAAGAAACTGGTCAGCGCAGTTCCCGAGTTATTGCGCTCGTCAATTGTCTCGCGAAAAGTTTTTTCAAACATGGTAGCGATACAAGCCGGCAGCTTTTCCAGTTTCATAAGTTTTCCGGTAAATTCTTTGCGGCGATTTGCTGCTTGCGACCATTTCTCGATATATTTCTCCAAAGCAAGCTTCGCTTTTGGGCTTGTGACCCGGGTTGGTTGCGGCAACACCCGAGGGAATACAGCCAGATCCCGGATTTCTGCCAGCGACAGCTTGCACAATTCTTCGTAGGTAATTGGAATCTTGTAGCGTTGACCTTTGTAATTCCAGGAATTGACCATACGGAACATTCGCTTGTCGTCGTAAATCTTGGTGTCCATCGTTTTGAACAGCGTAAATTTAGCAATGTCCGTTGCAATTTCCTTGTAGATTTTGTTCAAGGCAACATGAGGTGTCAGGCCAAGCACTTGGGCATCCACGGTCAGATGGATGCCTTTGTAGCCGGAAAAGTAGATGTTGATCTGACTTGGATCAATGGAAAGGATGATTTTGAGGTAGCGAATGGCCGTCTGTACATCAGACCGGATTTTATCGAAGTCGGCATCCGATTCCAGCGGATAGTCAAAGTCCAAATAAAAGTCCCCGTATTTCAGCGAATCACTTGCATTGATGATCCATCTTCCCTTGGAGTTTTGCATCCAGATGGGATTAATGTAGCGCATGACGGTTTCGTACACGCCGCAGTTATTGTATTTGGCACGAAATTGATCCGCGCAATAAACCGGCATGAAGTGCTTGCGTGTAAATTGAAACTTTGGGTCTTTGTTCCAAGGCAAATCGGCGCCGCATTCGATAAACCATTGATCCATCCCCTACCCCTCCTTCCGCACAATCTTGTTGATACCTTCCTGAATGTGGACGTTCTTTTTCCCTTCAATGTACCGTCGCGCCTCGTCCATATAGCGATCCAAATCAAGAGCATTGCGCAGCGGCGGCACTTGCAATTCATTGCGAATGGTGCGAGATACATCAATCGCAAACAGGATTTCATCAAGCGTATAAATCCCAAGCAAATACTTGAAACGCCCTTCATCCTGGCGCCGCATCGCTTCGGTTGCCCGGATGTCGTGAACCTTGTGCCAGTAATCGATCAGATCGTCCAGCGTGAATCGCTTTTTCATTTCAAGATAAAAGCTTTCTTTGCTCCGGATAACTTTGCCGCCTTCAATTCTGATGCGAACCGGAGGCGGCACTTCGCGCAAGATATTGTGATAATAGAACACATCGGGTTCAATCAGGTTGTTCGGTGGCTTTTTGTTGCCGATGATTTCTTCCAGATGATAAACCCGCTTCACGAGCTCCGGATGCATGCGGGCAAATTCGCCGATCTCATGCTGCAAATCGAAAATGGTCCAACCTGCTTGCAACGCTTTTTGAATCGCAGCATTCGACCGCTGAATGCGTGCGGCGATGGCTTCATCAGTTCCCACCGCCTGCACGACTTCAAGCACGAACCAACGGGACAGCTGAACAATTTGCTCATCCATAGGCATCCACCATTACGCCGTAAACTTCTCAAGATAATCATTGAAGCTCTTGAGGTTTTCCGGAGTGAGATCTTTCAGCGTGGCATCTTCTTTCTTCAAAAAGTCTCGGATGTACGGATTGAGCTGTTCGTCAGTTGTCAGCTTCAAGCGCTGACGATGCTGATGCGTTCGCATGATTTCGTTTTGATCCCACTGTGGCGGAATTGCACTCGGTCCCTGATCTTGGGAAGACGCCTGTTGAGTCTGTGCCGTTTGCTGTGCTTGCGCCGGCACACCATATTGCGTAACTTGAGGCTGAGCAGAATAACCGTTAGGCTGTACATCGCCTTGCGGTTTTGCAGTGCCTTGCGGCTGGGCTTCATAATTTTGTCCTTGCGCTTGCGGCAAATTGCGCTGATTCCATTGATCATGCTCAGGCGTACCTTCGTTGAACGGATTAAAAGGAAACTGATCCGGATGTATGTCGAAGTTTCCGTTTGCTTGCTGGTTTACTTCATAGGCCCAGGATTGCTGCGAAGGTTGTCCTCCCCAACCCTGCTGCTGTTGGCTAGGAAAGGCCACGACGTTTCCCAGATTCGGTCCACCATATCCCGTTTGATCCCATGCGCCCTGCGGTTGCCCCCAGCCTTGCTGTGGACCTCCCCATCCCTGCTGATAACCTTGTTGATATCCTTGCTGCGGATATCCTTGCGGGTAACCATTCGGCTGTTGGATGTAATAGTTGGGATCCATCTGCATTTGCTGGTATTGCAGATCGTCATCCATGTCCACTTTGATCTTGGAGTAAATTTCTTCTCCGACACCAAAGAGGGATGCGCATTTAACCAGACAGTTCGAAGCCGCCGCCTTGTACGCAGAATCTTGATTGTCTCTGCCGCCGATCGCAATTTTGCAGCCGTATTGTTCGCGGTAGCCAAGGCCAGGGATAAACAGATAACCTTTTACATGATACACATACCCGTCGAACATCCAGTTGGCTGTGTTTTTCTCGTTCTTGTAGATTTCTTCCCGCCATTGAGCCAGCAATCCGAAGTCCCAATATGTAATTCCATCGACAGCGTGATCCAGAATTTGACGTACCGTATTCACGCCCATGTATTTGCTTTCCGGCTTGTTGCGGCCGCCCGGCTTGGTTTCCAGCCATTCTTCCTTGCACGTTTTCAGCGCCTTCTTGATATCTTTGAGCTGCTCAATCGAAGGCAAGTATTTTTCGATTACTTGCATCCTCAATCCCCTCCGCTTTTTTATTATGCCACCTGTTTCAGTAAGTTTCAATGGTAATATTGTAATGCTTTACATTTTTAATATTATCATGCGGTAATGATGAAATCAAGAGAAAAAAAGAATAAACACAAGGAAATTCGAGATTCTTCGAGATTCCTTGTGTTTATGTTGGTCGTATTATTTATTCTTTTTGAATACTCCGGTAAGGTTGTAGAATCGGACAGCCAATTCAATCGCTCGATCGGCAATTCTGAGCACATATTCTTTAGGTACGGCGATCTCCATGACGTTGCTGATTTCATCATAAGTCATCTCAATCGCATCCAGCACGGCTTTTTTCTTTTCCTCGCCGTGGCCTTCCATTTCAAAAGCTTTGACGAGTTCCAGCACCAGCAGCAAGACACCCGACGTAATGGTTAAGTATTGAATAACTTTATTCACCATGATTACTGCACTCCTTCACGTTTTTTCTTTTCTTTTTCAGCACGTACTTCTTTTGCTTTGATTTCAGCTTCCACATGTTTAATGACTCGATCCGGAATCCACCGTTCCCATCCGGCCCGGTATGCATTGGCTGTCATGCTCTGCCAGTAATGATAAATAAGTCCACCGGTGATTCCAAGAAAGATAATGCCTGGCCCTGGCGTTTCCAGCCACACATCAAGCAAGTTTCCAAGCGCCGGGAAACAAAGAACATATATGGTTCGAAGTGTGGCGACGTTGATCCCATATTGAGAAGCATATGTTCCGTCTTTTCTTGAGGCCGCAATCCCGCTGATCCAATCCATAATGATGAGCATTAGCAGAATTGCGATCGCAATTTTTCGATTTGGTTCAACTCCATAAACCGTACTTACAAATGTACCAAAGCATGCGCTGATCACGGCTGCGATGCTGTTATTCGATGTAAGTAAATTTGAAGGATTCAACGCCTCCAATGAAAATAGTTTGTTCATGGTTGTACACCCCAATCTACCTTGAATAGTATAACTTAACAGCATGAAGGCAGGGGTTTACACCATTGTAGGGAATCAGTTTGGTTTTGACCCATAGCCTGGTTGATGATTGCCCTGACCACTCTGTGTTTCGGATTGGAATCAACATTCCGTCATTTGTTTCTTTCATGATTTCGTATTCCAGTACATTGCCTTCGAGATTGTAATCCAAATCAATACCGAATGCATGTCGGTTCAAAAAAATATGCTCGACAGACTCGATATTGTACAAGCCTTCCATCTCAAAAGGCGTCAAGATAATACCACCTCCCGGCTCAAATAAGGAAAGAAAGACGCCGATTTCTTGTGCTCCCAAGATGAACACTTTCTTCCCATCTATATCAAGGGGATTCTTTTGGACCAACGTAATGCGGATCTTTTGTGCCGGCACACTACTGAATATCCAGCGCTTCCGCGGTGAATATTCATAGCTGCTGATAGCTGATAAATCTTGCTGCAGAAATCCGTCGATTTGCTTCCAGGCGTCATGATACTGGATCTCGACATTCTTGATTTGCACGCCTCTCTCCGGATGCGGATGAATCGTGATCTCGTTGATATTCAGATTATTGACGAGATGATTAGGCAGGGTCAGCTCGATCATCACGTCTTCTTCATCCGGACAATCCGCAAAATCGTAGGTGACCGTTCTCTGCCAATACGATTGGTTATCCCCGTTGAAGCAGTTCAGAACGTTATTATCGACAACTGTCCCTTTTGTGTTCGTCCGGCCGATTTTGATTTGAAGTTCGCTCGGGATCACGGCCTTGCCGGTTCTTTCATGAATGGTGTGTGTTTTTGGAATCCGATGAATGAGCGGCACCGTTGCGCAGCGATTTTGCAGATCAATGTCGCATCGAAGCGAGGTGTCGCCATTTTCTTGAGAGATGTTCGGATATACCGTAGTCATATCATGAATGAACCCTGTCTTGAAGAAAATCGGGTCATATGGCGCCGAAGCTTCCATGTTGTGCATCTTGATTTCCAAGTCATTCAAGCGCCGCTCCAGCATCATCACATAATTGTGAAGCGCAGTGTTCTCAGCCAGCACAATTTGATGCGCTTCCGTCAAGCTCTGAAGGTTTTGGTTGCTTTGACGATAGAGCTCAACCATCTCTAGATATTTGTCGTCTTCATTGCGATTGTAAGCTTCCGATGAAGTGGGGCCGCGAAATCTGGCCCCTCCCCCTTTACTCGTAGGCATTCTCATGACGGCGATACCTCCTTTCCAACTCCCCGAGACGCTCATCCATCTGCTGCATGCGGGCTTTCAGATCATAAGTCCCGATCATCTTTTGCTCTTCGACGCTAATCGTGACGGTATATGAAACAGTTAAAGAACCGTTTTGTAATGCTTTACTATTAATGATCAAATACCCGTTGTCGATATGGTATTGATTTGGAGCAATGTCGGCTCCATTTAATTGTACCACAACCCCTGCATACTGGCTTGCAGGCGTACCCGGATTGAGCGGATAAGCGGTTTGATCTATATTGGCTGTAAAAGTTTTTGTTTGAGCAAGCGTAATATTTTCAACAGGAGCTTCGTTTTCCCCTAAAAACCACGATTTTGTTAATGTATCCTGTAAATCGGTAAGTGATTTGATATCGACATACAGCTGGCGAATATCGAAGATTTGCTCCTGGTGATCGCTGAGCACCTTCTCCGATTCCCGGTGGCCGCGATATCGAGCGTTGCGCTTCATAATATTCGGATACTTATGAACGTCCCGCTTCGGATTGTAAATTTCAAGCGGGTACTCTGCTCTCGCTTGGCCGAACCACTTCAGTTGATAAAATTGAATATTGGTTTGACCTTCATCGTCCTGTACGAAACATTTGATGACGATCGTATATTTGCTTGTTTCTTGGAAATCCTGAATGAGTCCGGTTAACACATAGTCGGCACCCGGAACTCGCGTCAAATTTCCAATATGTTGTGTCGTACCGTCGGTAAACTTGAAACTCTCTTTCCCGACTTCTACAGTGAAGCTTTCATTGAGCCAGGTTGATTCGCCGCTGTTGCGGAAACGCAGCTTGATATTGTCTTTGTTGACTGTATGATCATTGAGCGTAACGGTTGGATCCACCGGAATAAGATTACCGTCGATATCCAGAAACAGTGATTGTCCGATCTCTTTTTTGGGTGGATCCACGACAGTAATGACGATCGAATCGTAGGCTTCAAGACCATCCTCATTTCTTGCCCCAAATCGGATTTCATATGTGCCGATGCGATTGAATGTCAAAATGGCATTCGTGCCGGCCTGGGATTGGATATCCACGCCGCTTGGAATAACCCAGTTCTGCGCAATGATTGTTCCTTCTGATTCCACAACCGCGTGCAGCTGAAGACTGTTTCCTTTGGCAATCTGTTGGTTGTCTTCCAGAATCGCAACAGCGATGCCATACAGATCCCGAACAATGACCGTGGCGGTGTCTTCACCGGTTTGATCATCCCCGTTTTTGGCCCATAGTTTAATGGTGTACTCACCCGGGACCGGGAATTGAAGAACCGCTTGAGACTGACTGATCGATTTCTGAATAATAGAGGCATCCATCTGCCATTCGGCCGCGACGATCGGCGCCTCTGACGTGATTTCGCCATGCAGGGTTGTGGTATCATCTTTTTTCAATCGGATGATGTCCTCGACGATATTGACCGTAATCGGCTCCGGATCGGGCGGAGGTGGCGGCGGCTCCGGTGCCACATAATCCTCTATTCGGTACTCGGCATAGTCTGATGCCGTTGCATAACCAATATAAGGCTTTCGGTAACGCGGGTCATTTTTGGCTTCTTCATAGGTTTTTCCTTCTACCCAATTGCCGATCGCCACATCCAGGTTGGATGCGTTTGGTCCTTCATGCACAATTTCCTTAACCCATGATTTGACCCCATCGCTCCACACATAACAGATACCCAAGATACTTCCGAATTTGGATCCGGGAGCTGTTGGAGGGGGAGCGAAGTTAACCATCCGGACCGTTAAATTGTCTGCAGTTTTAATCTGTGGGATGATCGTCGATCCGTTTGCAGCTGTGATCCCGGTGCTCCCCTGGAAGCTGGAGAACGGCACTTCCCGGGGAAAATTATTTGCATCATCCAAATAGATTAAGACTTTTTGAATGGTTGGCATGTCGATCTCCTCACTTTCCAATCAACTGCAGCGCGTAAATCTTTGGCGTCAAATGCGGTGTATCTTCACTTCTGGAGAAGACAGCTTTCAGTACGACTTGATTATGCGTGATCTCTTCGGCATCCACCTCATAGCTGAGCTGGAAGATGCAGTTGACTGGCCGGTAATTGAGTACAACCTGGTTTTCGCTGATTGCAAAATTATCATGATTGTTTGGCGAAACATTGTGGTACAGTGTATGCACATCCACATATTGCAGCGGTGCCAGATCCGCACGAACCTTTTTCTCTTTAAGAAAATTGAATTTGCCGAGATATGTTTCCGTGGGCAGTTCTTCTTCCGTATAATCACGTCTTTGCTGCATGTCTCCCCAATGATATAGGATTTGGATTTCATTCCATCCGACCTTGAGCGTCATCGTGACTTCCTCATTCGTTGGAACCATCCGCACCCCATTCACATATACGGAGAAAGTGCCGATTCGCTTGCGAACACCATTTACGGTTTGGATGACGGCAAGGCTGAGCGGCTCGACACGGGTTTCCTCCGAATAAAGGCATGTTGTAAACCGATAGAAGTTATCGCGCGGACCGCCCCCATCACGACGCAAGCTCAAGGTGTTGCCAATCGGCAGATAGTCTGTAATGATTTGATCCGGCCGGTTTACGAACTGTTCCTGCCAAGTGCTGTTCAACGGAATCGTGCCGTCAAATGGGATATAGGTGCGATCCCGTCGCCACTGATTAATTCCCCTCAGCAACTTTGGATTATGGATCCGGTCGAAACTGTCCGGCAATGCTCCCTCTCCGGCATCATTGGTTAGCTTAAACACCTGCATGCCGTTAATGACTTGTAATGTCGGTTCACTTTTGCTGAACTCAACATATTTGGTTCCGCGAATATTGAAGTCAATGACTTTGGCATATTTCGGCGCACTGTCGTCTTGAGAGCTGATCGGATACCAGATCAGTTCTGAAAAATCTTGTCCTTCTTGGAGAAGGGCAACTGAATATTCGATGGATGTGTTATACGGAATGTCATGCTTTGCTTTTAGACTCAGCATATTTAGATTTTGACTGAACGCGAATGGATTGGTGATCAATGTTCCTGTCGTCAGAAAGCTCTTATTGTAGAGCGAAATGTTCTTTGCGCCAAAGTAATAGTTATACGTGCCGGCCGAGTGATCGTCATGTTCCTTTTTCTCATACACAAATTTAACGGCCTTTACCTTCATTTTTGGAAAGCTCCATACTTCTGCATCAATGACTTTCTTTTGATTGTTTTTTCCCGGCAACGGCGTGAAGCTGAAGCCATCCAATGAAGTTTCGACATGAATCAGGATCGGCTTTCCATGATGAGAGACATATTCAATTTCACTGATTTCAGTTTCCTCCGGAAGCCTGACAATCAGTTCGCCGCGGACAATTCCAGGCCCGTTGGTTTTGATCACCTGCCACCATGCCGAGTTCAAATTATCATCAAACGCATTGTTGATGGATTCCAATGCTGCTGTCTTCACATTCGGCGTGAGCGGATTAAATTGCGCCATGGAACCGCTGAGCGGAACTTTTTGACTTTCTCTCTTATTTTCGTTCAACGTAATAAGTTGATTTTTAACATCCACGAAAACAGACGACCGGGTTTTATCGACACGACTCATATCCTCAAATTGCTCCATGATCACTTCACCAGCGTTCGATGTAACCAGCATCAGCTGATCAATTTTTTTTGATATAGCCATCAAATCATGCCATAGCTTGTTGCGTTCGGTTTCGGCAAACTGAAAGTCGCTCATGACCCGCGCTGTTTGATTAATCGTGGCCTGATAAGCGTCACTGATATCTTCATGGATTCGCTTCACATCTTCGTTGTAGCGCTCAGCATCCGATTTTGACTTGCGCATGATACGCAAAGGTTGAAAGGAAGGGGCTCCGGGAGTATGCTCCCGAAGCCATTGGCTAAAGTGATACGTGATCGTTTGAAGCGTCGGATACCGTCCATGGCGCAAATAGTATTTCACAATGCGCTCGATCGTGCGCGCGATTTGAGTTTGGCGTATGCTCACAGTCATCACCTCTTACAATGGGGTCGGCTCGGAACGTTGCAGTTTCTTCACAGTAATGTCCGAGATTTTGGTTTGCCCGGGATTTTTCAATGCAATATCGCATACGATCATGCTCTGTTGGGTCCATGTGTTTTTATCAAGCACAATCGTTTGAAGGACTCTTCCAGTTGCAGCATCTACGATTTCTACCTGCGGGCTTCGATCCAAATCATGAACCGGCACATAGGAATATCGATTGACTACCAGTGTCAATGTCCTTCCGGCAAACCCATCAACCGTTATGATTTCAACCTCATTCTCCCAAGCATCCAAGGCCAAATGTTGCGTGTAGTCAAAATTCAGATAGATACTATTGGATCCTTCAGAATAAACGCGATATTCTTGTGTGGCGCCCGGCAGCATAACCCTCGAAGAACCATAAAACAAGTGCTTGCTTGGATCATGATCCAGGTAGGCATGGAAATCCAAGTCACATGGAAGATCTGGCCGTCTCCCCCATCGCAATCGAAACAGCATATCGTAACTGTTGACGATGGTCCCTTCATCCGGACTTCCGCCATCTGCCGGAGGATTTGGGTTACAGTCGATTACATTGATTGCGATGGTTCGGCTGACTGTTACACCGTTTGGCCCTGTGGCCGTAATAATCAGTTCTCCTGATTTCAACTCGCCTGCATCATCCGAGATATCTCCCGAAATATTTTCAAGCTGAGCTCCATAGTCGCCGTTAATGTCTACGTATTGGCCGCCTGTTCCATTTGAAAGCTGTCTGAGTTGCGATTCTTGCGGGAGTCCAATAGGGCCGATGATTGAAATCTTTACCCCACGGCTGTTGCAGGCATTGACGACTTGACTTATCGAGTATGCGGATAGACCGGTTTCAGACGTGTGAACATCTGCATCCGTCAACAGAATAATATATTTGGCTGCATTGCTTCGGAAATTAAAACTTAAAGCGCCGTTCGAAGGATCCATAATTGCTTCAAGCCCGGACTCGGGGACATCTCCGCCTCCGCTAACCGCGATCGACTGCAGCCGTTGCTTGAAAATGCTCTGATTATTTGTGTAGTCAAATTTCAGGGTGGGCGGCCCTACATGAATGTCCCCATATTGCACCAAGCCAATCCGGTAATCAACGTTATCATTGGTCAGACGGGAGATAAACGTGTCGAGATTGTTGGCCACATTTGTAATATAAGAAGACATTGACCCGGTATAGTCAATCACGAAAATGATATCCGCTTCGCCGCCTCCGGTCGATGGACTCCCCTCTTCCCCAAAAGCTGATGCGGGAATGGTGAAGGTGAAGTCTTTTCGGCTTGAACTTCCATTCGATCGGTATACTTCCTCGCCCCGATACGTTGCCCTCACTTCCGACACTTTGGGATATACTTTCGCAAAACCGGTAATTGTCAGCGGATCACCGACGCAATGCGTGATCGAGGTCGGGTCTTCCGCCGGTTCGGTAACATGGATTTCTGGTGGCTTCACTCCGGTTTCCTCATCTGAGTTATGTTCTGGATCGACCGGACAAACTTGATTCGTAAACACCTCATAATGTTTGCTTACGATGAAGTCTCCATTGCCGCCGATACATGGTGCGTTTTCATAATTACCGGATGACACCTCGCCGATCCACGGCAAGTCTCCAATTGCTTTTGGTCCGCCGATCATCCATTGCGTGTTCTTGGCGCCGACGGATTGGAAGTTGATATCGGTTGCCCATGCAGTTTGCACGTTATCATAGAAATCTTTGAAGATGACACCGACACCGGTTACTTGCAAATTGCTTTGCCCGCTTCCGCTTTTCACCATGAGCGATACGCCTTTGAAATAATCCGACCAACCAGCCACGACCTCAACCGGCCCATTCTTTGTAGCGATTGTGATCTGCTGCGTAACAAGCCAAGATAGCGGTACGATAACCGTTTCCAGGCTGTTCGTGACATCGCTGTAATATTGGAATGTCACCCTATCCAAAAGCAAACAATTTCGAACCGGATTGTTTTCCGGATCATAAGGATCAATCGGCGGTCTGGTTGGATCAATTGGCGGCTCTTGATCTTCTTCAGGCTTCAAGATGGTTTTATGAATTGGACATTGATTGATGTTCCAATGGCTCCCAAAAGAGAAGTTCACATAATCGTTTACGGAACCGATGCTGGGGCTTCTGGTATAATTGCCATTTTCAATAATCGGATCAACCCAAATGCTTGTGTTTTTACCGTCTGCATCACCCAACATCAGCTCTGCATTTTTTACGCCTGCTGTCTTTTTGATAATCGAGGTGGCCCACACGGTTTTGTTGACATTGAACTCGTCAAGATAGTTGATGGCAATTGAGCTGAGCTGAAAACCGTAGCCGCTGGTATTGTTGCCGGTCTTATACCAAGCAATGATGCCGTTGTTTTCACCCCATCCAAACACGACTTTCGCTCCGTTGCCATTATCAACCTCATACGGCAGCCAATCGGAAGGAATGTCGAACTTTACAATCCGTTGCTCATTTGCATCGAAATATTCAATATGCAAAGAGTCGAACAAAAGACAATTGCGCACTTTATCTTCCGTCCCCGTTGGTTCCTTGATGACAATGACGAAACTATCCGAGTCTTGCCGCCCTTGATTATCAAAACCCTTGACTTCAACCGCAATCGTGTCGCCTATTTCATATCCGCTCGTCGGAATGCTGAAGCGAAACGCTTTTTCGTATCCCGTACCTGATACCGTTGAAGGCGGACTGTAGTCGGTAAGAACGATTTGCACACCATTCACAAAGAGAACCGCGCGCGTAATCGGATAGGCGCTTTCAACCGTGCCAAGCACGATCAGGTCTTCCCCAAAATCAACAGTGGTCGGTTTCGGACTGATGGTTACCTTGATCGGCTTGTCCGATGGGTTATCATCTCCATCTCCCGGGTCACCCCCTCCAGGACTTCCATCGCCGGGATCACCACCACCGGGACCACCACTACCGGGATCGCCGCCGCCATTATCGGGATCCTTGGGATCATGCCCACCATTGCAATCCTTGATATAGACATAATCGGTTGTCCGAGCCACTTTTCCATTTGCAGTTTCGGCCGTCACTTCGAGCTGAACCCACGTTCCCAATGTCACTCCGAGTTCATTCAGTCTATTCACTGTGATATTGTTTGTGTATTCCTTTTCCATGATATTTTCGGACTCATTGAACTCAAAGACATCCAAGAGGGTTTCTTCTATCGGATTTCTACCGTTTCTCACTTTTAGTTTGATGGTCATCCTGACAATTGGACTGACTGTTGATGTGGCTATTGCATGCACTGGGTAGTCCGTATTGATGCACCATCGATCTGGAAAGTCCTTGCGTTCCAGAATTTTTACCCGGAGCTTTCCATCATCGCTGGTTCCATCCGATGGATCATCCGGAGGATCATTGTCACCTGGATCTGGGCCTCCTCCGCCGGGATCAGAACCTCCACCATCTCCCGGTCCGCCCCCTCCCGGATCGTCACCATTTGGATCTGGCGGTGTTGGCGGAAAGTAAGGTGGATCGATATCGCTGCCATCCCCCGGTGATCCGGTCTCATCATCGATAGCGCGTCTCGATGAAGGTTCCATGTCCACGCCATCTTCTGTCACATACGCTTGAATATTGAATCGTTTCAGGATCGGTGTTGAAAATTGATTCATTTACTGTCCTCCCCTTCAGGCCGCTCAAACAAGACACGGATCCGCAAGCTGAACACTGGATATTCGGATTCTAAATATCCAGGTTTTGTTGTTTTCTGATTGGATTTCGTGACCTGTTTAACGGTATAAATCTTTGGCGGTGCCGGCTCCCCATCAATGGAATAAGATTGACGCTCCAAGGGGGTAATCGGATGCCAGGTTGACCCATCATCAATCGAGATGAAATATTTGATCCATTTGTATTTTTGGGATGGATCATCTGAATAGAACGGAAGAGGAATATCCTCATCGACGGATAGCGTGATCTTCTCCAGCGGCTTGTCAAAATAATATGGTTCAGAGACAATTTCTGCAGTTTGCTCGTATTCACATGACCAGATTTCAATGTCTCGGATTCCGATGCAATAACGCCATCCTTCAAATCGCTCAATGCCCATCTCGATGTTTTCGTTGTTTAACGTTCGTGTTAAGCCAAAGACGATATCTTCCATCGCAATGGGGCTTTGAGTACCATCAACCAGCGGATAGCTTGCATCAACCGATGATTCCGTAACACGAACATTCACACCCAAATCCTGCAGCCCAATCACTGGACCTTCAATACGCGGCTGCTCTGCCGTGTCCAATTTTTTCGTTAGTGAGTCAAATACATAGGACATGCTGTCTTCGATTTTGCGCTTTTGCTCGTAATAGATATGGCCGATATCGGTATAGTATTTATTCGGCTGCTCAAAGAAAATGGAGATGACTTTCGCCATCTGCGGCGCAAAGATAAAGGTCGTATCTTCATCTCGTTTGTTGGCTCCCAGGATCGACTTTGGTGCGTTCGTGCCATCGGAAATGAACACATTGCGAATGATGGCCGGTTTTGCGCCATAGTTTGGCGGCGTATACAAGTTCACATGGATCTTGTTAATCTGCCTGACTTCCGGCAGCACGATTTGCATATGAAGCCGGAGCACGCCGTCTTCTGGATCTCTAGCCCAGCTAATGGATTGATTTCCGCTCACTTGATAATTGAAACCGAGATTCTTGGCGATGCGTTGCTTGTCAAATTCCCGAATATTCACCAATTCATATTCAAACCAGGTATTCGGATTCCCATCCAGTACGGCGCCGTAATTGGCATGACAATTGCGCTGCCCAACGAATGAGTATGAGTATTCCGAACCGGTCAGGGAATTGCCCGGCGATACGGTCACCTCGTGTGTGTTGCCCGGGAACCCATTGGAATCGGATCCGATAATAAACTGATCATATGATTTGTTTCCGATTATGATCGTCACTTTGGCATCTTTGGCTACATTCTCGGCTCTCTTTTGTCGCAGCGTTACCGCGCCGTTTTCAATATGCGCGGCATTGCCAACGATGCGATCAAAATCGATCTTGTCTACGTTGACAAAATCATTGCGATGAAACACGATTTTGCCATTGTTGTTTGTATTTGTTGCCAGCAGTTCTAAGTCTTTAAGCTTATCGGCAATTTGGTTGAACTGCTCTTCCAGCATAGAATGCTGCATCTGGTTGTAATTAAAATCGCTGTAAAGTGCGCGGCTCAGGATATCCGCTTCTTGGAACAAGATTTGCAGATCCTTTTGCAACTCTTCCATCATGCTGTTATAATCATCGCTCCACGGAGGACCGTCAATTGGGGCAAGCCGCGGCACCATCATCGGCTTCCCCATACTGACGAAGAAATCTTGAAAAGCTTGAAACACGCTTTGAATCAATTTCGTGTCTGTTTTAATGGATCCGTCTTCAAAAGCTTTTTTCGCTTTCTCAAATTGAGCAACAGCTTGTCGGTAAAGCAATTGAGAATTATTTTTGAAATTGTTCATTCTTCCACCTCAAATATCCGAGACTGCTGAATCGAATCCCATGCCGTTTTGTGCGAATATATACAAACCACTCATCACATTCCCGATACCATGAAATTTGGAATAACCCGAAATTTAACCGTGGACGAGTTTCTCCGCATCCGCATGGACATTTTCGACGAAGTGTGTTTTCAAACATGGCGAACCTCCTGGTCATAGGTCTGGCAGCGCAGCGAATAACTGTATAAAGCCGGCGTTACACTTTCATGTTCAGCACTGTTGCGGCGCAGAATGGCCTTGAGACGAATATCTGTCGTCAAGTAATAATAATCCACGGTGATATTCTTTAAGGTTTCACTGGATACAGACGATGGAAAAATAATTTGATTTCCGATCTGCGCAAATGCATGTCCATCATTTTCATTTTCCAGGCGTTCAACACCAAATGAGCTGTTTGCATAATCGGTGATGTTTTTGTATTCCACTCCGTTTACGCGAACAATGACCGGATAGTACAGTTTATCAGCCGTAAGTTGAGAACTGTCCTGCTGATATCTCTGCAAGATGGAATCGTAGGTGAACAATTTTTCACGAAATACATAGGGTACATGTTTCAGCGTTATCGTATTGTTGCTGCCTACACTGTCAAAAGTCTCACCGGTCTCTCCGCGCTCATTGATGTACTGAACCGGTTGAATTTCATCGTGATCGATGGTTACAAAAAATGCATCATCGACAGGCTTGTAATCCACCGTATAAATACTGGACGCCGAATAATAAGGAGCGCGAATGCCAAGCTTCTTTCCATCTGTTGAGATGACATACTGTTCTCTCGGAACAGGAACACCGTCGCGGCGCAAGGTGACGGTTTCTGGAGAAACGATCGGGAATCGAAAACTGAATTGAATCGTGTTTTCCAGCTCCGGATAGTTTTCCGTTACACTGCTACCAAAGAGGAGCTCACCCTCTACAAACTTCTTGTTGGCCGGCAATATCGGCTTCCACGAATTTACGTCTGGATTCTTTTTGTATGAAATATAGTATTCGATATCGGTAATTCGCACCGAATCCCCATTATCAATTTGGATATTGTGATGCTTTTCATCTGTTACCAAACTGATCGTCTTCACGTTGCCGCTGATCGGAAGCGGCCTGGATACGTAAATCGATCGTTGCTGAAACTTGCGTCCTGTCAAACTGATATTGTAAAACCCGTATAGGTATGACAGCTTCGATACCACGGTCCATTCTTGTTTCAGGTGATCCGGGATTTGCTGTGGTGTGCCGACAGCTGCAATGGATCGCAACGCAAGCTGCATCGGGTTCTTGTAATTTCCAGTGCGCACGATATTCATCGCAGCTTTGGCGGCTTCAACCACATTACCGGCCGAACTACCAATGTTGCTGGCCCAATCTTTTAAGGCTGACAAATATCGGTTCCACCCTGTGATTTCGTTTTTCTTGTCAAATTCCGCTATCGATTCTCCCGGACTCACTTTATCAGCGATGGATTCTTTTCCAAGCTGAAGCAACTGACTGTCGCTGATGATGCGCTGCCATAATTCAGCCTGATTGGCTTGATCAACACTGACAATATAGTTTTCTTTGACATAGTTCTCTTGCCGAATCAGGATCCGCAGCATCGAGATATCTACCGAAGGGAATTGAAAGCTGATCAACCCCACCGACTTCTTACTTCGTTGCGATGGATTTTCATGATTTGGTGTAACGAGGGCATACATTTTGGAATCTCGGTCAGCTGTTTCATATCCGTGAATAGCCACAATCTCCAATGGATACGCACAATACGGATCAAACTGAATCTCCGACACCGTTGTAAGTCCATTCAATTTGATTTCGATTTCACATATGGCACCATCCTTCGGCACATCCATATAATCATGCGACCAAAGATTGCTGATGTCGTGCGTAATGGGTTCATCGGCGAGCACCACTTCCGCCCAGTAGCTTTCTGAGGAACCGTCAATTGCATGATCGATCGGATGTTCTGGATTGGTTGCCATGGCGCCGACTCGATTAATCACCCGGATACTGGCAAGCTTTCGCCCATACGGGTTTTTCAATTGATCGATCGTCTCGTAGCTGGCCAGCTGCAGTCGATCGGCCACAATTTCAGCTTGATACTTGTCGCCAAGATACTGTCCGTAGCGATCTTTGCGAAGCAGCTGGAGCGCCTCTTTGCTTGTTTCGGTATATTGATGCGCAGCAAATTGTTCATGGACGCCTTCGACGAACCCATCTGTATTTTGCATAATCAATTTGTAACGCTCTATCTGACTATCGATCATCTGAATCCTTTTTTTCAATTCTGCCAACATCGAGCGCGTCAATTGTTGATTGTCATTGATGATTTGATCGATTTTTGCAGATGCCGAAAAGATGGTCATTAAGTCAAAGGCGATTTCTTCCATGTTTTTATTGTAATCGGCGGAATTTGTTCTGCCAGATTGCGGTCGCGCCTGGAAGGTCGGTTTGCCCTCATATTGGCTCAGGTCTGACATGAGACGGTCCAGCTCTGCTTTGAGCTCATATTCACTTTTGATAAGCCCTTGCTGCTGTTTCAGCTCCAGAAGTTCCATCAGTTTTTGCCGCTGCGTCTCTGGCATGGTTAGCAAAAAGTCATCGAGAAACTTTCCCACCGATATCACCTCCTATGTATCAAGACAGCCTTGCGGCTGTCTTACTTCATGATGACCCCATATTGGCCATCATATGGCTTCCAGGTATTCTCTTCCTCATCCCATTTCTCCACGACAAAATGACTGAGGAATGGATGGTCGTTATACGAGAATGTCACATGAGCCATGCCGTCCTGGACCGAAATCGAGAGTCCTTTCGGCGTAATTGACTCCATCACGAGCTCTTTGTGGTTGCGCATAATGCTGAAGTCAATTGTCCAGTCCTGCCCTTTCATCGATTCGATGTCTGCGAGAACGCCGGTCAGCATCTTTTCAAATCGCATCAACATTTCCATGAGCGGACTTGTTTTGGACACAACGGTTTCCAAGAGGAAGTACAGGAAGTCATCAGGAACATCTTTGAACTGCATTTTAACCGGGAAGTACAAACGCACAGGTTTTTTCGGCGCCTCATCCAAGAGCACCAATCCATTTTCGTCAATTCTGCCTGTCAACAAACTGTTGTTGGATGTCAAAAGCCCCTTCTCGCCATTCTCGTCCAGAACGGTCACGACGCCTTCAACAAAGATAATCCCTTCTTCTTTGGGCAGTTGTATGATGGTGTCGCCTACGTTGTAATTTAGCTCCACTTTGTAAGGCATCACAATATCTCGGTTGATAAAATCGAGACTGTGCTGGGCCATTTCCTGAATCCGGCGAAGGCGATAATCAAGTTTCAGGCCGTCATCCACAACAGAATCCACTTCAGCAATCGCGTTGTTGATTTCATTTTTAATGTAGGGTTCAACCCCAGTCCCGGTTACATTTTGGGCGATTTGAATCACTTGTTCCTTCAGATCTTCCAGCAATTTTTTAAGCCGCTGGCCTTTTGCCGCCGCAACGCCAAACGTTGCTGTGCTCAATTCGGCGAGCGCTTCTTCTGCTTTAACAATAGCTGTGATGGCATTTGTTCTGTTGACATTGACTTGGGGAACTGCGGACAGGATAGCGCCTTTGTTTTCCTGCCAGGAAGCCATAGAAGCGTTCAGGTCATTGAGACGCGCTTCGAGCTGATTCACAAATGGAATCAGATCCTTCGTGTTTGATATTGGCATATGGACTCCTCCTTTGAAAAAGCGGCTGGCGAGTTTACCAGCCGCCTATCTTATTTTATCATGAAATGCATTACAATTTAACTCTAAACTTCAATAACTTCAAGATTGTCTGAGCCCTCAATGACCGGCGTCATTTTGACGTAATCAACAAACATTTGTCCAATCCGCTGATCAATGGAATGGTTGATAAGAATATCGACGCGGTTGGCTTCGGCTGGCACATCGATGACGGCAGTATATACCATCCATGTGTCTCCATGTTCAACGATCGGAAGCGGGATGGCTTTGATCAATCCGTTTTCTCCCATGATTTGAATCTCGCCGCAAATTCGTTCCGTGGCTCCCAGGTTAAGTTTAGCTTTGATGTCGATTTGGTATTTGGATCTTGTGAGTTTCGTGCCCGGGATCGTAATGCCGTATTCCGCATCATCGAATAATGTCAACACGCCGTCTTTTCCATTGCCAAGCTCTTTATCGTCGATCACATAGATGCCTTTGGATAACTTCTCGTTATATTCGGTAATGTGTTTTTGTCCTTTGAACTCGAAGTTTCCGATGATGTTCAGGTCTTCATAAACCGGATCTACGTATTCGATGATAGGCAGACTTCCGTAGGCTTTCCATTTGGCGACAGCGGCTTGAACCTCGGATTCATGGAAGCCATCAGGGTTGTTTTCGGACCGCAGGATCGATCTTGGCAGACGAACAATAAATACTCCATTTTCCTGATAAGCTTCTCCGTCGAAATATCCGATGTCCCAGTTGTAAAGCGACTCCTGATTAATTTTCTTAATAATATCTTTTGATAGAGCTTCATCCAATCCCCCTCCTCTTGTTCGCGTATCCAAGATGACCATATCTTTTTCAATGGTGCTATTGGATTGGACTGCTACCTTGCCGATGCAAAGCATGGATGGATCATAATAATAATCATCCGGATCAAACCAATGTCCCTCATCGGTATGGAAGATCGCTTTGGTTCGAGTGGTTCCTTCGATCAGTTTCAGCTCTTCCCCATGCCGGATCCAGATGGATGTTGGACGCAAGTAGATATGAATCTGGCGCACAAGCAGTTCATTGCCAGCACGCTCCTCGATCGTATACGAATCGGTCTTCATATCGCCCGGGATCCAGTTGCGCATACCTTGACGCGCCATCGTGAATTTGTGCCCTGGACTTGGGTTGAAGTCCATATGGAAGAACTCTGTCCTGCCGGTTGTATCGTTTCTGCGCTCGAATCCGCGGTACGTATACCACTGTTCCTCATAGGCATAGCGCACAAACACTTCGTCTTGATCGCGAATCTTATCGTGCAGATAGATGATGCCTTTCTTCGCATCCACATCCGACACTCGCAGTTTGCGTGCATTGTTGATTCGCAGCGCCTCAACTTCCAAGTAACTGATCCCGACATCGGAAGAAAGAACAATGGGCGTAAAGCGAGTTTGGATGGTCTTTTCATTCAGGATAATCGGCTTTTCCCTTTCAACCAGCATGATTGGACGGTGGTAAAAAGGCTGATTTGTATATTCGGGTATCGTGTAATCCAGGACGACCTCAACATGATCATCCGCGCTGCGCGGCGCATACGCGATCAATTCAGGGTACGAAACATACAGCTGCGGCACCCGTTCAGCCGCTTCAAAATATGGCAGCTTCATCCGGCGTTTGACTCGTCCATTTTTCACTCGCACATACCAATTTTGGGTTTCCATCTCGCTCATGGCCACTTTTGGTTTCTCGACTTCAATCTTTCGATTGTCATCCAGCTTGATGGCCAAAATTGGAACAGACTCCAGTTCCTCGAAATTGGTCCAGGCTACCAGGTCCACTCTTAGTCCATCCAAAATGCTGGATTTGTCTGGTTTTAAGATGTGTTTCAGCCGCATGCGGTTGACGCCATCATAGGCCTGGTCGATCTCAAATCGTTCAGTGGAGCCCATCGTGTAGCGCCAACGATAGTTGACCCGGTGTTCTTTGTTTTGTCCGTTAATATCTCCGCGTTCAATGCGAAGCAGAATTTGGTCTTTCGGGATATTGTCCGGTATGCTTAGTTTTTTGTAAATCCCATCATCTGAAAATAGATTGCCAAGCGACTTGATCCCCTCATGTTTGAATATCATGTCTGGTTCTTCTGGCCAGGAAATCGGTATGCCAATTGGTGTAATTGGCGGCACATCGGCAACTGCAATGACTTCATTGGATGGTCCAATGGACAGTGATACCATATCACCGCTTGTTACCCAAATGCGATTCCACGAAAAGTTTTCAATGTTCGATGGGATAACTTCTTTGGATAATGTGGCGGGCGTAAGTTCATAGGCCATCGATCCGTCTGCCAACATGTATGCTTTGCCGCTTCCCCGAATATTCAAGTTGTGCTCTGACGTTTTCCATGGAACAACCACGGTTCCGCCAGCTGCATAGTTGTTCGTTTGCACATAGGGGTAATCGCCTCGCATTCGCACATTCAAATCAGAAGGCGTTTTTTCAAATTGAATGGCAGCGGTTGGATAGGGCGTATATGGAAACAGTGTGCCATACGTTGTACGAATGTAGTCTTCAATTTTAGCCCGAAGAATGTCAGCCGGCTTTTCATCCATTGCCTTAACTTCCGCATTGCTGGTCAGTGTTACATCCACCCAATCTGTATACTCCCGGCGCACATCGAGCTCTGTTAGTGTAATCCTGGACCATGCCGAACCCGCCTGGGAAATATCCATTAATCCGTAACCACCCCATTGATAATCATTATCTTGCGCCTCTGCAACCAATGTTCCAAGAGCATCGTCGCTAAGATCACGGCTTATATAAACTTTGAATTGATTTTCTTGACAGATTACGGTGATTTTAACCGGCTCATTCGGGTTCCATCCAATGTTTGATGCAGTCGCTTCGTTCGTAATATCTTGAAACGAGTTGCCTGATGAGTCATATTTATATCGGCAGTTTGGAACGAGCAAGTCTGAATACTCGGGCAATGTTGATGGCGATGCCTTAAAGATCCTGGTTTTTTTATGTCCGAGACCTGTGCTGTTCAAATATTGAGACATGTCATAAACGGCTTCAAAGTTCGGGTCTGGAACTCCCGGCAATTTTTTTTGATATTCGGTGTAATACATGGCAGCAGATACACCGCGATTACTGATTAAAATACGTCCTACCCCATTGCCGTCCGGCGCTGACCGTTGCCACATTTGCTGACGCTCCCAGACGAACATATAATAATGATGCTCATCTTGCACACGAAACAAGATTCCAATAATATCATCGTCATTGTCATCTTGAACTTGAACAATGGTCGAAAATTTATAGTTTCGTTTATTGATATGGTTGTGATTCCAGAATCCGCTTATTTCGACATTATTGGCTGTTAATTTCATTGTGTCTGTTGCACGATCATAAACCCACTTAAACTGTGTCTTTTCAGTGCCGATATATTCCCATCCTGAAAAAGCATCAAACATTTTTGTTTGATTCTGCAGAATGATCGAGTAATCTTGATAGCATCGAAAGCGGCCATGATAAGTCAAACTGCTGACCGTTTGTCCTTCTCCGCTTGCCTCCCAGTTGAAGCTCAGTTCTGTTCGCTGTCTCTCCGGGATAATCGTGCATTGATGCGGGATCGGATTATTTTTGATTCGAACATTGGGGCCGGTGACGCCCTTCCAGGGCTCTGATTCCACCGTGCTTTTTGCTTGCGGAACCTCACTGCCGCTTTCTCCAACTCTTGTCTCTACGCTGGTATTATCCGGCGCAGAGGTGACAGTATAGAGAAGATTACCTGCTGTATCTTCAATTGCAAATATCGCGTCGGACGGCAAAGATGGCATATCCAAAGGCAGTACCATATTGATCAGGCTTCGGGCGTTAAAGAATCCAGCTCCGGTTCGCAAGCCGATTGATTTCCACTCCCCAGAATAATCAACCTTTTCGTGGGCAAGCAGTGCTTCCGGATTGATGACCCAATCGGTTACATAACCAAATGTTATCCGTCGATTGTTGCCTTGATCGTCTTGGAAGCTGGCCGAAAGCTTGTAATTAAACATCTTCTTCTCACGAGGATCCGCTTCTGACTTTTGCGGGACCGTGATTTTATATCCGTCTTTATCTGGGAACTCCTCAATCATATAGACTTCTTCCGTGGGATCGGCCGCGGCAAGTCTCTCTGGCGTAACTTGCTGATACGCGCTATTGCCGTTGATTACTCGTAGTTTTCCGCCTTCAACAAATACTTTTCCATCTTTTATATTTTGCTTATTGTTATAGAGCTCCACGGTCTTGGTAACGCTTTGAATTACTTCATCGCTGACAACTCGATCGATATGATTGTAGCGCACCTTATAGGTTTGTTCGGTGTCTGTATTCAGCTGCAGGTAAATTTTGACCCAGTAAATCTTGGGATTTTCCTTCATGGCACGAACATAGATCAGACGCTTCACTTCATCGCCAAGCACGTTTCCATTCTCATCTGTAATCTGAATTTGATTGCCGCGGTATCGCACTACCTTATCTGGTTCGCCTGCCACGCTGTCGTAATGATACAGAAGCTCAAATTTATAATAGAGAGCCGTATTGATGCTATGCTCATTGCGAAGAAAACGTCTAGTGACATTGACTTGATTTGATGGAAACCGATCATACGGCGGCCGCTTGACAATCGGCTGATCATCCGAAATGATGTCCGCGTAAGACAGCACTCCGTTTTGATCCGGCACGACCAAGCTTTCCATTTGGTCCATCGGGATGACATTCTCATTGACATAGGCTGTATCAATAAGCGAAATGTTTTCGTTGCTATTCAGCCGCGGCGTATGCACAAACGCCAGGTTCACATCCCCTTCCGGCACTTGTTCCCCTACTCGCAGCGCAAACGTATTGTTTGGCAGTTTGCTGATATATTCATACAACTCCAGGCCATACCCAAGGTTTACGCTGGGATGATAGTAAGCAATGGCCACCGATTCAGGATCCGTGGTTTCAAATTTCTTTTCTTTGTTTGATGCCCAAAATGACACAACGACATCTTTATTTCCGGAGGCAGCTACATATTTGTTTACCTGAATATCTTCCCGGCGAAGACCATATGAATCCGCGTATGCTTGAATCATCGGTTCAAACAATTCGCGCATGGTTTTTCCTTCGGCCACTGTTTTGCTCGCCGTTGGGCGGTTGAAGGTTTCATTTATCGAAAAGCTATCTGCTTCATAGTGAAAAGCATGTGCCAATATTTCTTTTGATGGCACCGAAATCAAGCAGCTGATGCGATATGAAAATTGAATCATGCTGAGTCCTCCTTTGGGCCATTATGTAAAAGAAAGCAATAGGGGGTATTAAGCCCCTATCACTTTCAAAAAGATGAAGTTGCTGATGGTCTCTGCACCGATCGTGCAAGTTGCCGTAATGGCCATGACACCTTGCTCCTGTTCGATTCCCGAAACCATAATGGAAGCTTGACCGAAATCATTGGTCGTCAAGTTTGAAGACCTTGTAATGCCTTTCGTGTCTTTGTAAGCAACTCGAATTTGCTTGCCACGAATGACTGACCAATTCTCATCCCGAAGGGTAATAGTGATCGTGGCCTCATCATTTTGGCCGGCCAACAACGTTGCCTTAGTGGTTTTCATCTCGATAAACGCACGAGTGGCGATGTTCGGCGCATAGAAATGAAGCTGCTCCATATTGCTTAAATCATCGCAGACAATCTGATAGTTCGAGATGTTGCTTGATCCCATCACTGGCTGATCATACAAATATACTTCTCCGGCACGGTTTGTTTTGCCGATATACAGAAGCTCGCCGTCGCGATAAATGGAAACCTCTTTATTCTGAATGGGGTTGTTGTACTTATCCAAAAGCGTCCCAGTGACCAACACTTTGCCCGCTCCGCCGACAGGCAACGCCTTTGGCGAAACATCGATCTTCAGAATCTTGGGATCTTGATCGATTTTGTTGGTCAGGTACAAAAACCCTCGATGATTATGATTCAGAATCGGATTGAAGGACACTTCATTTGCCCGATAGAACGGCGTATCTTTGGCGCCTTCATAAATGATTTCCATATCTCGCATTTTGGCCGGATCATAATTACTATGCAGGACGATCTTGGCGACATCGCCTTCTATGTCATGGTTATAGTCCACATAGTAGCTGTACATCAGCTTGTATCTGATCTCCATTATATCATCAAATCCCAAATTATTCATAAACTCGATGGAAGAATTTTTGGGATCGAAGATATATTGAGACGGATGTAATGTCGTGCCATTCACTTTGACCACAAGGGTATCCGGATCAATCGCGCGATACATCAAATAATATTTTGCGTATCCATTGCCGGCCATCTCTTCGACATTTTCCAGTGTCTGCTCGACTCCAATGAGATCTCCCGCTTCATTTTTCACTTCTCTAAAGAAGGACACTTTCCGAAGGATATTGCCTTCGTTGTCGCGAACAAGGATTGGAGCGCCTTGCTGCGGCCGCGGACTAATCAGAATTTGATGATCGACCGGCGTTTTTACATGACGAACTTTCTCGGCAAACAACACATGCTCTTTATCCTGGAAGTAATAGTACCCATTGTGAACCATCGGGCTCCATGGCATCGGAGTTGCGCTTTTAACTTGCGCATTCACCTTGTAACCCAGGAATGGAGCTAAGCGACTGGATGGAACAACCTGTCGGCTGCCTCCAGGCGGCGTCCACTCCAACTTCACCATCGCGCTTCCTTTGTTCTCATAATACGTTGCACTCAGCTCGTACCATTTTCCCCCGGTCAAATGAATCGTTCCTGTATACGTATTTCCGGAATTGTCATGCCATTCGTCGATCACCAGCTGATTGTTGATCCACAACCGAAAACCATCATCAGATGTAGCATGGAATTGATACAGTCCCGTTTCCGGAGCAAAGATGTTTCCTCTCCAGCTAATGGCAAACCCGTCGTTCGGCGATCCGACGGTCGGCACTTCGATCGGAGTCACATAAGGCTCCGGCAAGTCCGGTGTATACACATCAAGCGGCTCATTCGGATCCAAGTATTGTCGAGTCAAATGACGGTAGTCGCTCAACTCCGGTTCATCTGGAGCGCTGGCCGGCTTCGTCGTCACTTCAGCTACGATTTTGCTTAGTCCGTCTGTTGTCACCGTACCATATGCCAATGCCCGATCAAAATGCGTCTGAGTGTAGCTGACATCATTCATAATGCGGAACATGAACGACAAATCCGTATCGGTTAACTCCGGATGAAGATCCAAAAAGTCGCTGATTTCATTACTGAACTCATCATACATGGTAATATCCTTTACTGTGATCACCTGTTTCTTTGGTGTATCAGTAATCGGACGGTTTACTTCTACGGAAATGGTATGACGCTGGTTCGGGTTTTGAGCAAAGGTATATACCTGCATCCGTGATACATGAAAGTCCCAGAAGTAGGTTTTTGGTTGCGAAGCTGTAAGCGGCCCCCAAGCACCTTTTAGAATTGCATCCGGAGATGTATCCGTGATATTGAATTTTTCAATGCCATTCAACCATACGGTGATTGTTCGATCAACCACTTTGACTTTTATCTCGTTGATCTCATTTGCACCATAGGTCCATCCTTCATCCAGATGCCCCAGCTCAACTTTTTGATATTGCAATCGGGTTAAGCCATACTGCGATGGATTCAAACAAATGTTTCGATATACACTCATGCCTTTTACGCCTGTGCCACCGCTGCCGCGCGACCAATACGCATCCATTTCAAACGAATAAAAGTTCAGCGTATTTGGATCGAATCGGATAATCGCGCCGTACATATCGTCGTCTCCAGAGTCCACTTCCTGAACCTTAAAACTGAAGGTGTAATCGGTGAAATCTTTATGGTCAGGATTAAAGAATCCGGATCGATAATTTTGATTGGCCAGGTTTGTAACTTTTGTGTACCCCGGTTCCGGCGGGCCGTGCCAATCCCCTACATCGCTTCCTACGTTTTCTTCGAACCTGATCCATGTGTCCGTGAAATTCGATACATCGATCACTTCATCTGACGGATAAATGATGTCCATATCCACATTCAGATTGAAAGGAATCTTGTCCGGAATGACGGCTTGCGCTGTGAAAAGGGCTGCTGTTGCGCCAACCGGTTCTGTGTCAACAAATGGAGACTGGCTTCCCCAGTTAAAATCGATTTTGGGATCAATCCGGGAGAACTGAACTTCTCCAAGATAATTGACTTTTGTCGGATCAAAGGTTCCCGTAACCACATACGATTGCACATGAATCCAGTCTTTCGGATTCAAGATGCTGCGATCGATCACAATCGTTTTTCCACTGACACTGTACTTGCTAGGCGCAAGCTTTACGCCATTCAAAAATACCGCTAAACCCTCTCCTGGATCTTGCTCCAGAACAAATACATTGTCAAGGCTGCCGGTTGCGTAACGAACCTTGATATCTCCCGGTGTGATATAGGTGCCATGAAGCTCGAACTCTTGCCCTTCGATCGTATAACCATTGGTTGAGCTTTCTGGAATCGCAACGCCATTTCGCGTCACCGACAGTACCGTGAACGGCTGCGGATCAGAGAACGGGAATTTGCTTTGCATCGGCAGCGCATCAATCTTGAAGCCGCCAGCCGTAAAAGTGATGTCTACCACATCCTCTTTATAGAGAGGAGTCCCTATCGTGATCCGTTTTCCATCAACACTGAAATTCGTCGTCGAGATTCCGTTGACTTTGATTTGAACATTCCATGGATCCGGCGCATATTTCAGCTCAAATACCTGTTGGGCAGCATGACCGATGTTAGTTGTCACAGCATAATCGACTTCTTTGATGCCTTGATTGTATACCTCGATGATCCATGTTCCCTCGATCGGCCGGATGAACGTCATGAGCTCAAACGGAGATGCCCCGCCATTGTATTCATACTGGGCAGCTGATGTAATAAGATTCCCGTTTGCAAAGGTTGTCTTCGTGATAGGCTCTTCTGACCAGGTTCCGTTATTCTCACTAATCCCGAATGATTCACCGTTTGGCGCTCGAACAATCATGTCCGGGAATGTATCGCCGGTGTTTTGCATAAAGGAAACCAGGACCTTGAAAGTTTCCTGCCCTGCGGGCACATAGACCGAATGCACAACGCCGCTTTCGGTTGTCGGCATTTTTCCGCGCACGGGCGCCTGGCCGGCCAGAAGCGTTTCCCGTCCCGGGTTGCCGTCTTGCCGGTATTCCGAAACTTCCTCCTGAACCGTAAAGACCTGCTCCTTCACATGATAATCGCCGCCAACAACAAAGGCTTCTTTGATGATTTTCGTTTGCAGCGGGTAGCGGTAATAGGTTCCCAGCAGGCCATTTGTATCCCCCTCTTGTTTGTCAACCCAGACAGATACAAAGGGGTTGGAGCTGATTACTTCAACCTTCTCAATAAACACGTTGTCATCATAATTCGGATCCATCATTGGATTGATGGATACTGTATCGGTGATTGTACTGACCGACTCGTTATCCGCATAAAAGGTTCGCGGATCTTCCACCCAATCCGTATACCAATCCGTGTACCAGATGTACGCATCTTGATAGTCTGACATGAAGCTTATGGTTTTCTTAATTGGATCGAGTTCGAATTTCACCCGCTCGTCATTGGTTTCTATAAACGGCCCCTCAATATTCGTCAGGTTCGGCGGCAAATAGACTGTATTAGTTGGCACGTTCACCATATTGGCTTTTCCCGCTCCTGGACTGAAGAACGGACGTTTGCCATTCACTTTCCCATACCCGATATATTTGCCGCTTATCCAAGGTTCATAGCGCGGATCCGGATCACACACGATAACCACGCGATCGTTTTGCTGATCCGTAAACAGAAGCGGTTCGTTTGTGATCTTGTTCATCGGCGCCGTCGTATTGCGCGTGGTCTGGCCAGGTTTCGACTCCCAATACATCCAGACAAAGCTGAGCTTTCCTATCGGATACTTGTGCAGTACATAATGCATGTTTGGGTAAATGGCCGGCATCGGTTCTTTCGTATAAGGATTGATGTAATGTTCATGATTTGGCGGAATCTCCACATACACTGGTCCTTCGCTGTTGACGACCCCTTCATTTTTGATGTCCGCCGGGAAGATGCCTTGATACCATTCCGTTGTTCGAAGCATCAGCACATCTGATGGATCCTGATGCGTTTCAACATTTCCGGATTTTTGCCACTTCCAAGCATGATAAGTTGGATCAATGATGTATTCTCCGGTTTCGTTAAAGGTAATTGTATAAGTTGCCCAATTGCCGCCTGCGAACTCTCTCAGATCACGCGCTGCCACCCATCCATCATGGGCATAAGCTGTGTACTCATAGGTCTTTTCCGTGATCACATGTTCAGGTTCCGATTCCCAAATGATAAGCTTTTTGTTATTAACAAAGGCCCATTCAGTATCACCAGAAGCAGGTTTGACGATGGTATACGTCGGCGTCAGGCTGGATGGATTCACTTCCGGATGCTGTATCAGAAAATCGGCTCGCTCAGCACGGAAAAAGTCGTCAATATCCTCAAATACCACCAAGCCTGTTGTATTGTCAATATTGTCTGGCGTTACCAAGACAGTGCCCTTTTTCGTATAAGTATGCCTTTGGATGGTTCCGGCATTTGGACCATTGAACGTTCTTACGGTGACGGGTTGTCCGATTCCTGCTGTTGCAACGCCCGCTGTCGGATCTTTAACTTCCGCCATAATTTTGCCGATCGTATAAGGCTTTCCCGATATGCCGAGCTGACTCATGCGCGCCTGAAGGTTGTATTTGATATATTCCTCCGAGCTTGGGTTAATCACTTTTGGAGTCGGCGTTATTTCATCAAACACGGCCCACCCGTTTTGTGGCTCCCGGCCAGTAAATCGGATCCAACGTTTTACGCGAATTTGGTGAAATTCGACAGCCTGCGACCAGTTGATTGCTCCGAATGAACCTTTATCCCATTCGGTTTCGAACTCAAACACCTTGTAATAAGGAGAGGTTAAACTATGTCGAACGTAAAGTTCAGTGTGTTTACCTTTGCAGACGACTTTCATGGATTCCTTCGTCATATAATCCCATCCGTTGCCGCCCTCAAGCTCATTGACCTGGACGCGATACATTTTGCCGTCCACGACTTTGTAAACGCGCCGGTGCTGTTTCTTCCACCCTGTTCCCTCTACGTATACTCTCCATAGCGATTCGGAACCCAAGTATGGGCGTGAATAAGACATATGGTTTCCATCGTCCCATACCGATTGATCTGCTGTAAAAATATCCGTGCCGTCCAAGTTATCTCCGATTCGATTGGAATATCGAACTCGCTCCTCGGCTTCCCAAAGCATCATATAGAAATTGCGCGGATCTTTTGCCTTAAAAATAATGCCGACAACATCATCATCCTGCCCGCCAAGGGTGGGCCAAGGATTCGCCTCTGGAATGGTGCGAAAATCAAATTCAACTTCGTAACTGTCCCAGGTAAAAAATTCATCGTCTTCTCCTCTGGCAATGATGCCGCTGAAACACATGCGATTGGAATCATCATAGATGAATGTTCCATCCGAACTTATCTTCCATGTATTCATTGGCGGAACGCCGACATAATAGCCATTGTTCGAGGTAAACAGATCTTTGATGTCGCCCTTATCCTCAACCTGGTAGTAAGCTTCGTAATTCACTGCCCACTCCAGCGTTTTCTTGGGCACTGTTCCGGAGAGCTCCATATTTACTTCGTATTCTTTCGGAGTCGGAAGGATCCGATCTTCTTGAATTGTGAACGCAAACTTCTTTGGCGGATACGCATCAATGCCGATTTTGTATGGCGACTCATTGTACGTGATAAACAGATCACCTTTATACCAGATGCTGTACTGAAAGTTCAGTTCCGGATAAATGAGCACTTGATGCTTGCGCTTCCCGCGCAGCCGAGCGGCATATTGAAACGATTGAACAGATGTTTCATGCTGCGGTTTTTTAACCAGGAGATCATCATGGTCGCCGATGCCGGAATGTATCGCATGAGCCATATCAACGGATCCATGCGCCCGGCCGTAGAGGATCGTGCTGAAACCTTTCCCGTCAATATAGTTTTCCTCGAATTTCGGATCACCCCACTGCTCCTCACCGTCTTCAATCGGAAAGTACGTCTGTTCGGATGATCCGTCTATTGGAAGCGGGTCCGGCGCAGCCATCATCATAATCTGAGCTTCATTGACCTCTACAATGGCCTGCTGCGTCATCTGCCCGGCTGCAGCCGTTACACTGGCTTCCCCATTCACAATCCCTTCAATCTTGATCCAGGTTTCGCTTTGATCTATGACACGGACAAGCCCATTGTCTTGCACGGTCCAGGTAACCGGTGCCGGATCTCCATTTAAGATTTGCGCATAGATCGTCAGTTGCTCGCCCGGGGCTATCCGCGCGCGCTGCGGTTTGAGCGTAAGAATAGGTTGGCTTTGCCCTTGCGCCGAGATGGTGGTAATGGATTCACTGCCATAGGCAGTTGCCCGCACTTTAATGACGCCAGGTGCATGGATCTTGACGGAAACCTCCCTGCCGTTCGTTCGACTGATGCTGGCCAGCTCCGCCCCTTCAACGATGTCCCAAGTGATGGATTCATCGTCATGCAGCATCTCTTCATACATGACTTCGTAATGTGCAGACAAGGTAATCTGATCGCCAGAAACCACTGTGATTTCTTCTGGCAAGGTATGGAATCGATACAACTTCTTTTCCCATACCGGCACTTTAACGGTTGCCGAAACTTCTTCCCGGCGACTGGATCGAACCAGCAAATCGAAAGAAAGGATCTCGTTGGCGTGCGGAGTAATCCGATAAGTCGTCTCGCTGACCTTTTCGATATCCGCCGACCCTTCTGTTAACGTAAGAGTTGTCATCTGAATCGGAAAACGTTCGCCGTTCTCATATTCAGCCGAAACATGAATTTCGGTCGGATCCCCGATAAAAGATCGCTCTTGAGACCGGGCGATGCGGATGCGGCCTTTTGGATCAACAACTTCAACTGCAATCACTTGCGAATAAGCCTCATCCACCATTATCGTCAAATTGGTTGCTCCAACTTGAACGCCCCGTAGCACTATGGAATGTTTGTCAAACGAAACAACTTCGGCAATCTTTAGCTTGTCGAATTTGTAATGCAGCGAATCCGGCCCGATGCCGCCGGCGCCTTCGCTTTGAATGTCAATCTCAATTTTTTGCTCCATCCCGCGCACCAGCTGCAAGCGATTGGTGCTGGTAGTGATTCGAATGCTATGGTGTTCTTCAATATCCGCGCCATAAGCATACAGTTTATCCGTGTAATTGAGCACAACACGAGGATTATTGCTGATGGCCTCAAGATGGACAATCACGTATTCTGTCGGCAGTGGCGCCAATGCGTTGCGATCGATCAATGTTCGAATTTCGGTGTTGAACACCGGGATTTGTGTATCCTCCGAATAAACAAGATTTGTATCAATCTGCGGCCCCATAATCCAGTCTGTTTCAACATTAATCTGATCTTGCGGCAGGTTGCTGCACCAAGCAAGTGGATTCTCCGTTCCATCCGGCAAGCAGACCACAGAAATGCGAGTATCCGGGCACCATATAAAATAAGACTCCACCGTAATATTCGGATCATCTGTTCTCAACCGGTCTAGCTCAGGCGCACACAGCAAGATGACACTTTGATCAGATAATGGCTTGGCGGAATAGATACTGTCGTTTGAGTTGTTGACGACATCGCTGGATTCATATAATTTGACATGCTGCCGCGTGCCGTCTCCGTAACGCAAATCACCATAAATTTCATAGTGGAACGATTGGGTGACAACCGGTTGAATCACCGCTTTTAGTTTATAATCGAAGTTTAAGATTGCCATACTTTCGAGCCCTCCCACCGCTTCGGATTAAAGGTGTAGTTCTTCCAAGGTTCAATACTGGAATCCCAAATGTTTGGCAAGTAACCAAGACCAGTCAAGTCTTTACTGATCGTATCCCAATAACCTTCGTCCCAATTGAAACGTCCCCACATGATTGGCGCAACCGTGTTAATGTAATTCACCCATCGTTTCAAGATGTCGGTGGCCTGGCCGTCCTCATGGAACATGATGCGATACAGCTCTTCGTCCGTTTTTTGATACAGCTCATATTTCTCCACGTCTTTGATAAACGATACGGTTCGCGGCCGCCCCGAATATTGAGCTTGGATAATAACGTAACCGAACTCATCGACGGCGTAATCGGCCGGCTGCAGCGGGACACCATCCACGCGAATGGTATGCGGATCAATGCCGCGGCCCTTCAGGTATAAATTCTTGCTGTCATCCTTCCAGGTGACACGGCGTATCAAATTCAACTCCCGGGCGATCCCGTAGGTGAGACCTTGTTCTCCGCTGTTGGCTGGATAGCGAAATACGTCTTTGATTCGCTCCCGGTAATCCGCATTTCGCTCTCGATGAAGTCTCGGCGTGTTTGTAAGGAGACCGAACTCATCAAAAGCATTCCAGATATGATGCGGCAAACCGGATGCCGTGAAGCTTTTTCTTCGGTCAATATTCTTGATTTCTCCGCGAAAGTTTGTATATTCTTTCCGCGCATACATGCGGTTTCTTTCGTAATCGATAATGCCACCGCCATCCAGCTTATTGAAGAAAAACTCCTTTAAGCTCTTGATGATAGGAATAGGTTCATCTCCGTCATAGAAAACCACTTCATCTGAAGGTTGAATATCCGGAAGATCATAGACCCATATCCAATCGAGCATATGCGGATCTAACAGGTCAATAAATTTTTGCCGCTTGATTTCGTCAAATTCATCCGTAATGGTTTCAAGTTCCATAGCAAACCAGTTGAAAAATCGCTGGCCATTCGATTCCCGAGAATTGCGTATCCAGGTCCATAATGGATACTCATCCGCGATGCGCTGCGTGATGCTGGAATACCAATAATCATTCAAAAAGACTCCGTAAATTCCGCCGCCCGTTGCCTTTGCCGCCAACGTCTTTTGCTCGGCATCCAGTTTGGTTTCAAGCACTCTCCACATGCTGATGTTGTCATAATGTGCAATGCGGCAGTGCTTGGCTTCCGTTTCTGTTAATCGGGTCGCATATGGGATGGTAATGGTCAATTCATCTGCGGGATCTTCTGTATTGATCTCAAACTGCATTGGCGTGGGAATGTATTTTTCATACATGTCATCCTCGACAAAAACCTTTTGACCTTGGATTTCGGGAATGACTTTTCGCGTACAGGTGACCGGTTTTTTACTCAGGATCACGATATCTTCATGATCCCATATGTAATCCATGATCCCCGCCCCCTCATTGTAATGTATTACATTACTATATTATAACAGAACCCGTACATAAAGAAAGGACATTTCCGTATAAACAGAAATGTCCTTTCTGGTGGAGGGATTACAGAGAATTGTCGATGGAGGAAACCGCATAGCTGTACTCGACGCCGTTTTCTGCCGTCAGGTCGTCGTACAGGGTCACATCTGCACCAACTTGAGCAAGGAAAACATGTTGGCCTTCGTCGTTTGCTTCTTTGCGGTAAATCCGATAGCCGGCCAAGTTTTCGTTCAGCTTTGGCGTTTCGGAATCTTGCACCGAATCCCATGTCAGGCGGATTACCGAGTCTCCAGAAGTTGCCGCCAGGTTTTGAGGAACTGAAGGAATTGTCTTGACGGCCAGCTCGTCAGATTGTTCGCCTTCGTTTGGCGTAGACTCATCATCAATTGCAGAAACTGCATAGATGTATGAGGCGCCATCGAACATCGAAGTGTCTTCGTAAGTCGTCACTTGAGCATCTACGCTGGCAGCCACGTTTGCCACCAGTGCAAACGTATCTTCAGCCGAGTCCTTACGATATACACGGTAGCCGGCGAGATCCGAAAGCGGAGATCCATCAGAGTTGGTCGTAACCGGATCCCAAGTAAGGGTCACTTTTCCCTGAGAAACGCTGTAAGCCAGGTTGAGAACTTTTGCAGGTGCAAGAGTATCTTCAGCCAATGCTATCACAGGGGTTGAAAGCTGCGACTCCAAAGCAGCCATACCACTCACTCCTTTTCTGATTTATTTATGTCAAGGCTTGACCTTAACACCAGCCCAGAATAGCAACTTTTTCCACATATAAACCATCATAATTCCAAACCATAATATATTCAATCTCGATTAATGTAGGGCATTACACTTTTCCGATGACTCGTTTCTTTCTTTCTACATGTTCCTGTCGATTTTTCAAAAATTCGCCGGCATGCTCTTCGGCATACTTCATATAGTCAAAGAGCCAATCTTTTTTAGGTGTTTTTCCATCCGTAATTTGATGCATATCGAGAATGCGTTGGAGCGATTGTTCAACTTCAACATCTTCTGCTGTTAGACTCATGCCGTTCAGCTTTTTATTTGCGAGTCTGATGAAGGCAAACAAAATAAACTCCAATACGGAAGCGCCAATCGTCGGATTGACTTTCTCCGAAGCAATTTCAAACAAAACCTTGCTTACCAGCTTTTGTTCTTCCGGCGGCAGTTGCGAAAAGTTTTCTTGGTTGATTACACCGGATTCAATGCTTCGGCGAATCATCACTTCTGTTTGTTCTTCTTCGGGAATCAGACGAATACGTTCTCTTGCCATTGTCATTTCCTCCTTTTCATTAAGTCCAGGTGAGCCCATAACTTAACAGTTTTGTATCTGGACCAAGCTCAGCTTTGATACGAATATTTCGGCCCATTGGTGAATCGGCGGTGAAGTAGAACAATTCATTAGGGTGGATGGTTTCCCAGGTTTCCCCGTCATCACGGGATATAAAATATGCTCCATTGAATATATTTGGATTTAGTGTATTTTCCTCAACAACTAATATTGCTTTCACTGGAACGTAATCTGAAATTTCCGGAACCGTGACAATTGTAAAATTCTCAGATCCGCTTGCTTCCACCAAACCATTTTCCGTGTCAAGTCGATATCCGCTACTTTTCGCTGAATCAATTCCGCTGGAGTCCAAGAAATCTTCAAAGATCATGTTGTGCATTTTGTATCTTATGGTTTTGGCCACCGCATTAAGTTTTGCATGAGCTTTCATAATGTTGATTGCATCATTTACAATAAGCTTATCTGCCTTTGCCACAACTGCCTGCAGCGCATTCTCTAAGGCGTCAATACGACCCTTGACGTGAGGGTATGTTCCTTCAATGCCAAGTCCCAGGATGTTCTCTCTTGTGTTTTTTTCGGTTTTTCCTGCTTTATTGGCAATACCAAAACTGATTACATCCATGCGGATTCACCTCTTTTTAAATCCAGGAGTAGGACAGGCCATGAAGCTCTTGTCCATTCTTCAATACTGCTTTGATGCGCAGTGCATTACCAGAAGGTAGATCATCCAGCTTTGACAAGACATCGGGCTCTATCTTCTTCCAAGTTACACCGTCATCTCTGGATACATAATATTCGGGAGCTTCTGGTTTCAAAAGATCATAGAGCACAGACAAGTTTGTGATGCTTGGCGTCATGGTGTAGACTTTTTCGTTTACTGTAAGCTTGTCTACAGTGACAACATCAGTTGATTTATCTTGTTCCAGATAGAAAGCAAAGCGAACTTTACCATCAGGGATGAAAGATTGCCATTCAGATTTTGTAAGAGCATTGAGCTGAGCTGGAGTAAACCCATTAGCTTTCACGGCAGTTAAGTTGGCGGGATCAACGGACACCATACCATTGCCCTTCCATGTTACTCCACTATCCCCACTGACAAGGACTTTGATATCGGTGTTGCCTTGATTCACTTCAAACATTTTCAATTCATACATATACATAGCTGAAGAACTTTTGCCCGCAGTGACATTAATTCTATATTTTTTGTATGCCTTTGAGTTACTGAAGGTAAATTCATTTTCGTAAATGCTTCCTGTACCTGTGAAATTGTAGTTGCTTCTAGTATCAAGCACTACCCATTGTGATCCGTCCCATCCTTCAAATGTCCAACTCATTGGATATGTGGTGGAAGATGTCACGATTGCATATTTTCCTATAATCTTCTCTGTCGGAAACTCATAGGATAGCCATTGTGGATATGAAACGATAAGCCATGAATCATTCGTGACACCGTTAAAGGCCATATAAGGATAGGTGTTACTTGTTCCATGTGTATAACTCGCCTCTACTTTTCCAGATGGAGTAGTGGCACTCGTCATCACTGGGATGGCATTGTTACTTGAATATCCACCAATCGCTGTTGCATCCAATTTCACACTTTCTACTTCTCCTACTGTTAGATCTCCTACTGGAAGAACAAGTTTAGCTTTAGGAATAGCAGTCATATTGAGGGTGCGGGAAATAGAATCCCCTTCTTCATTCGTCCAACACAATAACTCAGGTGTATCTGATGTTAATTGTTGAATAGCTGCATTATCTATCAAAGAGAGATCTGTCATACCATCTGTATCAAACATTGCTTTGGTGACGGGTGCGGTGCCGACAACTATCCACCCACCACTATTATATTCAAACATTTCAATTTCCCGAACCGCCCAGTTAGAAACGGGAGCGGAGTTAGCCAAAAGCCTCCAATATCGACTTGCAGGCGCATCTGCAAATTCAATGGTTTCGGTTAGAAGAGTAGCGGTAACTTGTAAAGGTTTTGTATCAACATCAGCCCAAGTCACATTATCATCTGAACGCTGTATCTTTACACTAGACACCTTATAGTTGGTTTCAGTACCTGATGTTCCTAAGTGTTGTGTGATAGTAAATTTCTTGATTTTTTTGGCTGTTCCAAAATCATATCCAATCGCCGCTGCCCCATTTGCTGCGGCACCTGATTGAGCAGACACCCAAACATCAGACAAAGAATCATTAAAAGCATAAGATGCGGCACGTGCTGTTGATAAATCTCCATTGGAGATAGCGGCTCCTCCTACACAAACATCAGAAGTAGAATACCCAGGCATAACATATTTCTTTATATCTGTTCCATCTTGGATGAGATATTTATTTGAAATCATATTAATCCATTGTGTAACATCGGCAGTTTTATCCCATTCTACGGCTATAATGGTCATTTTTTCACCTTCTTTAAAAGTGGCGTAATGCATTTCTTTTCTAAATTATATCCGTTTGCCCATTTGATCCAACCACTATAACTCATTATGCTAGACAGATCATAATGATCAATATATGCTTTCTTTCGCAATTTCCTCATTTTCTTCTTAACCTTTTTCGCAATTGATTTTCTCAATAATGTATAATTTCCAAAACTTCGATAACCAACAAAGTCTACACCTCTTATATATGTCGGGAACACTTGCCAATTTTTCTTGAGTTGCAAATTTAATTGGTCAGATAAATAATTTTCGATTTCTTTTCGGAGTCGATGAAGAAAATTTTTATCATGATGTAGGATAACTATATCATCCATGTATCGCAAGTAATACTTGATTTTCTTTTCTTCTTTTATCCAATGATCAAAATAGGAAAGATAAAAATTTCCAAAATACTGAGAGAGATAATTTCCAATCGGTACTCCTCGATCACAACTATCAATAATTTCATCTAAAATCCAAAGTAGATTCTTATCTTTGAATTTTTTTCTTAATAATTGTTTAAGAATTTCTTTATCAATGGAAGGAAAGAATTTATTTATATCTAACTTCAAACAATATTTTGTTCCTTCTTGATCCATCATAAACTGATGAAGTCTTTGTAATGCCTTATGTGTTCCTTTGTTTGGCAAAGCCGCATACGTATCATGAATAAAAGTTTTTAAGAAAATATCTTCAATTTGAAGCATAATTGCCCAATGAACGATACGATCAGGATAATAAGGAAGTTTGTATATTTCTCTTTCCTTCCCACTGTCCTGTATCGTAAATATGGTATATGGTGAAGTTTTGTATGTTTTATTGGTCAACATAGTTTGAATATGAAAAAGATAGAAATCTGGATCTTGATCGACCATTTTGACTTCTTGATAAAATGTTTTATTTTTGCGAGCTTTCTGGTGCGCTAATCGTAAGTTGTCGATATCTGTAATTTTATCAAAGATTCGGCCATGTCTTTTCATTTTATCAATTCCTTTTGTGTGCTCTGATATTGGATGTTCAGATTACTTACTAATCCAATGTACTGATGCAAGTTGTGTGTTCGACCAAGCGGTCAGGCAAGTGGGGTTACACCATGAATAATTGCACACAATAGGTGGGTGCCAATATTCGAGTTCACATTAGACGCCACATTATTCAAGTGGAGATTGAACGTGCCTGCATTCGAACCATTACTCCAATTGCCGCCAAAATTGGCGACCCGACCCGAATACAGATTCCCATTTTACTTGCCTATATTGGCAATATTAACATAAATTTATTCTATAGAGCAAGGCGGGCGCCAATACTCGAGCTCACACTAGACGCCACACTAAACAAGCGGAGACTGAACGCGCCCGCAAGCGAACCAAAACTCCAATCGCCGCCAAAATAGGCGACCCGACCCGAATACAGAGCCCCATAATCATATAATTTAGACGTAGCAGTTCCTGAAAAAGTCTTACCAATAAATCCTAACTGTGGTTCAGATTGAATATCACTAATATATCCTCCTGTGTTTGGAATAGTTACTGTAAATTTTTGATATCCAGTTCCTGCATCATTAAAGCCTTTATTTCCAATTAAGATACCAGTTGAATCAGTCACAATTCCATCAATAAAGTAAAAGATATTGCCCCAATAGTCTTCAATTCCTCGATATGACATTTGTTGTTTTCCTGTTGTTTCGCCATAAGAGTGATTACCTTTATTTAATGTTCCGCCTGTATTGATTGATGCAGTATTTCCATCAACATATCCTCTGCCAATTTTCGTTTGTGAGTCAAAATGACCATATTCTATCAAATAAAGCAATTGCACGGCATATAAAAGATTATAATCGACAAGTCCCCATCCATTACCTCTTGCTTGTGCTTGTGATCGAAAAGTTCCAATCGTTTGTGAAACAGTTGGCGATTTATTAGGTAAAGACTCTAATTTTCCTGCGTTATTGTATCCCATGAAGGCGGAGTAATAGCGAAAATCCACTTCTTCAGCAATTCCGTCACCATCTCGGTCACGATAAAAGGCAGGGTGAACTTCATATCCTTCTGCCGGCCCGGAAGAAATATAAAATCGAAATCCCATTTTACTTCCTTCGGTAAAAGGCTCTTTTTTATACCAAAACTTTGGAATTTCCACCATGACTTGACCATTGGCTCCTGTTAAATTCGCTGTTGTCCCATCAGCCTTTTTCGTCGAATCATTTGGATCTAAATAATAATTGACTGTTCCATTGTCTAAAACCAAACAACGTTTCATTCCAGCCCAAGGCATGGTTGTATTAAAATCTACAGGTGGCGTGGTTGTGTATTGCAATGCCATTTTAAACTACCTCCAGTTTCTCAATCGATTTGAATTGATTTTTATTAATGACTGTTCGAAGCAATGTTCCTGTTTCGACCCATGCGGGATCTACATTGAATGACTGTGTGTAATTTGTTTTCAATTTCAGTGATCCATTAAATATAACCTGTTCATCGGATTGGAAAAGATTCTTCTCGTTTGAATCAAAATCATACATCGTTTTTGGATTGATCATTCCATCGGCTTGCAATTCGATTTTTATTTTCAAAAATCTTCCATGAGGAGAACTAATCGTACCGTCTGAATTAACTGGACTGAATGGTAAAAATGACTGATTATCCATAGAAGTTGATACATAGACAGTCGCTTTAGTAGGATCTGAAGATGTGTAAATGATTTTATAAATCGATTTGTAATTGTCCCCTAAATCAATGACAGGAGATTCCCATGTCCCTGTTGAGTAATAAATGCCGGGTTCTTTTTCTGCAATCTTGATTGTATAACTATCGCTGGATATCACAATCCATTGTGTTGTATCTGCTGATTGTTCCCATTCCATTCCGATGCTTCCTGGATTTTTTATTGCAATCGTTTGTTGATGATTTCCTTGTTGTAAATTAATAATTTTGTCATCCTGCGTTTTTGCATTACTTGCTTGAGATACAACAATCATTGTAGGATCTGAAGAAGTGGTTTCTGCTGTGGTTACGACCTCGGCTTGTGTTTGACCTGGATCGATTTTGACTTTCTTTCCCGCAGCGTCAAACAAGAAACCAGTGGACTTGGCTTTATCGATCCCTGTGTCATCTCCGAAGTCATCGAAGGCCAAATCGGTCATGCCGTATCGGTTCTTATTAACCACGGCATTCATGCGAAGATTGTGTTTATTTATATTAGCTGCTGTGTTTGCTTCCACATCCGACACACGATTGTAAAGTGTCACATGCGGATCTTTTTTCTCCAATTCTTCCAGCCTTGTTTTTACATTGGGATATATATCTTGAACGCCATCACCAAGACGTGTATTAACTTTTTGCACTGCTCTCTTGGCATGGTTTGCTTTCCCCAAAGAGATGATATCCATACACATAACACTCCTTTATGAACGCATGGGCGATTAAGCCCATGCGTATGACAATGCAGTCAGAGTTGATTGGTCATCAGGCAGTGTAACCCTTATCTTGAGCTCATTCCCTTGTTGATTTGTAATGTCTTTCAACTCCTCAATATTGATATTATACCATGTAATTCCCCCGTCCAGTGAGTATTCGAATTTACATCCATGATGATCTGCATTTACTATCAGCACGCTTCGATTGTCTGGAAGAGATTCCATATCAGTTTCAATGATTCCTGGGCCCTGATAGTCTTTGGTCGATGGCCGATACAAGCTTCCTTCAACTCTAATCATGCTATCGTCTTCAAAAGTATCAACGACCATATCATGCAATTTATATTTTTCCGAATTGAGCAATGCATTGCTCTTGAAGTTGAGCTTTGCGATATTGATGGCGTTGATGCGTTCCAGATCCTGAAGCCGCCCTTCGAGCGTAATCGCTTCGTAAGTGATGGTGATCGATTCTAGCGATGGAGTGCTGGTTGCTGCGCCTTTCGGCGTGTACCCAATAAGACTCACGCTTGGAACATCGGCTAATGTGTTTTGTTCAAGATAATAGGCGAAACGAATTGTTTTGGATGACCCCAGGTAAGTGTTCCACTCTTCTTGCGTAATAGCATTCAAAACATTCGGCGTCATACCAAACGATCTAACCTTATCGAGATCATTCAGATTCACATGAACAAACTCAGACCCCACCTTGGCCTGCCAAGTCTGTCCAGAGTCTTTGCTTACAAATGCAAGAATTTTGCTTGTACCTGGTGCTGTAGCTGTCAGTGTAAAGTCATTAATACCCTGACCAGGAATATCAATATCTCCAATTGGCATAATCACCTGATCATTTGGTATGGCTTCCAATGCAATCATGTCACTCGTGCTTTCCTGGTCGTCAGTCCACATCAAAATCTTTGGATGATTGGAAGACAGAAGCTGAATTGCAGTCTCATCAATGCTTAAGAGACGGCTCATTCCTTTTAGATTAAACATTTCTTCTGTTGCTGGTGCATCTCCTACAGTCTCCCATCGATAAGCAAATGAGACATCACTGCTCCATTGCACATTCGTTAATGTGCCTGTTGCTTGGGTGATTTTCTCCGTGGTGGTGCTTCCAGTTGCTTCATCAAATGTCCAGTAATGAACGATCCCGTTTTCATCGCCTTTCAAATAGATATTTCTGTAATAGGTGATCTCCTCTTTCGTTAACGCTCTACTCCAGATTGAAATATCGTCAATATTGCCATTGAATTTGTACTGGTCAGATATGAGATGAGCTCCAATAATGGTATTGCCTCGAACCAGACTTGGACTCATGATGGTCGAATTTCCGGAAGGTAAACCATCTACGAAAACCTGAATCATTCCACCATTATGAACAACCGCAACCTGATGCCACTTACCATCATTCACGGCGATTGTTGAGTTTGTTCCACCCACGGCGTACAAATCAAATCTTACGAAGCCTTCGGGAGTCAGATAGAAGAATAAGCTTTGATTTTTCTGTTCGGCCCCGAAATCAATAATCTCTTGCCGCTTGCCACTGGAGCTGGTCTTGATCATGGCAATGATGGTAAAATCACCAGAACCAGTTATTGGAGAGGTTGAGCAGAGCACCTGTCCATTTCCATTGAATTTAAGAGAGCTGCCTGGCAAGAGAGAATACCTCTTAATCTTTCCATTATCCTCAACAAGAAACTTACGAATGGGTGTTTTTTCAATGATAAGAATCGGCCGGAACCCGGTCAATGCGCCACTATAGCTGCTCGCAGTTGAAGACCATTTAGCAAGACTGGGCTGATCTGATCTGTTATTGTAACCACGAACAACTCTTGTATCAGTGGATGTATCTGTCGATGTTGGTGAAGTGGATGTGATGGAATAAAGGTTGTTTTGATTCCACACATACACGTCACCTGGAATAATCGAACCTTCAAGATCAGAGCCTTCAACATACCTATCCCACTCATTATCTTTGTCAGCGTTATTGATGCCGCCAGTCGGAAGACGAAGATACAAATTCGAATTACTGTCATCGACAAACAAGTGATTAGCCAACAATCCGCTCCCGCTTGCTACGCCTGCAGTGTTTAATGCATCATAACTAATGGTGTGTTGCAGGTTTCGATCTGCCAGAAGCTTTAATCGTCCATTTTCTCTGTCAAAATCAACGCAGATAAAATAGAAATCACCGTCTGGAGCAACTGATGATGTTGCTGGAATAAAGTCTTTGTTTTCTTGCCCGAGCCCATAAAATGATCCGAGAGCTCCTGGTGAAACGACTTTGTATCCACACCGAATACGCTTGCCAACTGTCAATCCGTTAACAGAAAGAACTTCATCCAGATGCAAAAGACGGCCGTTTTCATCAATATCAATGGCGTCCACGATCATTTGTGACACCGTGTTTGCAGTTATTTTGACAAGATGTTCCCCATCTGGCAGGTCATTCTTTTCATAAAGGACAGTTTGGTATCTACCGATCGCATCATAGCCACGAATACTGATGATTTCTTCAATCCCGTCGATTTCTACTTTCACACTGTCAGAAGTAGCAGAACTCATATATCCAATCCATCTTAACTTGGTTCCTTTAAAGCGAAAAGTAAAGAACATGTTTTCTTTCGATGCATTGGTTTGGCCATATGCGGCTGTGCCGTGATAGGTTTTGTTGTACATTTTTTCACTTTGAGTTGCGGATCCTACAAACCAATTACCGCCCCCGTAAGTGATGGCTGAATGCGAGTCATCATATCTTTTCCACCCATCTTCTACCCTATCAAGGTATTCTCCAACCGTTATCTCATCTGAAGTTCCTTGCCAAATCTCAATATCATCAAGATCGCCAGTGAAAAATTGCTGATATGTGTTGGCATTTTGCGCGTGCATGCATCCGAGGACAAAGTTGCGCCCGTAATACGTAGGGTACGTATTCGGCGTATACATGGCACTATACGTGTGAGTGTTGTCTATGGCGATAGAGATGATCCCATGCTCATTGTCATTGACAATTTTAATGTCGTGCCATTTATTATCACAAACATTTACGCCCTCAGTTATTATCGCATTGTACAAATTGGTCTTATCCTCGCCGACAACACGAAGGACCAGTGAACCTGGGCTTGGCCTATCATAGCCATGAATATAAAGACAGATGCCAGGCTCGATAGCCGTTTGAACTGTTGTTCCTGTTGCAAAGATGACCTCAATAGCATTTGGGATGGCGGCCACTCTTAATTTCATCTTTAGAACAAACGATCCTCTAGGAATAATGGGATTCGAAAAAACGATCCTACTTGATGATGATGCAGTAAATCTCCTTGCATTCCCGAAACCTGCAGGGCCTGCAATGATTGTTGTGTTGGTGGCTGTGCCATTATATTTCCCAAGTGCATCAACAACAGTCGTACCACTAGATTCGTCGAGTCTCCAAATCGCAACCTGTTTATTCATAAATTCAACTCCTTATATTCAAACACCGGTCGATATCCAACGTGCATGTCAGCTGTTGCAGCATCCGCACGATACCCCATCCGATTAAAAGTTGGATTAAAGACCAATTGCCCAACTTTCCCTCTCCTAACTTTGCTTTTCGCGTTAGCGTTTCGGGTGGCTCCATCAGCACTGGCCAGACTTGTAATTGGTGTGTCTTGACACCATGTGCTTACGCCTACGCTCCAGTGAAACACATCATCGAGTGTCTTTCCTTGTTGAACCAATTCGGTAGGAAACTTAACCAGGTAACGATCCCATTCATTGTTGGTAGGCCAAGCTCCAAATCCAAGATCTCCATCCAGATACATCTCACCGCTGGCATTTGCGTATGCAACGCCGCCTGTAGGAGTACGTAGCAGACCTGAATAGCCGTCCAACACTTCTGGCTTACCTTCAATGAGTTTGTTATTGTTTAGTGCAACCCACGTGACGGAGTGAAAAATCGTTCTATCACTTACCAACAACCCTCTTGCCACTTTTATAAAGTAAAAGAACCCATTTGAAGCAGTGCTCCAGTCCGATCCTTCCAATGGATATTCCGTATATCCTTTATCGCCAAGAGATATGGTGTTTGTCTGTTTGGTGTAATTAGTTTTGATATAGTCCCCAATCCCCATTTCCTCGATTTTTGATCTAAGTTGGCCTATTGTCGCTGGAACCGGCATCATATGTCACTCACTTTCTTAATAGACTTGAACTGTGTTTTATCAATTACAGCAGACAACACCGTTCCTGTTCCCACTGCCCCTTCGTTTGTCATGGCGCTGGTGTATCTTGTCTTAAACTTGAGTTGTCCATCAGCTACCAGCTTGTCATCCAGAGTGAATGTATTTTGTGGATCTTGGTTGTTGAAATCAAGATTTGTTGCTTCCCCTGGCCCTGCCTGCGCAGATAAAGATGCACGGATCTTCACGTATCTTGCTTGTGGAGGAGTAGTTGGATCAAGAGATTCATAGTTTGTGAAAGACATTCCATCTTGAGATGAAGCCACTTCAAGAGAAATATCTGTCGTTGGCGTAGCGATTTGTTTCACTACATCCACTAAGCTTGTATTAATCCATCCTTCTCCTAAATCAATAATAGGAGATTCCCATGTGCCTGATGTGGCGTAAGCATTTGTTCCAAAAGCTTTTAATTGTATCTTTCCACCGGCCACTTCCGTATTGGTGAATGTACCAATTGTCAGATCTAGCTGTTTACTGCTTGTCGCTTTAATCTTGCCGGCCTGCGCCTCCAGCCAATCCAACCGTGCATCGACGGTTGGAAAACGCCCCTCTGCTTTTGGTGCTACGACATTGATATCAAGGTCTTTAGTTTTATTCAATGCTTGCGAGGCTTTTCCCAAGGAAATAACATCCATGACTGTTCACCTTCCTTAGTCGATTGTAGTGATCGTAGCAACCCCTGTAATATTTCCTGTTTCCAAATCGTAGGAGTAATCTTTGCGAATCGTCACGTTTTTGCCGTCCTGCACAAATTTCTTTTCTGAATAGCTCAGGATCCCGTTTTCCGGATCCGTATATACGTAGTCCACCGTATATTCGACATCACCCGTTACAATTTGCTTGATTACATTGCCGTTCGTATCGTATTGGTATGTTTCATTGAAATTGCCCTGCTCGGTCAACCCGACCAGGAGCTGCTTAATGGATTGAATTTCTTCCGTGTGAGAGTCGATAATGCCATTGTTTCCGTCCACGCGGCCGATCAATTCTTCGAGCTGCTGGCTTATATCTTGAATGGATTGATCGATGGAGTTCAGTCGCTCTGGCAAGTTGGCTTTTGTTCCCTTCGAGTTTTCCAAATCGGTGATCAGCTGCTGCAGTTCGAATCCAAGGTCTTCTTTCAAAATTTTCGTGAGTGACATGACAGGTTCCTCCAATCAAAGGATCTCAATATGTGATGGAACAATCAGTTCATCGTTAAATATGTCTTGATTTGTCAGCAGTGCCGGCTGGTCGTTCAAGTAAAATTTGAGTACACTGAAGTCAACGATCTTTGTATTTGCATTCATGATTTCTTGAACAAGATCATGGTAGATAAATCCTTGTCCTAATTCAAACTTGCCGAAATATTGATACAGGTTTGTTTTGACATCCAATCTCGCTTTGTCTTTTTCGGCTGTTGTCGCCGACTCGTGAAACACAAGCTGTATGCGCAGCTCAAGCGGAATTTGGTTTGGCAGCATGATAAGCGGCCGGATCCCGTACCCTTTGACCTTTTGCACCTCTTGCTCGACGCTTTCTTTCACCAAATTGGAGTCATAACCGTACTGCGGGATCACAATGAAACTAAAACTTCCTGTCCCTTGTGTATATTCAGATCCAATCACATCAACGACACCTGGGACCGCGAGACATGCAATGCGAAGCGCATGATAATTGGCATTCGCCGCGGTGAGTACCCTCTGCGAAATCTCATAACGGTATGTCTCATCATCTAATGGAGCGGTTGTGGTTTCGCCGGTTTTTGCATCATAATGCGTTACATTGCGTCTTGGATAACTGAAGAGCGCCCCAATCAGATCCAGGTATTCGTCCGATGCTTTACTCAAGAATCCTGCATTCACAATCATTTCTCCGTAATCATACAGCCTCGGGAACTCTGGGCCAATCGCTTCAACAATCGATCGAGCAATGGCGCCGGCGCGAAAATTGGTAATCGGAGTATGATCCTTCAAGTGCTGAAAGGCATCGGCCAGAATCTCATTAACAGATCGTTTTAATAATGGCATGATCGCACCTCCTTAGAGGTTAAGATTATTTTTTACGACAATCGGCTTGTTTTCGCCGGCATTGAGAAAGGTATAGTAATCAATCTGATAAATATTCACAGGGACAGGCCGGATCTCAAGATCTTGCGGCTGGAAGCGGCCGTCATACGTTAAAGTCTCCATGATTTGGGCTACGCCTTTCATGGCCGTTTCCCGTGTGTTCGGCTCGCCCTCCAAAAGCTCCAGGTCTCCTCCGATTTTCGGATGGCTGCGCCAATCCGTCGTTTGAGTGCGGATACGATTATTCAGATCCTGGCGTGCCGATTCATATTCACCGGTAAGCCGAAAATCAACCAATCCTTCACCATCTGCGGGGCCGAGATCGAAATCTCCTTCTTTTTCTCCATAAAAAGCGATATCTGTTTCATCATACTTTGGCATCACTTCCACCTCCGATCATATCCAAAACGGCTTTATAGTCATCATTTATTGGATCAAAAGGTTGCTTCTCAATGTCGTCAATAACTTGAAAGTTTTTGCAAACAAACTGAATGTTTGGCGCATAAACGGAGAACATCATACGGGACGGATCCATACGAAATCCGAGATGATAATAAGCAAATGCTTCAAGCACGCCGCTGTCCCGAGCTAAAAGTCCAGCTCCTGAAACCTTATTAATGAGTCCAATGTCATGCGTTTTCGCTTCATTTGATGCCCTCAGCATGTCATCAATGTTCTGCTCGATAGGAAACATGATGTTATTCAGCTGATCCATCCATTTCGCCATCTTCCTGCTCCTCCAATTGGGCTTCTGTGGCCATGCAATCTGGACAAAATGATTCATTGCAACAAGGACATTGAACAAGAAATGTATGACATTCCGGACACTTATTCATAACTCTCTCTCCTAGAAATGAAATAATTCCTTCAGAAACGAGCTCACGCCATATCGCAAGTCGTTCCAAAACATGGTCAACTGTGAAGGATCACGATAAAACGCAGTTACGATCGGTTGCTTTTTGTCGCCGCCGATAAATTGCACCCACACGCGATCATTCACCGAAAGACCATGATCGATGATGCCTTGGCTGTAGACAAAACACGGGACATTTTTGTAGGTTGTCACCTGCTGTCCAGTTCGTACCTCCACATCCACCGTATGGCGGAGTGCCGGATCAACAAAATGACTTTCTCCATAATAAGCCGTTACATATCCAATAAGTCCCGGGGAGCTCAAATCAAGAGCTCCCTCAATACCTTGCTTTGCTATTTTCCGACTAATTTCACTTTGCTCATATGCCATGCTTACCCACTCCTCATGTCGGGTAACTGATGTGAATGTGGTTGTAATGGTCGCTTCGGACAATGAAGGTCTTTCCTGGATATTTAGCTCGCATCCTGTTCAGGATATCGCTGTCGGCATGAATGATGCCGTCAAATCCAATCTGAGCTGCCAGGTCAATAATGGTTTCTACCATTTCTCGATCCGCGTTATTGACAAATCGAAGCTTTCCGGCAATGACTTGCATATCAGGCGTATCGATATCAAAGGCAAATCCCGTGTTATGCCAACTCAACGAGCTGCCATCTTGTCTTCGATAGGTGGAAGTGATGAGCAGCTTCTTTCCTGTTCTTGCTGTGTACGCCAATCCCAGCTGCTGCAGCAAATCCGCTGTCGCTTTACGAATCAGCGGCGCCTGCATAATGGGTTGATAGAAGTTCACACTGGTTACAGTATTGGTGCTGACAAGTACGCTGCTTGCTTGCTGAGGTGTGAGCAAATATTTTCGTTTCCCTGCTTCGCTCCGATCCGTCGGCACTTCCGAATTGGTGATTACTTTCGAAACAGAAGGCATTTTGAAGTTCGGATCGTGCTTTGCGATTTGAGCCATGATGTTGGCGATTTTCTTATGCCATTGCTTGTCGCTTGCATACTTGACATTCATGCCGACAAGTGTTGGGCCATTGTAATATTTTCCGCCAGGCGTCAAATAATTTTCTTTGATTTTGTTCGCTGCATAGTAGATGCAATCTTGAACGGAAGCAAATCGATACGCGCTGTTATACGGATCGCGATCGTAGGCTCCATAACCAAACAGGTTATTTTTATCCTTGAAGATCCGCGAAGTCCCCCATCCTGTTTCTAACGCCGCATGAGCAGCCAAGTACAGACCATTCATGACATTCTCTCCGTTTGCACTTCCTTCAATCATCAACGGAGATGGCGGAGATGGGATAGAAATTTCAACTTGCTTAAAGTATTTTCCAAGGCCGGCAAGCCCAGTTCCCTGGAATGCAGCATCAATCGCTTCCGCAGAAATGCCGCTAGGTTTGTTCAAATCCATATTTTCAAAGCTATTTCCAACAACGCCATACCCACTGCCATTATTTATGGCCTCTGTCAACTCTTCACCGGTGATCAATGAGCGGCGTTCTTCGTATATGGGTTTTCGTGCGGCATCCTTTTCCTGACGTTCCAGATGTCCCTTCCATTGCCTTCGAGCTTCTTCAACTTCGAAATTGTAGATTCGAATTGCTTCAGGATCTGGGATCACCTTGTAGCGATGCTTTTCAAAAAAGCTTGCAGCCAGTTTTGAAAAGTCAATGGGACTGTTGTTATTGTTTTGCATGAGCATATCACCTTCATTGGTGATCGGCGCATATTGCGTCGTATCCGCGCCCAGGAAGCCGGCAAGAATAGCTCCCACTACATTGTTGGTTAATACGCGCTGCCAGAAGTCTGGTGAGTCACCAATGACAGATCCCATATGTCCATTGATCCCTGCAGAAAACTCCATTCCATCTTTTCGAAGAACGGCGATGATGCAAGCCTTTCTTGTAAACAAGAACCGCTCAATTAATTCGCTAATCGAAGCGCAGACGATTTCAACAATCGCAGTTTCGATCAGGAAGGCGGCAATACCTACGGGTCCGCCAAATATCGCCAGAGCACCGCTTGCGGCTTGCCAACCGCGTCTTCCCCATTTTGCTGCCTTGGCAGTAACTTTGAAGCCGCGGTTCATGAAATTGCTCGCGCCAACCTTTAACTTTGCCAACTTGGCAGGGTCAATTTTATGATAACCCATAAAACGTTTATCGTACAAAGTTTTATCCAAGTTATCAAATAGGGCGATGATATCTTTTTCTGAGAAATTCTCGATTTTAGAAGCAATATCCTTCAATATTCCGCTTTTTGTCCAGCGATTCTTCATTTCGTTCGTAACAGGATCGTAACGCCTTACTTCTTTGGATATTGGGTCGATTTCAATGCGTCCGCCCTTTGTATCGATGGTTCGCGTTTGTTTGAGCTCTTTTCCGGCGCTTTGACTCCATTCTTTGATAATGGAACCGACCTTTGTGGCATTAAACTTGCCTAACAGAGCATCATATCTGCGTTTAACGACCGCCCAAATCGCATTCATGATTGGGAATGCGCCTTTGTATCCCATGTTTCGCAGCACTGCGCGCAGTGTATATGACAAGATCATGTATGTGGCTACATGCATCAAGCTTTGAAGCATGGTCATGACGTGACGATCGTAATTAACCACTACGGCGTCCGGCTTAATCATCGTAATGAATCCTGTTTCAAAGTTGAACAAATGATTGACTTCCCGCACTTCAATCGGACCATTCATGTTATGGAATGTGTCTTGGAAGTAGCAAATATCGTGCGGCTTCACAGAAGGATCGCCGGTAACGGTCAGATAGCCGTCATACATTTGTTTTACAAAATCTCTGAGCCCCGCAGCAGCAATTTTAATGGCAACTTTCTCATCGAAGTACCACTTTGGAAGCTTGTTTAAGAAATGACCGACAAGCGGAATATGCTCGATCAATCGGATGCCTTGTGCGTTTAGCTGCGTATCGATCTGCACAGTTCGCTGAAGCTCCGGCCAAATATTCGTATCCACGTAAATGCCTTCTGTTGTATCCAGATTGCCTTCGTTGCTGTAAACACCAACGGCTACCGTGTACATGTTTTCAGTTGTGGCAATGATTTGATTCTCCAAAATCGATGTCCAGCTATCATAAATATGATACTGTCTAAACGGTTTGGAGAGCGTTACAAAATCGTAATGAGATGATTTTGCATCTTGCAAGCCATTGCCTCCGATAGCTTGGTATCCGTATGCAAGTGGAAAGTATGGCTTGCCCATAAATATGGTGTTTCGGAAATCGAAAGGATGAACAGCCAAAATAAAGTCTTCGCCGATCGCCGCACATACGCTGAGGACATCCCATACGGTTTTATCATACAGATTGATATTGATTCCTACTTCGTCGCCTTCCCCAATGCCAAAGAAGTTGCCAAGCTTGTTCCAAAAGCTGTTGGCTTCATCTCGAAGCAAGCCGGTTGTCTTATAAATGTTTTGTGTGATTTCATTTCGCTGCCGGTCTTCAAAAGCACCATTGAAATTGATCGCATTATGATTGATTGGCGGGCCCGGCATGCCAAAATGCATGATCCCCAAAGAGTGCTGCTGATAATCGGCATTGCTCCATGCTTTGGAGAGATCGGACCAGAAACCGGTATGATCAGTCAGGATCTCATCAATGATTTCCGTTGGTTCTTTTTTGCTGAAGACCCATCCGCGCGTAGTATCGCCAGGCGATGCTTTTAACTTGTTGGTAAGCTCAATACCGTCATCCTGACAGATGACCGTAATTGTTTCTCCGTTATTCTGCAGCTGCGTAATGACGCCATTCATGATGGTTGGCATATTGGCCGCGTTTGAACCATATCCCATCCGGAAGTGAACTCTGGCGCCAGTGCGCAAATAAATCGAATTGTACCAGTTCGGATTGCGTCCGCGGCGCGATTTCTCAATCTCACGAGCCAGAGATGAAGGATTGAACATTAATTGTACAATGTCCCATCCGTTGGTATTTGTAAGATCCATGCTTTTCATAGCATCATCCAAGTTGCCGAATACATTGGACATCTCCAATACAAGGGTGCTCGAAGCCGTCTTTCTGCTGTTTGTATACATAATGTCGGTGACCGCCCGATAATTAAAGTAATTATCGGACATCTTTGTGGCCGCCACATACTGCCCTTCGTCAACAAACAGAAGCAAGAAAGTCGGAAACGCCCGCACAAGTCGGCCGCGGCGGTCATACTTGCGCATATCATGGAAGCTTTCCCGAAAGATCTTGTCAAAATCTCGGTATTCCTTCTCTGTCAGCTGCGAGTCCGTGAAAGTCGGCGTATCACTGTTCATGTTGATCGTCTTGTAATCCGGAACTGGAAGCTTGCTGTATTTTTGCGCAATCTGCACGTCCGTCCACTTGTCGATCTTATCAACCTCATTGAGCACGGATTTGATGATCTGCGAAACAAGATACGGCATCTTCTTGTTGCTGTTTAAGAGCAAATTGTATTCCCGCTCATAACCGAGGTACATCGAGATTGCGCCGACCCAAATGGCTTTTTGTTTTTGCTCCGGCTTTAGATCAAAAGCAGTAAATACGTAATCATTGACCAGGTTTGCGCCTTGTACGATATCAAGATAATGCTGCATCAACTTGCAGCCTTGTTCCACATTGTATTCGATGTTTCGCGCCAGGCTATTCGGATCACCCATGAGCGGACTTACGCGCATCACGCCGATATAGGATGCATTCCGAAGGAAGTTGGCATCCCTAAAGTAACGCATGTCTTGCATCTGCATGACAGGTATTCCAATCTCTGTAACTTCGATTCCTCCAAGCTCTTTGTTGGCGCCCGGACCCACTTCATAAAATTGACGGAGCTTGGGGTCAAAAGCTCTGGCCAATGCTAACATGAGAGCTTGATCCACTCTGGGAGCCGTAAGATCCGATTGTTCATTGGACACATCTTGTGCTTTTTTCCGGATCAAGGTCTCCATGTCCTGAACAGACAAGTTGGCCACATCGACCGATTGAGGAACCGGTGTGGCGACAACAGGATTCTGTTGCTGCTGTTTGATTTCTTCGATATTATCGAGAACTTGCTGATCCGGATTTATGGATCCCGGAATAACCGTAGCCTTTCCATTCATCGAATCGCGCCACTCTGATGGAAGGGTAGAGTTTTCGGACAGATAGCGATCAAGCTCACTGCCAAAGTCTATCGGATCATCGTAGATGAGGAAAAAGTCCGGATCCACATATTCTCCATCATTCAAGTTTGGAATCTCAAACCCCGCTTCCCTGACTTCTTTATAAGTAGGAAGCTCTAAATCCGGATAGAGTTCAATCATAGACATAAGCTCTTTGATTTTTGATTCATAGATGGCGCGCTTTTGCCAATCCTGGTCGCTCATGAAATCAGCCAAACCAGCAAAGAAATCGGCATTGCGAATGAAAGGCTTGTCAAAAATATCCCACCATTGGTAGTTGCTGAGCTCAAACGGAATCGTCTTGTTGTTGGCCTTATCATAAAGCATTTGCACTTCTTCAAGGCGCTTGGCGGCTCGGTTAAATGCAGAGAGCGTCAGCGTGATTTCATGTACGCCTGGCATCCCTTCTACAGTCGTGGAAACCATATCTTCTACGACTACATACGTGCAGCCGAATAAACGTGTCAATTGATGATCGAACTGGATGAATCCATTGGACAAGACTTGATGATACTCCCGATTCAGATATGTAGAGCGGCGAACCAAATTCTCCAGACTGGCAAGAGCTTCCGGATCATCCGTTCTGAAGCGGGCAATATACACTGCATCTTGGGAGCCCAAATATTGATGTGTTGGCGACTCATGGGCCTGCAGCTGGACTGACGTGATAATGTTTTGGTAGCCGACGCTCAACTCTTCGAGTACAAGCCCCGGGATATCCCAGTTATCCATCCGGAACTCATAAGTTTGAAGCAGTTTGTAAATATCATCGGCGTACATGCTGTCGATTTCTTCATCGAACATAATTTGCTTCCATTCGTCAATCCAACCGGTTGGGATGCCGTCTTCATCTTTGCCGGCAGGACGCGGCACCGGAAAGATGCCGCCTATCCACATCCAGTCTTCTTCATCAAGTCCTGGCTTATCCTTTTTGTCATTGATCCATTTTTTAATGAGCGTGTTGCGCTTCTCGCGCCACTTCTTCATCATTTGCAAATCTTCTTCGGCCACAATGCGAAACATGAAATCGTTATGCAGTTCAATTTGCAGCGGCTCGTAGAACAAGATGTTGCGTTTGGGATTTGGCTCCAGGCTGCGGCGATAATACCATCGGAACAATGGCCAGTTAAACATCTCCTCGAAGCTTCGCTCTGATTGATCAAAAATGTAAGAGAAGGGATTAAAAGCATACATCTGCAGCTGAACCATAAGGCAGTGCGGGAATCCTTTAATCGTCTGCACAGAGATGCCGGCGATCGTTACCGCCTCAATTTGATACGTATCATTGAGCAGTTTATTGGATATCGGCAGAAATGGACATTTTCGCACTTGTGCGAGCAATGGCCGCAATTCATTATTAATGCTTTGCATGTTTGGGAAAAACAAATTGAGCTCAATAATATGATCAAAATATCCGGACGATTTCACCATGCTGCTTCGGCTGCGCAGCATGTTGATTTTTTCATTTTTCATCCGTTTGGTTACGGTTATCGCGGTTGGCGGTATATAGAATTGAGAGTCTCCAATTCGCAAATGATGATCACGCAACGCCCCGTACAGGGCGTCGCGATCATCATATCCAAGAGTAGGCATGGATTATCACTCCTAAGAGTATTGCTCAACTTTATCCCGATACCAAATCCGACTCAAATGGGCTGTATTGTCTGAATGATTCACGTTCATTTGCACTTTGCCGTTGTACCCGGATTGCTGCAGGGCTTGACCGATCATCGGACCAAAATTTTGAGACCCTTTTCCTTGAGCCGAAATGGTGATATTCGCTCCCGAAAATCCAGCGTCAATCGGCGTAATTGCAGGCATTGGCGTTCCGCCATACATCATCGATGCGTGCGCACGCGCCTGCTCTGCAGATTGGTAATCTGAATTGTAAGGCATTACAGGCTCACTATCGTTAAGAGTATTGTACCCTATAATACCTGCAAGCGCTAGACCTCCAATAAGAGCAGCTTTCTTATTCCTTGGACCATTTGGACCATTGAAGAATGCATCGAGTGATTGCGAGACTTTATTGTATGTTTTTGGTCCAAGCATTCCACCTGTTCCATCTTCAATGATTTCAGCAATGGTGCCGGCCGGTCCCTCCAGCCGCTTGGCCATCATGGAATCCAATCCAGGTTCAAGCGGACTGACCTTTCGATATTCCGGCGTAATATCCATGGGCTCCGGATATTGAATATCAAGTCCCGCTTCTTCTCGAAGCAGTCGCTGCAAAAGCCCCATGTATTGATTGGTGCCTGTCATATCTGGATTCTTACCCATGATGGTATCGACAATCTTGGTTAATCCATGATCTGATAGCCTCATGCCGCGGCTTGTTCCCGCGCGAAGCTCGACATTCTTGAAGTCTTCCTTCATGCGCTTCATGGCTTCTTGAAGATGGCCGGCAGCCATTTCCAAGTCATATTCTTTGGCAAAACGACCTTCAAAAAGCCGTTTGTCTATGTCGATTGCTTCCTTCCAGTTCCCATAACGAATAGCTTCCAGCAATTCCGAAGCACCGGATCGTGCCATGAGGACTTGACCAGTACCGTGTTTCGAGGAAATCGTGAGTTTCTGTTCTAAGCCCTCCCCGAGATTAAAGATCGCTTGTCTTGCCGCCTCATTGTCCGCATAGTAGTGGTTGGCAATTTGACGCATCATGTAGTTCAAGTCTGATGCTTGCCCAACCAACTCTTTACCGGATTTCGCAAGCATTTCATCAATTTGATTTGGAGCAATGGCCTCAATTCTTCCGGATTCGCCGGCTAAATCACGCAATCCGAATCTGCGCTCTTTTTCTCCATCCACTGCTTTTTTCATGAATCCTTCGATATAATCAGATGGATATTCTTCGCTATTTGCCAGCGCGCGCTGATATGCCGCTTCGTGCCGTTGGCGCCGAGCATATTCTTCTGCTTTATATCGTTGCTCCAATTCTTCTTGAACTTTTTCATCATGTATCGCAAGCAGCTGATTGTAGTCGCCATCCGAGTCAGCTGCAAGGAATTTGGCCAGAAGCGAAGTTACATGATGTTGCCCGGTGGCTACATTCTCGCTTACTTTCAGCCTGGCTACTTGTACAGCCTTATCTGTGAAAGTCGGATATCGCACATCGACCACATAGAAATCTTTTCCATTCACAATGTGATCGTAGACGCCAAGAGCCCTTGCTTCATCCGGAGAGATAAAGACATGTTCGCCTCCGAGTTGACTTGATATCGATGTCGGCAAAACCTTCGTGAGACCCGATGAGGAGAATGGCATATTCGTCTTAAATACACTTTCTCCTGTTTGTCCTTTGGAAGCTGTCACATGCTTTACCAAACCTTCGACATAGCTGTTTACCGATCTCTGAAGCCTTTCCATGGCTCGCTGACGTTCGATATCTGTGCCGGCCTTTCCAACCTCTGCTGCACGCCGATAAATATCAGCAATATGTTGCTGCATTTCACGCTTCCAGATCTCGTTCCCCTTTCCCTCATTTTTCATGAAGGGAACAAAGATGCGATTGATCTGTCTTCCATCCACATTGACCGTTAGCGGCGTTTTTTGACCACTGATTTCAGCATGCGGCAATTCCAGCCAGTATCCATGGTAATCGTTATCCTCGACCAGGCTTCGCAGATAGTCGTCATCCAGGATGGTGCCATAGATGGTCGCTCGGTTTGTATCTGTGGTCGGAAGCGGCAAGAGATCTCCCAATCGCACAGTCCGTTTTTCAAAATCCGGATCGACAGCTTGTTCTCCGTAGACAAGTCCGCGCAATGCATGCACCATGCTGATTGCTTCCTGGGCCCGGCCGGTTTCTCTGGCAGAAGTCTTCATGTGATTCCAGATATAATCAAATGTGTGATTATACCCTTTTTGTTTGAGCATTCCAAGTTCTCGGAACCCATACTTGACACCTTTTACTTCACCTTCGTTATACACGATGTTGACCATTCTGCCATCATCACTAATATCATAATTCAAGATGGCTTTTCGTTTTCCATCAACCATGGTGGAGTAGGTTTGAACTTGTGCTGCACGCATTGCCTGAATGCCCCATACAACGCCCTGTTCGGATGTCTCTGAAATGCCGAGCTGTTCAAACAGCTTGTAGAAATTCTCGACATTGATGGACCTGTATTTGTTTACCTTTGTGACATCAAGAAGTTCAACAGTTCCATCGGCGTTGATTGTGGCCTTCAAACCCACTCTTCCTCTGTTGATCATGGCCACGGCTCTTTTCTTGTCTTCTTCGCTCATCTGATCGACATAATATTTCAGCTTGTTTGCTTGCGCGCGCAAAGCGCCGCCAAAGTCTCTGTGTTTGGCAATATCAGGATTGTAAACCGCCCCGATGCCCTCTACACCAGTGAGCTCCTCCAAAAAGCGCTGGCCATAGCCGAACTCTCCGTTCAATTGCCCGCCTCCGATGGTTGTTTTCTCAATATCGAAGGTGAATTTATTGGCCTGCTCTTTGTATTCAATGGCAAATGCATTGTCGCTCATTTCTGATGCGATTCGTCCGACGTGCCTCTGATCGTAGAACACATCTTCCCGGCGGCCGTCAATAATCCGGTATCCAAGTCGCTCACCCGGCAAAATGTCAATATTTGTCCGGAGATTTCCATCCGCGTCGATGAATTTTTCATCCCAATAAATCTCGTCTCCTCGGTAAATTTTGTAGTTCTTCATCTTGAAGCGATTGACGAGATCCCTGTTCATCAGCGCTTGCTGCTCATAAACATTGGGATAGCGGACCGGATTGATATTGCCGCTGACATCAATAATGCCTTCGGATCGAAGAATGCGGCGTCCTTCTTCTGTTTCCATCATTCGCTGAATGGCCTCATCGACTTGAGCCTGACTCATGAGAGCCGTTTTAACATGCACTTCCCTCTTATACGGAAGCACTTGATCCAGTCGATCTTGTAATTTGGTTTTCACCATTGGCTCGGTACTGATCCAGGCTGACGACTCGTTCAGTATATTTTCGAGATCACGATCGATCGCATAAGAGTTCATAATCTGAACGGCATTATCCCGGCCCATATTGGTGAAATGACCATATGGGATCAAATCCCGGGCATCCATTCGGCTGGCACCGCCATCAATTACCACATCACTTTTGACTGCAGAATAAAACAGATTACCGATGCCGTTTGCTTTCGCCCACTGAGGCAGATCTTTACGAATCATGAACCGCGCTTCATCGCTTAAATCTTCGAGTGACACGAATGGATGAAGTTTCTTTTTATCCGCATTCAAAATAACCTCTTTGTTATAGAAGTCATCATCGGAAATAAGGCCGCGTTCATAGTAATCTTGAATCATTGCGGAGTGGGCATATACACGAGATTGCTTGGCCAAATCGGATTCGTTGCGCCGCACTTTCAAGTCATCATCCAAGTCCCGCTTCACTCCAGACAAGACGGTAACTTGATTGCGAACCAATCGCCTGGCCAGTTTATTTGCTTCTTCAAATTCTCCTTTTTGAATCGCCTCAACCATATTTCGATAATTCCATTGGTCGTTTTCAGCCATGAGTTTGGGATCTGTCAGCATCATCGCCAATTTCTCGACCGAAGAAATCTGACGATTCTCTCTATTGATGCGAATCACATCAGTTACCGCATTAAGATGCTGGTTTCCATACACAAGCGTTCCTTGCCGGCTGACAAGCGGCACGACCATTTCAAACGCTTTCGGATGGGCCTCGTTTGATCCTGAAATCAGATGACGCATGACACTCATGCTGTCCTCTTTGTTGAACATGGTAATGATAGCTTGCGTCCCTTCCCTGTTCATGGAAAGAACCGTCTGCATGCCTGGATTGATTTGGTTCAGATGACTGATGATTTGCTCCACGGCTTTACGGTTATTTGGATTCAATCCTGTAATCGGATGTCTGCGATCCAACTGATTGAAGATTTCCCCGATGTCGCCTTGAGACAAATCGGGCCTTACAACAAATCCATTATCAATCAAATATCCTTGCATGCCGCGCGCTTGCCCAATCACCGACTGAATCATTTGATGACCGGCTTGTTTGGATATTCGCTCTACGGATTCTCGCTTGCGAAGCGACTGTTCCGTGATGTTTTGCATCATCAAACGCTGATTTTCCATGAGATCAAGCGCCAGGATTTGAATGGATTGCGGGATGGTCAGATTTCGCCCATGATAATCCCGGATGAGATTTTGCATGTATTCGTCTTCGATGATGCCTGAATCGTTTAGCGAAGCAAGCAAGGTCTTGAACCGTTCTTCCCGTACCACCAATTTTTCGGACTCGGACAAATCAGCAGTATCGCTATTTACATATGAGCTTAATTGATTGATAGTATAATTCACATTTTGCAAGGTTACATTTCTACTCTTCCCTGTGATGCGGTCGCGGAATGTAAAACCGCGCTGCTCATAAGGAAGCGGTTCCCGAATCTCTTTATGATCTCCCGCAATTTCTTTTACTTGCTCGTGAAACAAAGCCCAGGCAACACTCTTTTTCTGCTCATCCAATCCGCTTTTGTCGATGGCGTCGATTGCACTTTGATACAGCTGCCGTTCTGACATCAATCTTGGCAGCATGCGCCAAAATGCTCTTTCCTCTGCTTCGTTGTATACCCATGTTTTTGATACCGAATCCCAAAGCGAGTTAAAGTCCATCAGCTCTCTCATTTCGTCCTTGTTGATCCGTTTCTTGAGCAACCTGCCAATAATTTTTTCACGGGCCTGCTCATATTTCTCTGGAGTCCAATGACGGATAAATTGTCCGTTCTTGATTGTCAGCTCGTCAAGACGCCGGGAGGCTTCAGCCTCAATGGCGCTCCACCGGCCGGCAGCAAATTTTTCATAGACCGCTGCATTTGCATACATGCGTCGAGCAGCCCGAAATCCTTTGGTCGCACTGTCATCCAAACTAAACAAGTTCTCATAGCGGCGACGTGCCAAATCGGATTCTCGACGATACTCAATCATTTTCCGCATTTTCTTGCTCAGGTTACTCACAGGCATGAAACTTCGGTGATAGAAATCCGCGATTTCATATGCTGCATTTTCGCCTTCACGCACCACAAAAGAACGAAGCGTTGGATTATCCGCGTTGACAAACTCGATGGCCCATCTTGGAATCCCGCCGGACGATAGGTCACGAATGCCGGCTACGCGATAAAACGATTCCGCGTTGATGACATTCTGATTAAATCCCGGTCGGAAGATTCGATATGTCCCATCTTCGGCCAACTCCGCCATGTAATCCAAATGACTGCCTTTATAGTTGCTGACTGCCCGGGTGGCAAACAACAGATCATTTGTCGTTAGCGGTTGATTGGAGTACATCAAGTAAGGAAACCGTTGTCCTAATTTTCTCGCCTTGTACCGCTCGTTCACTTCCATGTGCGGCAGCATGCGGTCAAAATATTCCCAGGTATTTGCCACGACACCGCCAACCCCATGCATGCCTGTATCCGCTGAAGCCGCGTGTGCATCTCCCGTATCCAATCCGAGCGTTCTGCGCCACTCTTGCAGCGTCCATGGACCTTCGACAAATGGCATGTCTTTTGTCCGGCCATAGATATCATGCAAATCTATAGGATTGCGGATGATGGATTGCATGACAGCTTGATAATCCATATGATATTTTGGACCTTGAATCTTGAGACCAACACGATCCGCCCATCGCTGCAGCGTCGGCAAGTCAAAACGATCACCGTTCATGGTGACAAAATAACTGTTGCGATGCCTGGAAAGAAATTCATTGTATTCATTAATGACTTCTTCATATCCAGCGCCATTCGCAATCAAGTTTTGCAGACCGCTGCGCATATGGCGAACAAACCGGTTTACATCTTGACTCAGAACGATTTGCTGAATTTCCTTGCCATGCAACACGCTGTGAATCAAGCTGTTGTGTCTGACCTCTTTTCCAAAGGATGCGGCCGTATATCCCTCCTCCGCGATCGAGGAATAACGAATCAAGTCCACCAGCGTTCGCTGTTGGCTAGGATTCAACTCATGAAAACGGCCGGTACGATACATGTAAATCAGATGATTCAATTCCCGCTGCATGATTTCATCCGGCCTAATCAATCGATTAAAACGAAGCCGTTTTGATTCTCCAATAACTTTGCCGCTTCGCATATTGATGGCATTTGCGGATATTTCTGACACAAAAAATTTATCGGATGCCGTATCTCCAAGTGTTTCAATATCCAATCCAAAGAATCGTGCATTTTTTAGCGTTCTTGTTCGCTCTGCAAAATGACGAAAAGTTTCGATATGACGTTGTGCATCGAATCGATAATCACTGTAAGGATCAGCATTGCTTACAGGATTCAAAAAACTCCAAATGGTGGTGCCGCCCATATTAATGACGCCATTCTTCAGCGGCAGCGCAGGTATTTTATTGATCGCATCGTTCAATTCAACAAGTGAAGGATTAATCTCATTGCTTCGTGTTGTCTTTGGTTTGTTAAACGAACCGTAAGCGGAGAGCACCACCCGTTTATGGCGATCGGCCGGCACATATTGCAAGCCGGCCTCGATCCCTTTGTTCACATTCTGAAATAACCTGTCATAATTCGTTTCATTTGTCGCCATGTTTTGCACCTCCACTTACATCAATGATGCCATGTTGTATCTTAAATAATTGTCGATCTCATCGCTGCGATCTTGCTGGTATTGGATCCCAATCCGTGTTGTGGATCCGGTATTGGGAGTCACCATGACATTGACATTTTTTAACCCTTGTCCTTCCAACACTTCTTGGATAGTGCGGCGCACTCTTTTGTAGCTGAATCCTTCGTTCTGATACAGATCATTTCCATAAGGCGTTAGATCTGGCGCCAGACGGGAGGCTTCAACATCATCCGGCCAAAAGTTAAAGTCGGAGAGATCCAGTTGCTGATTTTGAACCACTTTCAATTTGATGCTCTCCAAGTCAAATTCTGGCCGCCATCCTTCCCAATCTGCATCTGGAAGCACGTACTTTTGGAAGTATTCTTCAAGCGGCGGAACTTCTTCATCTCCATAGCCCCACAATGCTTTGTATATCCGCCTTTGATTTCTCGGAACAAGTTCCAGAATCCTCTCCCGGTCCCGCTCCGGCGCATTTACAAATTCGTCGAAAAACCACCGATCTTTCGTTGGAAAGGCGCGGGCAACCTTCATGCGATCGTCATACGGATCGATAGCATATAAGGTTTCTTCACTTTTCTCCTTATATTGTAACGCTTGACGTACAATATCGGGAAGTATTAATTCATCCCAACGGCTCTCTTGAATTTGAGCAAGCTCCTGATTGATTTCTCTTCGGCGTTCCTCCCAACCTTTGGGCTGAGTAATATACAGCCGCCGCTTTTCTTGCTCCAACTCATATCGGCGCTGCTTAACTTCAGCTTCTTTTTGTTCAATGTCTGCGAGTAGTGCTTCAACATCATAACCTTGTGCAGCGGCTTCTCGCTTAGCAGCCTCATACAAGCCAGTATATTTCATATACTTCAAGATGTCGAAGTATTCATTGATGTCATGCTCGATCCGTCTCCGTTTCGGGATCCATACTTCTCCATCATGAGTATATTCGTAGTGCCTTGCATATGCATGGCCGAGACCGCCAATCAGTGCTCCAACGATGGCTCCCGCGCTAGTGCGTCTTTTACCGCCTCCGCCCAGCACGGCCATAATCACCCCGCCGATTAAACCGCCGCGCATCATCGACTCCAGCAGATCGTGACGAAACGCAGCCTGGAAGCTTGGGATCAAGTAGTCACTTGTCAGGAAGTTGCGCCAAGTTGCCCAATCCTTTCCGTAAATCTGGTCTCGCTCGTATTCTTCAAGCGCTGTGCGCACTTGCAGAAATTTGGTATTTAGCGCCGATTCAAAATGCGCGATGGATTCCCATCTTGCTCCTTCAGCGATCTCATCAGTTGTAAAGCGCGCGTGAACCGCCGGCGCCGAGAAATCCGTCAGATTCTCTTTCATCAGGCCGCGGCGCAGGATTTCCTGGTTGATGTTTTTCAAGCCATCAAAGACAACGGCGCGCATCGTCTGATACGTATCATCTGATATTCGCCGGCTTTGATCCGCATCAACACCGATTGTGATTTTATCCCCTACACTGATATAAGATTGCAAAACACCTTCCGCATTCGGCCGATAATCTACGCCGGCAAGCCGAATTGGCGTATCCCCAAATTCCTTCGTGAGAAACGTGTAATCATCCAGGAACTTGGTCACAGTTACTTGATATTTTTCAATATCTGCATATTTGAATCGGTAATCCACAAATTCATATTTTTGTTTTCGCCTCGCAACTTGCCGTTTAATCTCGGCGATTTGTTTACGAAGTTCCGGATCCGTAACGTTGGCCACCACATAATCGCGCCAAAATTTATATTCATCACTCCATGGCGCCACATCAGCCAGAATTTTGAACTTGTCGAATGCACCGTAACGTCCGGTTTCATCCGGATGCAGCGTATTCAGTTTTTCATATGCTTCACCGGGCAAGCGATATTCTCCATGCTCAATTTTCGTGTAGGGATCGCCTACCTGGAAATTGATAAAGTAATTTGCTCCGGGGAGCCAATCTGGCATTGTGTTGCGAACCGGATTATAAGTATCCAGCTGCCCGTCATCGCGTCGAATGAAACGCCGGCCAATTTCGGAGACTGGTCCTCCGAGCGAACCAAGATTCATTCCCCAAAAACGGTTTGACAGGTTATTGGCTGCATCCGCTTTTTGGATGACCATTTCGCCTGCATAGGTGTTGTCTCCGACGACCTCCTCAAACATCCACTTGTAAACCCCAAGCGGTTCTGTCCAGTTTTGCGCAGTTTCTTGGATTCGCCAATTGAGACTTGTCGGATCATTCAATTCGCGCAGTTTTCGATTACGCACTTCGTTTTTGTACGCAAACTCCTCGGTTCTAAGTGCGCGCGGACTTGTATCCAATATGGGCTCGATTGGAGCAGCCATTGCAAACAGCTGATCAATGGAATAGTCTTCTTTTGCAATGCTGGACGGCACATAGATTGCTTGTCCGCTGGCGATTTCTTGCGCCACATAGGCACCTGTCGGATTTCCTTGGTCGTCTAATTCATTGGCGACAAAATATCGGATACCTTGCTCTTGACCGATTGTTTCCTCAGCTCCAGTCAAACCCGCAGCATAAGAGGATCCGTAATCGGTTGGTCCCGCATAAACGATATGTTCAATTCGGCCGGCTGGAGATATGCGAGTCACAACCGGTGCCGTCGGTCGATCACCAAGTTCCTGATTTTCAGCATCAACCAAGACGGGATCGCCCCAATACTCCGGATGCATATAGCGCGATGGCTTGATCAGCTGTCCGATCGTCGCATTCCCAATATCACCAAAAAACATCGTGTTCGGGTTAAACAGAGAACCGGTAATCAAGTAAGGGCGATCATAGTAGTGTTTTTGTTCCCAGTAATATTCATTTCCGTTCAGGACTCGTTTGAAGATCCCAAGCGGGTTTTCAAAGGTCGGCAAAATGTTCATTTCACCGTACCGTTCTTCGCCCGTCAGGTTTGTATTGGAATGTTCCCAATCACTCATCGCCAAACGCCATGCATTCGGTCTGAACTCTGTAATGCGATCGCCGCGATAAGCGGACTTGGAGCCCCACAGCCACCACCGGCTCTTACGCACCTCATCCACGCCATTCATCAGATAATCCGCGTACTCTTCAGCCGTGTACGTATCCTTCTCATCGATCGGCACAGTATTGCCCGTCAGAATATTGCCAATTGCTTCGATGGGGCTTCCGGATGTAAAGACAGCACCAAGAACATGCCCAGGTCCAAATTCACCAATCCCGGGCAAATACCATTCAGGCATCGCATCAAAATGCTCAATGCCCGGGTAAAGCATGCGTCTTCGAGCAAGGTCATCATTGACACCCATAGCATCTCTTGCCATGGCTGCCTCCAGATTTTCTCTTGCCCGCATGTTCTGCCATCTTGCTGTGATTCCCATGCCGGTATGTTTCTGCAGCTCATAATCGGCATATTGATAAGCTTCATACCCCAGATAAATTGGCAAAAATCGCTTCAAGAACAGAGATGATACGGTTTTCAGCGGACTGGACAGTGAATCCTGCGAAAAGCCAAGCCCCCAATCGCCGAGCGCATCCTGCAGACGGAACCATGGATACTGGCCGCCAAAAATCGAAAGTGTTGTGAAATCCTCCATATTTCGCCGGCCTGTGGTCCAGCTGAGCTGCTTCGCAATATCTTTGATGGTGTTGATGCCATCCCATCCGTTAAAGGCCTTGTTGACATATAAAAACTCGTCATTCACCAGGTTCGGCGGCTTCTGTCCTGTGAATTTTTCATAAATCGGATTCGTGCGTCGTACCGCTCTTAATACATCTTCACGAAATTCTTGAGAAAATGTGCCTTGTCCTAAAATCAAATGATTGACACTATCAACGGCAAAGGCTGGATTATCGTAAAACTGTGAGCTGGCTCGACGCAGCAGATGATGATTGAGCAGGAAATTTGCGTTTTGCGCATCGGCCGACAAAATGTCTCCGCTCCGATACAAGTCATTGAAGATCTTTCTGAGATTTAGATTGGGATGACTTGCGTTATTCTCCGTTATCTGACGAATCAGCTCAAGACTAACTTCTCTCCGGATCCGATCGTGTCCGCTTTGAATCCGGGTATACTCATCAACAAGTAAGTTGCTCTCGCCAATCGGCCGCTTCGCCGCAAGGAACGAGTCCGGATCACGGCTGTACTTGCGCCAGATTTGGCGAATGACTTCTCCGGATTGACTTTCCTGATAATTTTCTCCGAAGAATCGAAACAGCTTCATGATATGTTCTTCATTGGAGAAATTAATGCCGTTCTTCTCTAAGAATTGCTGAATATGCCCCGGCAGATACGTGCGAATCCTATTTAGCACACGCGGCGACAGCTCAACACTGTATTTATCAAAATAGCCGCGAAGCGCGCGCAAGCTCTCCTCATCAACACCGCGATGCATGGCAGTGGTTACGATATTGCGCTCCCATTCTGGGTTCCAAATCTTTGTGATTTGGCTAAGCAGCTTGGGGCCAATCGCATCCTTGTCTTGCCGACCCAAATCGAATAACTTTTTGAATCGGCCGCGCGTATCTTCTTCGATATCCATAATGCCGCCTGTGCTGCGGTGAATTTTTGCGATCGTACCGAAGCGAGAGGATGTTGCATACATCTTTCGATGAGGATTAAGAATCTCCAAGGCTCGGGTTGGATCATTGACGGCCGCGGTATCCATCAATCTCACAAAGTCTCCGTTGATGAATACCAGATCCTCGTCCAGCGTACTGTTGATGTCTTTTCCCATTTGTGCAAGAAGGCTTTGATGGCGCGCTCCCATCGATACAACACGAAAGCTTCCGACTTCCCTTGCTTCCCGGATATTGATTTGATCCCGCAGGTGAAGCAGTCCGCCGGGCACCGTATTAGCTGCCTTTTTCTTTAGACCGAACATCATCTCGTCGAATACTTTGTAATCCGTATAATCAATGATGTTTCCTGCGCTGTCGGTTTTGACATACAAATTGGCATCGAAGATTTGTTTGCGAAAATCATCATGCCGGCGAATCATGTCATTAAGTTGGGCGACGGAATCCGCATCCAGCTGTATTCTTCCCGAGCTGTGCATAGCAAGAACATCTTCAACGGTTGCTTGCCGCTGTCCGCGAATATACCGGCTGAATGCAAATTCCCGCTTTACGACACCTTCTGCATTTGCTGCTGCCATTGTTTTAAGTTTGTCTTGCATGACATTAACGTATTGGCGAAACTCATCGCTGGTTCGGTAATTTACATTTCGCAATGCGTTCCGTGCATCCAATGCATGATCGATCAGGCTTTGTTCAATGCCCTGCTGATGCAAGAGTCCGCGAAGCTGATCGTCAGTATAATGACTCAAAAATCCAGGATCTTCCCGCCAACCAACCTTCATTGCCTCACGAACACGCTGCATGGGCGCGTTGCCAGCGCGCCGTTCCAGCTCCAGCATTACATCGCGGAAGCGAAGCCGATTTTCAATGCGGTAAGGGATATCATTTTGCAGCCGCTGATTGACTTGCCGAATATACCGCAGCATATCGTATTCATTTTCCGGATCCCGCGCAGTAGCAAAATCGCTAAATTTGGACCTACGTTCATCCACGATGCGCCGGCGCCGCTCTGCAAAGTCACGCATCATTCTATCCAGGCGAGAAACGCTCATATCTTGACGCAACGCTCCCTGATGATCGAGCGTTTCTCGCAGGGCTAGAAGCGACCCCTTTCCTTCAATCTCAAGAAATCGAGCAAACCGTTTCAGTGCTCCGATTCGATGCAGGACCGCTAATGCACCGACGCCAATGGCGGCATTAACAAGCAATGAACGAGCAGGCGATTGATCATCTTCGTCACTTGTCAAGAAGCGCGTAAGAGGCCGTTCATCTGTGCCATAATACTGCGCATACCTGGATTGTCCTGTTTCATCCGCCATAACATTCACCTGCTTTTCTTTGCATTATTCAAAATCCCCTTTCAGCTCCTCCTCTGCTCGGAACCAAGCCAGCTCTGGGAATATGTCATTCATCGTGTTCGGTTGATCCAAATTGACGGGTCTCCCTTCGGCTTGCGATAACATCCTCTCCACTTCTTCTTTGGAAAGCTGTTGATTTTTAGGGGAAACAGAATTAGTTTCTTGGACCGGCGGAGGGCTTACCGTATGTTGTTGCGGCTGCGCACCCGATCCAGGTTGATGATTTGCACTTGTCTCCTGTTCAATCGGAACCAGCTGCACGCCTCTCAAATTCACCAGTACCCATTCTGCCCGCGCAAGATAATACATCATTTTCTTGACGGACCAACTCTGAATTTCTTCCATTGAGATGTTCGGGAAAGCTTCATGAATAATCACGTCGGCTTGATAATCGAATATTGTCATATCTTGACGATATTGTTCCAGCAGCGCCTTCGCTTGGCCCTCTTGCAATCCGGATGCTTCAAGAATGAAATTGCTGATCGTTTCAGCAATTCCGGCAACATTATCAACAAAGTCATATGCTTGAGGATACAGTACTGCCTTTTGGCAAATAGCTTCCTGCATATCACTTATATTTTCTACGGAAAGAAGAATCTCTTTATATTCTTCTCGGCCAATGACCCGGAACACAAACTGTTGCTCCAGAATCGTTACTAAATAAACTTCCTCATACATGGATTTCCATTGTGCAATCTGTTCGTCACTCAGCATATCGATCCGCCCTTATATAAAAATCAAGCAGGACTCGACAGCCCTGCTTCGTTCTCATTGTTTAGAGTTTGATCGGCGCACTTTGGGCGACGAAACCGGATTTATCCATGATATTTTCAGACAGCAAACTTGGAACGCCGGCTTTTTCCGTCTGCAGCATTTCCCGTGTCAAATTGCGCGGATACAATACGCACATCACCGTGATTTCTTCTTCCCGGTCCATGGTGGTCAAGCTTTTATTATTAATGAGCGCATTGTATTCCCTGCGCTCCAGTACGCGCCAAATGTACACTTCATTTTCAATCGGCGTGAAATAGACGCCTTTGGGATATTTTTGTTTCCATTCTTCAACTTCCCGTCGCGTTGGACCGAATCCATCGAAGATGGGCGAGTTCCATTCTTCCTCTGTGTATCCAAATTCATTTACCGGCTCTTGCCTTTCTTGCTGATTTGCATTCCCGTTCTCAGGCTCTTTATTGGGATCCATGGGCGATTTCACTTGCTCCTCTTTCATTTTCGTTCCCCTTCCTCGAATCATTTTGTAATGCATTATTTTATTTTTATTATACTTGATTATTCTAGCGATATAAAGGCCCATTTAAGTCTCTTGCAATAAAGCCATAGTATTCGACGATTGGCATCCCTTGCGCATCCGTTCCAATCCCGTGTTTGATCATGCTGTTAATTTGAACCCCATTTATGGTCTCCACCGTGATATTTGGCGGTTTGCGGCTGAGACTTGTTGTTGCGAAATTGGGCAGATTCGGATTCATGGCTTCGGATACTGCGCCATAATTGATTTTAATGTCAAACCCGATCGGATCGTGACGGAAGTACGTACTTGCGCTGGATGACAGCAGATTCTTCTCATCATCTTTCAAACCCCATAATGCCCGCTCATAATCATCGGCAATCTGATCGAAACTCTCTTTTCCGTACATGCTCAAAATCTCATCGAGCTTATATTTTTTGAAGTCATCCGGTTTGATGACACCTTCTTTTTGAGCGCTTTGCACTGCATACATCACGGCATTGGCGTTTTCTAAAATCTGCTGCAGATATCCGACTTGCTTGAAGTTAATGCCAAATGATCCTTGAATCAGTCGGCGACCGCGCGCAACTGCATCAAACGTATAAGAAGCATATCCATAGATCGGTAATACTTCTTCCTGCAGCTGAAAATTGAGTGATATGGCCTCATCCACCCAAATATCCCCGAAGAACAAATTCACATCTGCACCGGAAAAATAATCCTCCGAAAACAATTGGTATTCCAGCCTTGTGTCCGGCCGTCGATACAAATTTCCTTGCGGAGCCGGTTTCATGCCTCGAAAGTTACCGTATAAATTGTATGCCATTACATACCCGCTCCTTGTCTGATCCTTGTCAAAGGATCAATATCGAGTGCATAAAACTCATAAGTGTTTTCGATCAAAAGGTTGTTGGCGGACAATACTTTGCCCTCAGTATAGGTGGTGATGCCGTAGATCGTCATCTTGCTTCGCTGCCCATATTCGTTTGCCATACTGATGGTGACATCAAACATTGGCATTTCATCCATCAGCATTCGATAGCCTTGTGCAGCCACTTCTTCCATCGCCCGATAAACGATTGTCTCATCGAAGACGGTGAAACTGAGAATCCCGGTAATTGTCCGCGCGCCGCGGGTAAATCCTTTCATGGTATGGCGACCGAGCGCTCGAACAGGATATTTTTCTCTGAATACGGAATACGAAATCGTTGACAGCTCGCCAAATACAACCGGACCTTGGCCTGGAATATTTAACGTCGCAACCATGTCGGTTCCGCCATAACTGGTGAATGTTCGCATGTATTCGCTCGGCATGATTCTTGCCATGATTCTCACCTCTTTCCGGTATGTAAAATGGGACAGCCGTACAGCTGCCCCATTGAAATTGGCGGCTTATGCGAACAAGTTTTTGAAGTAGTTCCCAACCGTCCCGTTGTAGGAGTCTTCGCCGGAGTTGCGGAGGTTCTCCTTTGGCGTAACTCCTTTGATCTTGCGGGCAACCCAAGTATATGCTTTTGCCGAAACGACATCATCAACAGAGAATCCGGAACCTTCGTTCAAAATTTGAACGCCATAGATCTCCATGCCTGCACGTTGGCCGAACTCGTTTGCCATCGAGATCGAGATATTGAACGGCATCAATTGGTCTGCATACTCCGGAGTATAAAACCCGGTAATTGCAGCATCATTGAACTGACCTTCGCCTTGAACGTTCGCATAACCCAATTGCGTCATCACATCATCCCAGGCTCTTACGCCGTAGCCGCGCTCGGTCCCCTTGAGTCCTGAGAGGATCGCATTCTCGTATGGATCCATATTGGCGACAAATTGCTGGAATGTTTGCATGATCGGCGCGCCCTGATATTGCTTTTTCATTTCATCCATCAATGCATCGCGGTCAAACTGGGTGAAAATCAGTGAACCGCTGATTCCCCTTTTGCCGCGGCTAAAGCTTCTTGGATCCGGAGAACCCATCGTGTAAATTGGGGCCACTTCACGGACAACTGAATAGCTGATGGCTTGCAATTCGCCAATCACCCGGCCGTTAAAGGTTGCCACAATATCCGCTCCGGAAAAAGAACTGAACGTTCGAGTATATCCTTCCATGTTCGGTCCAGCCATAATGATTTCACTCCTTTGGTTTAATTCATGCGGGAGCTCTACAGCCCCCGCATGGTTGTATCATTTTGGTGTTGTTTATTAAACTAAACCAAACCTTTAGGAAGCTTTCAGCACAACTGAGGTCAAGAACTTCCTCGTTTCAAATTGCGGCACAAGCTCCAGCGTGACAAATGCATTGCCAAGCACGGCATCTTGTACAGAGCTGTAGATCGTGAACTTGAAGCGCTGAATGACACCAAGCTCCTTCAGGCGATCCAGTCCTGCCTGGATTTCGGCCGACAGCGCATTTCGCTGTGCCAGACCATTTGGCAATCCGATGAACGGGTCAGCCTTTTTGCGGATGAGTTGAACCGCTGTGTGCGTGATTCGGAGCGTGGAAAGACGAGTGTAATCCGAAGTCGGGCTTGCTGCCGTGATGCCGTCTTTTACCACAAACCGAGATGAGTTCCCGGCATTGCCGCCGAAAATCTTACGGTCAAACGTCACGTATCGACCGCCTACAAGCTGATTGTGCTGCGCTTCCGACAAAATGTAACGGAGTCCGGTCACTGAATCCAATGCTTGGTTCGTAGTTGCCACTTCCGGATTCAATGTCGTAATCAGAGCGCCGTAGATTGTTGCCCCGCTCGTAACATAATTGCCGAGCTTGTCGCTCGATTGGCCAATCTCAGGTCCGAACAAAACGCTGATATAGCGGCCGACATCAATTCGATTGCCTTCATCATCCAGGACATATTCGAAGTTGGCCTCGTTGTACATGTAGTGTTCGTTCGTATAATCCAGGCGGATACCTTGCTCTTTGTACAAAGCTTGCCGGTCATCGCTGAGGCTTTGCGGCGAGATGGCGCCCGTCAGCAAATCTACGTACTCTTGTACGGCCACCAGGCTGGAATCCAGAGCCGGTGCGACGCCGATTACCCCGATGGTCTCCCACGTTTTGGCCGTGACCACCGCGCAGTGTTGTGCCAGCTGTGTTGCGAAGTTCTTGTTCGGCTGCTCGCTATCAACAACCGTGTTTGCATAAGCATCCAACAGCACGATAACATCCACGACATAGTTCTCCAAGCTGGAGTAGATGCCTTGCTTAACCAGCTTGGTTTCACCCTTCGCATTTTGTTCGTATACGCCGCCCAGTTTTTCAAACAGCTTTTTCATGTCCTCTTCTTTGGTAACATCGAAAATGCCGTCTTGGCCAAGCCACGGATAACGTTCAGGCGTATGCTGCGGAGCCGAAGGATCTTCTTTCAGGACACTCGGTGCCTCTTGTCCAAGATAGACTGCTTCCGGAATAGCCCCTTCGCCGGTTTGCAGCAATCCTTTAATCGGTACACTGCCAAATGCGTTGTCGCAAGACAAGTACACGATATTGTTCATCGGGTCATTGTTGACATGCTTGATGAACTCGCGCATCGTGCGCACTTTGACTTTTGCCAGATCAGCCGTCTTGTACACCAATGCTTCATCCGATGCATACAGTTTCTTTTCTTCCGGTTTGAAGAACGTGATAATCTTTTCATTGTCAGCCGCATGCTCCGGATCGATTTCAACTTTCACGGATACACCGCGAATAGATTCGGGATCATAAATATCCGTCAGGCTGCCGTAAATGGAACCCGGATATTTCCCTTCAACGACCAGTTTCGGATCCTGCACAGTGCTCGCCGAAGTCTTATAGGAAGCAAACAATTGCGCTCCGACCGGAACCGCACCGGCAAATACCGTCACTTTCTTGTTGATCGCGCTGTAAGAGAAATCAACGCCTTCAACAAGCTCGTATTTGTTTGTGCCAACCATGTAGTAGACCTTGAAATTTTCCGCTTGCGGCGTGTAGTTCAGGTCATACTCGGCATCAACACCCGGGATTCGCTCCGTCACTGAATTTTCATTGATCAGCGACGTATACCAGGCATATTCCACCATGACCTGCACGTTGCCGGTAATGCTTGGATACGTCCCTTTTGCCACTTCTGCATCATAAGCAGCTGTGAAGAAAATTCCGCCGTCCGCATAATCTTGATCAGACCATGGATCTCTCAGCGGATCCGCCACTTGACCTTTACCCACGCGATAGATATACTCGCCGGTCGGCGTCATAGATGGAATGGTATACACTTCATTATTCGTCAGGTCTTTCACCACGACGGTTGGGATATGGCCGCTTTCCAGCTTATTGGACCAATTGCGGCGAGACGAATAGAAGTAGTGCGTATTCACGGTGTCCCGTGTCAGCGTATAGTCCGGATCGCTGTAGTCCGGGATGTCGCCTGAATCTCTCTTCGGAACCAGCGTATAGCTTCTGGTTTCGTAATTGTAGGTCACTTTAACATCATCCATCGGCCGCATTTTATTGGCATAAAAGTAAGCCTTCTCTTGGCCGGGCGTGCGATCCACATAATCCAGGGCATTCGCAATAACCGTCGAATTGTTTTCCTTGTCGATCGCTTCGATCTTTGTAATTTCAACGAGCTCACCTCCGGCCGGAACATTCAGATTCACGCTAAACGCCGTGTTGCCGCCCGCATAATCAAGGAACTGCTCCATGTTGCGCGCAATATCTTTGGCCTTCAGTTCCGTCCGCGCGGATACGCCATCGATGCGCAGCAAACGAACATCTTCGTTGCCGGCGCGAATCGCTTCATACATGCCACGAATCAGGCTTGCTCTGACCGGTTCTTTCGTTCTGCGGTCCACCAGTCCGCCGAACAGTTTTTCAGCGGATTTGATGCCGATATCACGAACCGAGATCGGTTCTCCTACAGGACCATCCACCGCACTGCCAATGAGCAAAATCGATTGCGTATTTGCTGCAAGGCGCTGATCACCAGCATAAAGATTCCCATCTTCATAAGTGACTTTGACACCAGGGAGATTTTGATACTTCTCTGTCTGTGCCATGTTTTTCTCCTCCTTTAATTAAGCTTGGGGCTTGACTGCTTTTGCTTGAGCAAGGATCTGCTCAATTTGATTTAGGAATACAGGGGTGACTTTTTCAAACCGCATTGTATATTGGATCGGCCTAACGGCAATTGGGAACCGATAGTCCGTGATCACCTTATCAGATTCTTGGGCGTAAAAAAGCATTTCTTGAACACCGTTTCGCTTGAAATAGCCTTTATACATCTGAATAAAGTCATCAAGCTCATCTACGATGTAATCCGCATCTTCTGCGGACGTGGAATAAACGGTAAACTCCACCCAAACATCAAAAATTTGACCATAGAGTTGAACATATTGATCTGGAACATAAGGATGACGAATCGTTGTTCGAATCCTTGGTTTAATATCCTTGAAATCCTGATTCACCAGGCGCCGCAAAATCTTGAATGTAATCAAAGGAAATTCAGCTTCATCATCCAATGGTGTGTCCCGCTTAATGATTCCAGGCTTGCCAGCCAACTTCCATAGTCGATTCAGATCGTCAATGAAGCTTAGGAATGTGGCGGCTTTTTCCGATCGGAGCCGAGCATCAAGGTAAGGATCTTGCTCCGGATCATAGCCGTCTGCATAGATTTCCTGATTCATCTTCTCACCCTCACTTGTACCGTAGAACTCATGCGATACACCGAAAATATAGGCACAATCTCAATATCGGTGCGCATATAAGGACCATCAGCATAGACTTCAAAAGTTCCAGATGTAATGCGATTCAAATCAATATAAGATTGAATCGTACTTGCAGCAATGAGCCGCAAATCCTCAAGAACAGGAATATATCCAACGCGCCCCACCAAAAGATCCTGCTTCTCGGCAATCTCTTGAATAAGCCATTGTGCGATTCGAAAATTCGCAATGTGCTTATGCGCACTGCCTGGTGTGGAGACCGCACAGCTTGATGTTGCACATACAACGCCTTTCTTGAATGTTTTTTTGAAACACACAATTCCGGCCGCACCAAGCTCATCTATTTCTTTATTGCTATATTCGGTTGCGAGTTCTACATCAAGAGTTTTATTAACAGGACTGATTTCAGGATTCAGTGAAGACAAGAACCCGGCATATACCGCGGCAGCTTTCTTCTCCTTCATCTGATCAGCAACGACGGAAAGATATTTTCCTTGCTCCTCGATGCCATCTTCAACAGGAACTGACAATTTCATGATTGGAATATATAACTCCCGAAGGTTGTCCATTTCCTTTGATCCAGCATCGAAAAAACCATGGATGAGCTGCCCCATCTCCTCTTTTTCTTTGGCGAACGCAATAAACGATGAAATCAGCGAACCTGCTTCTGAAAAAGTGAGCCCATCATTGTAAATCAGGTCGAATGGAAATTTAATCAGATAACCCCATGCTTTTTGAAAAGCATTTGGTTCAATCCTCATCAGATAAACCCCAGAACTGTTGCCGGCAGCCACATCATTCAGACGATCGATCAGCGGACCAGAGCCAAATACTGCCTTGGCAATCTCTACATTAGAGATGGGAATTGGGTTGTATAATTCGCCTTGGGTTGACTCGCCAAGAAGCACAAGTCGCTTTCCTGTCGGCAAATACGTGGAGAAGTAGCTGTTTGGCAACTGGATATACTCAATGCTCTGTGAGGGCTGCATCATCTTCACTACCTTTGTAGATCGACCGTGTATACACCTGATAAAATTCGACCCGACCATTCTTCCCTCGCTTCACTGCTGAATAACTAATTTCCTGTTTATCCAAAATGCGAATCGGGTTGTTTCCTTTCCATTCAATTTCGAGGATCAAATCGTTATCTTTTGGGTTCACATCATGCTCGAAATAGTAGATGTATGCTTTGGGAACCAGTCGGCCCGCCGGCGTCCCCTGGTTCACCCCTGAAAGCGTCATCGGCTCTGAATTGGGTCTTCGGAACGTTCGGATCTTATGAATGGTCACGCAATAACCGGTCCCGTAGCATTTGGGGCATCCACCTCCAGACTCCCCGCTTCTTTCCACATAACATTCGCATCGAAACCTTATGTCACGCCTTACATAGATCACCGGATAACCGACTTGATCCAGAAGCTTGGCAAGATCAGCGCGCAAATCACGCATCAGAATCCACCCCTATCATCTGGCGTTACCGTGTTTCTTCGGAATCCAGCAGAAATCGGAGCTGCGTATCCACGGCGATCACGGTTCATCAAATGATCCGTCCAGTATTTCGTTTGCAATTCCACTTCATTCATCATGGCCTTAATCGCATCCAAGACCCCGGCCCCGATCAGCTTCGGATCCGCTTTCTCGGAAACGCTCAAATCGCCAAGTGAAGTCATCAGTTCGCTGGAAATACTGAACTCAGGATCGCCAAGTTTCATTTTCTCAGCAAGCCGAATGTAGAGCGTTCCAAGCAAAAATCTGGCTGCCTCATAAGGCACATATCGCGTGACACCAAAATATTCGGTCCTTGAATCCAGGAGCGGCCGAAAACGCGGACTATTCACGTCAGGATGCATATTCAGAAGCACATAAGCCTTTTGTCCGGCGTCTCGAAGCGCAACATACACTTCATGAATCGTAAAATAATCACACAAACTCTTCATGATGTTTTGCACTTCAAGGAGCTGGTTGCCAAAAAGAGGACCATACTGACTGGTAAAGATCTTCTTGATCTTTTCCTTCGGGCTTAGTCCAGATTCTGACTTCACAGATGTATCTACAACAACCGTATAGGTATGGTTGTACTGGAAGCCGTCTCTTGGCCTGAAAACCAGTTTCCTTGCCTTAACATCGGACAGCTTTGCATCCTCTAAAGTCATTCTTGTGCCATCTGCGGTTTCCACATAAATAGTGCCCGGCATTCCATATACTGCAGAAGGTGTGAATGATTCAACAGGAATATTTAACATACTGCCATCACCTCCCATGAAATTTCGGCTTGAATCTTTTGGCGATGGCGATGTAATCACCGGGCAAAAACATAAAAACAGCCTGAAAGCAGATTCTTTGGCCTGTTTCTTCCAGTGTAACACGCGCAACGCCATAATGACTATTTTCATCAAAATAATTCAAGGGATACCGTACATGCAAAATCATTGGAATCACAGCAATATCCTAGCTTTAGTCAATAATTCTAAAATAATCATTGAGTTTTTGCTGTATTCTCGAACGATTTCACTGCACCATCACCCTTCTTCATCGTTATGTAACGCTCTCCAAAACACTTGGAGAGCATAATTGTTAATTCCTTTGAGCTATGACATAAAAGCTGCTGCTGTTAATGGTGGACAGATCCAGATCGTCATCAAACTCAACCACGATCTCAGTTAACGGATTATTCGTGATGTCATACGAGATAGGAACGTTCACTTCCTGATCGGCCGGCGTCATTGAAACAACGTTGAGTGATTCCTCTTCTTCTTCTGAGCCGCCAAGTTCATCTTTGATCTGTTCCAACTCCTCATCGAGACCATCCGAACAACCCGGATCGGATCCATTTGGAGGCTCAGGATCTGGATGTTGATGCTGTGAGGATTTCTCCACATAGAACTGGATCGGCTTGGAGTACGAACTTTTCTCTCCGCTGTGATTCACCGTGCGGATACGTGCATAATAGTTGCCAGGCTCATAAGAAATATCGGGAGTTACTTGTGTCTCATAAACGCGTGATTCGCCCCGCGGCCATACCAACACATCAAATGTATTGCTCCGAGAAATCTCCAACTCATAGAAGTAAGCTTTTTCTGCCGCATTCCAGGCAAACGACACAGGACCGGTCAAGGAGGTTTGATGTGCAGGAGCGGTAAGTACCGGCGGCTTAATGTGATCAACGTCGGCAGTATAAAACTCAAAAAGATAGGATTGTTCAAGGAACCGGCCAGTAATATCCTTAATCCCGTTCTTACCCCCAACAAGCTCAATCTGATAGTGCGTATTTGGACTAAGCTTGTTTTCGGGCTTAATCAGGAGAACTTTATTCCGGTATTCAAGTGTAATCGATTCGCTTCTTTGCTCTTCGACATTAAGCAAGATCACATTTTGCGGCAAAATGGTATCTGTAACAATGTCGATGACAAAGTAAATCTCTATCGTAACATCTTGCGGGACGGCCACCGCGAGATGATTGGGAAAAGTTCTTAATACGAACTTCATTGCTGCGGATCCATGGTTTTATAGTTTACGACGATCACCGCACGATCAGATGGCGCTTCAGCAAAGACAATGACCTTTCCATTGATCACATAGTCTTTATCTACGCCACGCATCATGAACATGCCGTCTTTGAAGATTTGTTCACTTTGCGGGATCGGCGTGTTACTCAAAACAAATTGCTTATTTTCGCCGTCTTTTACACCCATTGGCTCTTCCTGGCTGATCTGACGGGTGCCTGAAAACTCTGGCATAACGCCAATTTTCACACGATACTGCGGGAACCTATCATGCTGAACGACTCTTGCCATATCCTTCCCTCCCTATTTCCACTGTACGCAGAAATCGTAAACAACCGGCCGAACTGTTCCTTTATACAAGCAATCGACCTTGATCTGAAGAAATTTGGTCGGCGCCGGCAAATAAATGGGTTCGTCCAAATTGCACGGAATCCATGGGCCGGCCGACCCTGTTCGATAATTGAATTGGACCTTCGCATCATTGGCCGGATCTTCTTCAATATTGCCGTACAGGTAAATTTCGCTTGTTGGAGCAGGCAGTTCCAAGAGGGTAGTGATCCAAGAGTCGGCATTAATCGAGTACGACAGTGGGTTTAGCACTGCCGTACTCGACGGATCGCGACGACTCGTATCGATGAAGGGTTCGGCGAAGTACATTTGATAAGGCGACACCATCAGCAACATGTCATAGCGCTCATACATGGTTTTGAGCTTGATCGCTTGTGAGATGTTGGATTGCATGGTATTCAGATGGAAGTCATGCAATACCTGGCCATCCAGAAAGCTGATCCGCTTCATGTAGTTGCCTGTTGCCATTATCCTTCACCGCCTATCTTAGAATGTGACCGACCACGTAATCCGCATGCCTGTGTTTTTATCTTTGGTAACCGGACCAATACCGGAAATATTGAACATCTTGCCTGCTGTTTGCTCAGTGAACATGGCCACTTGATAAATGTCGTGGGTCTCTTTGTACCACTTGTAGGAGATCGCCAGCGTATCACCTGTCGCTACAGCAATATTCAGGATGATTTGCGCTCCATCTGCAGACAGATTGTAGTCTGTGCCTTCAGTAAGCTCGGTCGTTCCTTTTTTGACCGAATCGATAACGAATTTCCCGCTTCCGTCTTTCGCTACCGGATGCTGCAGCGAATACGTGGTTTGCCCTGTGTTCATCGGAATTAATTCCTGATGGCTTGTGAGCATCGGGCCGGGAATCCCCTTCGGGAAGTCCGCGACAAATTGAACAGTTGTGCCGGAGTTAATCCGATATTGGAACGTGAGCTGCCCAGGCTTATCGACAGGCGGCGCAGGATTTAGCGGGTCTTTCCCTTTGGGTTCTGTTGAGAACTGCACAATGCCTTTGCTCGGGTTGAGCAGCCATACATCCCCATTTCCAACCACAAGACCGCCATTAGTGATTTGATAGGCTGTTACCTTGCCATTCAAATCTTCGTGCGTCACGCTGATCAGTTCCAAAACCGGACCTTGCGACAAACTAAAGATGGTGTAGTTCACATTCTCTCGGACCTTGTAACGCACCTCAATGACGTTGCCTTCCGTCAGTTCCGTGTTAAATTTGATAGTTGCCCTATTTGCATCTTGAATGGCTACATTCTCGGTAAGATCAACCGGATTTTCCGAATCGGTTACATCTGTCACGCTGACCAAATCGGTCAGCAGCCTGCCGGCCGCACCGGAGAGTACATATGTGTCTTCTGTCGTTGCAGTGATTGTGTCTGTTACTTCAACCTTGGCCATGACTTGCGTCGGAAATACTTCCACTTCCGGCTCACCGGTGCCAATCGGAGCGGGATAACGAATCAGTTGACGGCAGCCTTCAAATTCGGCATCCATAAACGTCTTCATTTTGTCGAGATTCGAAAATTCCACCGGTTTGTAATCCGGGTGACCTTCCGGCTTGCCGCCAAGCCCCATGAACCCGAGACCATAAGCAACTTTGTACACGTAGCTGACCGATACACCCGATTTCGCAGATTCAAAATAAACTTTGCCGGCGCCGTAATCGATTGTGTACGTTTTGTTTGCATCCGATGGTTCGGTTCCGCGCATGTAAGCCACTCCGCCAACCGTGACCGTTTCTGTACCGGCCACAATCTCCACATAGGGATTGTATACGCGCCGGTACTCAACGGTAACTCGGCCTTTGGGCGCGACAGCAAAATACAGGATACCCGCATCTGCATCTTTCAGAAATACATCCTGATCGATGACTTGCTCCACATCGTCCACGAGAACTTTCTTGAGCTGAACGATATTGGTTACATTCGTCAGCACCAAATCTTGATTCGTATTCGTGGAACCCAAATCGACGGTATAGCTGCCATCGATTTGCGGCTGCAGCGACAAGTTGAAGCAATATTTCCCGTCCGGATCGGCCGTCAGATTGGATGAACCTTCATCCGTCTGATTGGCCCGAACCGTTTTCTTGGGATCCGCAAAAGCGGCACCCACAATTTCATTTGCCGAAAGCACGACAAGGTTTTTCTTTTCTTTGGTGAAGAACACTTCACCATTCTCGTCGTAGAGCTCAAGCTTTACGTGTCCCTTTGCGTTAATGAAAGCATCGTCTCTCAACATGGATATGTCCCCTCCTGTATTAGAATCCGCCAGTAAACGGTTGTCCATCTTTATTGAGCAGCGTGATTGTCCACGTTACGCGGATGCCCGTAGATACTTCTTTGCGAGTTTCGCCGACGCGCACCAAGGAAAATGCATCAACCGGATAATTATTGAACCCTTCGATTTTGTCATCGGCACGCGGCCCGTCAAACAAACCCATTTCACGGATCGTAACTTGATAATTCGGCACATTCTCCGGAAACTCCGCGATGAAGCTGACCGAACCTTTGTCCAGCTGATACCACGGATACGCCGTTCCGGCTTTCGGCTTCTCGATAACCGCACGGGCATAGCCAGTAGGCACACCAGGGACTTCATCCGATGTCATGAAGATCTCATAAGCCGCAATTTCATTACCTTCGCTGTTGCGATTGCTTACAATGATCTTTTTGTTGTTTGCATCGACCTTGAATGTACCCTTGCCAAACTGATTATCGTCGGTTACCAGAGTAAGCTCTTTTCCGGTCCCGTACTCCAACACCTGAACCGTATTTGGCACATGCTCCAAATCAATTTCTTTGGAAGGTGTTGTGTTTTGATAGTCAACCAGCAGTGATTCACCTGCTTTCGGCTTCTTATTCTCATTAAAGGTGATCTTGCCGTTTGCGTTGTCCACCACATAATCCGAAGGTGCCACAATTACCGGTTCTTCACTGTCTGCAGGGATTTTTCGAACCACAACACTTCCTGCAACCAAATTTTGATTGGCCAGCGTAAAGACGCGGTTCACGCCATCGATAACACCTTGCGGCTCTTCTCCTTCCACAGAACGTGTTACCATTCCGGAAGTGAGCCCAGAAGCTTGCCGGGTCAGATAGAGTTCTCCGGTCACGTTGTAGGTGACGAGCAGATTGGACAACGAACGGTTGAAGTAGACCTTTCCATACTTTGGATCGACATAGTATTTCCCTTCAGCCAATTCTGACAGATCGTTGACCGGTTCCAGCTTCACAGAGTTATATTCAACATTCAAGCTTTCCGGAACAATCGGGAAATGCTCCAGCTGAATATAGAACGGGGCCACCGTCGTAGTACTGTAAAAAGTCGGCGTATCAAACGTTCGGGTGAAAGACTCGAACTCATGAATGAGGGCGTTCATGTCCTTGCTCAGCGCATCAAAACGAAGAGAAGTGATCACCACTTTCGGCTCAGCCACGGATTCGTCAGCGCCGCTAAATACGATGTTGATTTCTGTTTCTGCTTCATGGTTCAACGCATTGTATTCTTTGAACCCTTCCACCGGCTCATCCAGGGTTGAGTCCAGCGTTTCAATGGTATCTTTCAGCACGCCGTTGATATATACGCTGATCTGGCCACCTGTATTGGACTTCTGATAGCCAAGCACAAAGTTGCTGATTTTCTCCTTGAACGAAAGGCTTTCTCCCATCTCAGCAGCAACTTTATGGCCATCTTCATCCGACCAATTTGCGGAATAGGTCAGGCGAGTGTCGCTCAAATCAACAGCATAGTTTTTGCCGTCGCCGATACCGATAAACAAGTTGGTGTGCGTGCTGTAGATCTCCGAACCGATCGGAATGCAGCCTGAAACATCATTCTTGGCGTGAATCGTAAAGGCCTTCTTGCCAACTTCGGATACATCCGGCGTTTCTTCTTTGAGGTATACCGTGTGCGGCCGGTAACTGTAAAACACGTCGAAATCCTTGTCATCGACAACGCGCCAGAAAATGTTCGGCGCAAAGTTCAGCTGATCAACGCCGTTTTCGACTCTGGAGATGGTATCGCTAAGGCCGATATGATATTTCGGTGAAACGCCGTTTTTCGGAATGCGAACTTTGTACAGGATCTGATCGGGATCTCCGGAAAATGCGCGCAGCAAAATTTCTTCTGCACCCTTCACGACCAGGTTTGCTTGATCGGCAAGTACGCCCGTCACATGGCCGTTCGAGTCAATGGTTTCAATTTTAATATGTCCCTTCGGCGCAAACTCAAATGTGTCATGAAGTCCCGTTTTTGCTTTACCGCCAACAACTTGATTGAATTTGGCCATGAGCTCCCTCTTTTTCTCACCTTCAGGAAGCATGCCGATCAACTTTTTGATGACATTGAGGTTCATCAGGAAGTACCTCCCTTTAGTGTATTGGTGCCAATTTTGAATTTACCAAGCGGCCATCCTGTATCCGACATTTCACCAAGGGCGTACAAGACCCGCTCCTTGCCGTTCAACTCATACTTGTCTTTAATATCGGACAACATCAGAATGTCGCATGATTCCTGTTTATCTCGACCATAACTGTCCTTTGGATGGGGCAGATATGTCGGTGAAACATTTCGAGAAAACGTCATCTGCAAATATTCAGATGGTGAGGAAACCAGATCGAAATGCTTTTCAATTCGCTCTTCCGGACCAATATCAAAATAGTCATAGAGGCTGGATATGAGATCAAGACGACCAGACACGCTATCGAAAGATTCAAATGTCAATTCATCCAGCATCTGCTTTTGAGTCCAGGGGCGGATATACAGCAAATCATCCAATTTCATATTAAGATGATCCGACAATGATTGGGTAAGTGTCGGGGAAATATTCAGGATTTCACCATTTAACAACGAAAGCACTTCGTTCTTGCTCGGAGAAAAATCCGGCAGCAAGTCGGTTTCATCTTGCAAATCGAACGCGATATCTTCTTTTTGATCTGCAAAAATCGCGTTATAATGCGCAGCAAATTGCTCTCCCATGAGCGATATGCAATCAAAGTATTCAATCCAATGATTGTTGATATAAAGCGCAGTCCGATCTGTCACCAAACGGATCAGTTCATCGATGAGCTCGATTTCATAGGAGCGGCGAAGATGCACATCATTCAAGAGCAACGTCTTGACCATATCACGAACCAGCAGGGTTCTGAATATGCCATCTTCTGATTCCAAATCATACTCCACAACAGCATCATCAACTTGAACCTTGTCTCTGGTATCATCAAGATCGATGGTAATTTCGGCCAGCCGCTGATCCACGATCAGGTGCGGCACATACAAATCCTTCATGATCATGCGAAGGAATTTGGAAATTTCCTCAGATGGATGAACCTCTAAGGTTTCGCTGACAAGCTTTTTGAATAAAAGCAGCGATTGCCGCAAAGAGCTGATCATCTGGTAATCCATCGATTCACGAGCCACGGGTTCTGCTATTAATTGTACCGTACTGGTTGCGTTAAGGAAAAAGCGATCTTCAGGCATTAAGGTATAGGAGTGACGCAAGAGTTCTCCTTTTATATCGAAATTGTAATGCCCTTCTAAATAAATCTGCTGATTTTCCTCATTATCTAAGAAGACTTCAATCTTGGTCGATTGAACAACCTTCTCTATGGCTTCTTCCAGATAATGCTGAACAAGAAGACCTGCCAAGTCACTGAGGCTCTGCGTAAACACATCCTGCCTTTGATACCTTTTGAGAATATTCGAGTCTTCGTTTATTGTTGTGCAAAGCATTTCCTTAAATGATTCATGGAGCTTCGAGCTTATATGTTGCATCATCCCTTCAATGCGTGCAACAAACTTCTCGTCTACTCCGGGTATCGCTTGATTGCTTGTTGTTTTAATCTGCTCTTGTAAATAATGCTCAACTTGCTCAAGCGAATCCAGTCCCAATGCATACAGAGGCGACCCCTCTTGGAACAAGATTGCATGAAAGGAATCCTGCACAAGCGTTGTCAAAAAAGTTTCCAGCTCGTCATCATATACCATTGCTGCCAAATCCAGAATATCATGCAGCAGCTGGAAGATTTCGAGGCGATTTTCTCGATCGCGAAGCTCGGAATACACCCAATCCGTATACCAGCCTTGTTTCGTGACGCCGCGAACCCGGTACTGATTATGATCTTGAATCAGATCCGCATAATCCTGATGATGCATGGTGAGCCAGTATGATTCGGACACGCCATCAATGGACTCACTTAACACTGCTTTAATTCGGAATCGTTTCCCATCAACATTCTCAATCGGAATGCCTGTTTCAACAGCCCTCCGGATAACCGTACTCAATGTTTTTAGATTTTTACCCTTAGCCCGGATCCGATAGGTGCCAACCGTTCCAGGAAAGACAACTTGCCGATAGAGACGATCATCGGATTGATCCTTGAAATCAACAGGGAAAGGCACGGCTCTTGCTGTCGCGCTTGCCGCTATGGACAGTTTTGACTCAAGCATAGCGATCCCTGCCTTTCACCGGATTATTGTTTGCGCCCACGTCTGCTGCTCTTTTTCACTTCTTCTTGGGAATCTTCTTCATTTTCTTCTTGTTCTGCAAAGTCATTTGCTTCTTGTTCTGCAAAGTCATTTGCTTCTTGTTCTGGGTTTTCTTCAGCGCCTACATCTGACGACTGATTTTCCAGGTCCAAAGCAAGTTCAGCGTCACCAACAGATTGCGGCGTAATCGCATCAGCAGGATTTGTTTTCACTTGACCGAAACCTTGCGAGCTCACGTCTGACACCGGTGGCCTTTCGATTCCTGCAATATGGTCAGCTCTTGCCTTAGCCTGCCGGCCAGCAAGGTCAAATTTCGCCTTATATGCATCAACAGCCGCTTGCGGCAATTCACCTTCATAAAGTTTGAGCGCCGGAGCAGATCCCAAAATAGCATGCGCAATCCCCGAGAGATCGGTGCTTCCATCAAAACGGATCACTTGAACCGGATTGCTTGGCGTAATGTAGGTGTTTGTTTTTGGATCATAATAGCTTCCAGATGGCGAAGACAATCCAACTTTGATTTCAGGCATGGTAGTATCCTCCTTTAATCATGATCAACATTAGAAAAGGCAGGCGAACAGACATCTATTCGCCCGCCTTGAGATCAAGAGCAGTATTAAGATACGATCTTCATGCGATCCGGTTGCGGATAAGACTTCGCAAACGCCAGGTTGCGGGCTGTTGCAACAGCTTTTCCTTCATTCAGGATGCCGATGCCGTAGCGCTCTTTTACTTTGATCGTTTGGATGTCGCGCGTCGGATCGTCAAACTGCTCGGTCGAAAGCGGATCTTTCACAAGCAGAATGCCGATATTGTTGCGGTCAACAACGTACATGTCGAATTTCTTGGTTTCAAAGTTGAACGGCGCAAACGGCGTGAAATTGATATTGATCGCAAATGGGATGCGTCCTTGAACCTGCTCCGGATTGATTTGCAGATTCGTAATTTGGCTGCCGCCAAGAGCTGCATAGCTCAGCGAGCTGATCAAATCGTTCTTGAAGAACACGCTCCAGGTCAGCGGATGCATGATGATGTCGCTTGGCGTGAAGCCATTGGCCATAACTGCAATGAACAGGTCGATCAAATCTTCCGTGCTCATCGTGTTATTGAAGTTGCCGTCGATATCGCAGCCGGTCGTACCTGCTTCCGGATATTTCTGACGGATATCGTTGTCAAATACGATATGTCCGTGCTTGGAGAACTGGATAAAGATCTTCTCCTCTTTCAAGCGCGCCATCGCTTCCCCGGCTTTGCGAACCAAGATCCCGATTACGTCCCATTGCGAATCGTTGATCATTTCATCCGTAACCCGGACGACCATACCGGACTTGCCAACCTTCACCTCTTGCGTCCGATGCAGTTGGAAGTCCACCGTTTCTTCAAGGTACGATTGGCTTTCACCAATATCATGCGCCCGCATCGCGCCGATGGATGGGAACTCAATGGAGCGGCCTTCCGTGAGCCGTACCGTTTGCAGAAGCTGCGTGCCGATATACATCGGTTCTGCCGCCTCGCGCATCATTCCGGTAATAACACGCGGGATCAAGATGGAAGCGTCCTGGGTTGTCAGAGCTTCTTTTACGGTCACCAGTTCATTTTTTGGAATTTGTGTCCAGTCTTCAGAAAGATTCAACTGGCGCTGCATGCGCTTAAGGACATTCATGGATTGTTCGCTAAGTTTCAGATCATTTACATTAATCATGGCTCCTCAGACCTCCCTTTCTTTATTTTTGAAGCAGGATGCGAACGGCACCTACGGAGCCTTTCCAATCCCAGTTGGTTGGTACGCCTGGAATTTGTCCCGTCGCTTTGAACGTAGCCTTGATGTCAACCGGAGCCGAACCAGACGAGTTGTCATAGTTCACAACAACAAGACCCGTTTCATAGTCCACATAGGCCGGCTGGATCGGAGTTCCGTTTGCGGTCAGCGTCAAGGAACCTTCAACAATCGGCACTTGCCAGATGCGGAAATCATGGCGACCAGATTGACCTGGCTGAACGGTGCCGATGACAATATCGGTGAACGGTACTTCGATATTGGCGCCGTTGGTCAAACCAGGAATAGCGCGAGGGAAGTATTTCGCACCTTCCATATTTCGGTACGTTTTTTCATATGGATAGCCCGGGAATCCATCTTGCGCGCCGATGTCCTGCGGGCGGAAGCCGCTGTTGTTGATCCATCTGTCATCTTGCCGCATGTCTTCCATGGACCAAGTAACCCATTTCAACCAGCCTTGCGGAGGCAGATTCGTTTCAACGGACCATACTTGGCCGATGACTTGTTCCTGCAAACGGCCGAGCTCTTTGACCAGCTTGTTGTATTCAACCAGGTCGCCGGCTGCTGCGGCAGCGTCAAGCTGTGCATAGATTTTCTCAAACGGTGCTTTGATAAAGCGGCCGTTTTCGTCGGACATTACAAAGTCGCCGTTTTTCACAGGGTCGCTCAAATCGTAGTCGTAGAAGCTGCCCCATTCGATTTCTTCTGCGTCTTCTTTTTTCGGAATGTACGGCAGCTCGATGTAAATTTCATTCTCGATGGTCGGCTGCATGCCGTTGAAGCCATCGACAAATTCCTCATACAAGTTGCCGTAAGCCACCCCAATAGCCCTGTTCGCCTTGCGAACGTGCTGCGTGCCGTCTTTTCCGATTTCGGTTACATCCTTGCCGCCATTGGCCAGGGTAAGAACCGGACGCTTTACATTGCCGTCAAAATCATGCATCACACCGTCTTGGTTTTCACCGAAATTATCGGTCGCCGGCGCCACGATGCGTCCCTTTGGAATGACTACCCAGCCATCGCCGCCGAAGTGGTAACGGAACAAACGTTTCAGCCGCGGGTCAACCAGGAATTTTTCACCTGGGGAATCGTGCGTACCAGCTTGAAGCTTGGTATTTGTGCGCATATATTGGTCTGGGGTCGATTTAATTGGACCGGCAATACCACGAAATAGTGCCATTTGAACTCACTCCTCATTCAAAATGTGTTATTTTCTTTTTCTTTTGCTGCTGAACATGCTGGAGATGATGCTTTCAGCTTCGGCTACCGTGTAGGTTTTGTCGTTTTCGTTTTCCTCGCCGGACCAACCAGGATTTGTGACACTTCCTGGCGCCGGACGCTGGCTTTTCATTTCCAGCTGCAGATCTGCGAGTGTATTTTCGAGCGACTCTTTTGTACGCTCCGCATGAGCCGCAATTGCCGCTTCACGCTCAACGCCAATCACATCCGGTTTGTTCAAGCTTCGCTTGAGATCAACCACTTTTTCCGCCAAGTTGCGATGGAGTTTTGCAAGCAGTTCAGCATTTTCAGCCAACAGCCGCTGTGTTTCTTGCTCTGCAGTCGAGACGCGCGTCGCCAGACGTTGGTTTTCCATTACCAGGTTGGTAATCGTCCCTTGCATCTCGGTGACCTTTGTGCGAAGCGCAGTCAGGTCATTTTCTTGAACAGATGTCGCAGGAGGCGTTGCTGCAGGTTCAGCCGGATTTGCCGGTGATTGTTGCCCTTCTTGCACAACAGGAGGTTCACCTTCCTGCTCCGGAGGCGCAGACTGTTGCTGCTGTCCTTCCTGAACAGGCGTTTCAGTCGGATTGTTTGCAGGCACCGGGGGTTCAGGAGCTTGTTGTCCTTCTTGAACCGGTACTTGCTGATTTTGATTTTCAGGTTCAGGGTCCATCTTTGGATCGCTCCTTTCTGCGGTCACAAGACCTGTGATGAGTCGCCTTACATTTTCATTCAGCTGATGATACAGATTCACATCAGGCTGGCGTATATTTTGAAACAGCCCTTCGGCGATTTGGTAAATCTCCATATACGCCGATTCATTCGAGCTGGAAGGTTGCTGGTTGTCGCCTTCAACAACAGACACGCTGATGTTTCCAGCATCTTGGTCTGCGGGTACATTCACATAAGAGACTTCGCGCCCATAAGTGGTTCCAATAATGAAATGTGCGGTTTGTCCATCGTATTCTTCCCCTGGATAGTGATCACACCACTCTTGAGTGCGGTCTGTACCGCAAATGTTACACGTTACTTTATCCGTCGTAGCCCCAATTGAGACGGTTTGGTAACGCCCATCGAGCACCTTCTCGATGGCCTCGGGATCCGTAATCTCACATGTGAATACCAGACCTGCCCGGCCGGATTTTGTTGTTTCATGAAATTCAGCCTTCAGAATGCGGCCGATCGGCTCTCCGAAATAATCGTTATGATGGGTGAGAACCGGTTTATTGTACGGCGTCGTCCAACTGGTAAGTCCTGCACTTAGCCCCTCTTTCGTGTAGTACGTGTAGTTGGCCGTCCGTCCAACGTGAATCGCCTCCATCTGAACGATCAGCTTCCGTTTGCCGGCGTTTTTCGCCGATTCATTCAGCTGCTGGACAGCTTCCTTCGAGAGCTTCGGAATGGAGCATACATACTCGGTGACGCTTCTCGGGACCAGCTTCCTGGATTGATGCTCTGCAAGAGAATACAAGTGCTTCAAAACAGTTCACCTCCTTCAATCATGGCGCCCAATCTCCTTTTCATCTGATAAAGCTTCATCCGAATGGATCGTCAGATCGCACTCGCAGTTTGTATGAAACGGCGGAATCTGATGAAACAGGATGGCTTCATCAATTTTGCCGGGATTGGATATATCAATCGGGATCTTCGATTTTTCGTGACAATGCATGCATTCGCTTGCGGAAGCCTTCGGATATAACGTGGTTTCCCCGTAACGAATCATTGCCAGTGCATACCCGTAATGATGGGTCTTCATCAAAATCGATTTGGAGATCGATGCAAGCCGATGCCTGATCGACTGGAACGCGCCTTTCACAGCCAATATGGAATCAAGGAGATTATCTGTTCCTTCAAGTCGCTTAACCAGAAGTTCATGAAGGTTTTTTTCGATGAGATCAATCGAGTTCATCGCTGATTCGTTAATCAAACGCAGTGCCATCGAAGCATCGATCGCTGCGAGCTTTGTTCGTCTCGCATCTTCCATTGCCCGATGAACGCCAGTTTGCAAGATGGAATATGCTTCTTTTTGGATCAGCTGCTTCATGCGATCTTTTCCGAAGTAGATCGAAGATACCATTTGCTTCACGTTGTGAAGCGGGAACGCTTTTCGTTCACTGTAGCGTTTAAGCTCTTGAATCACATCGGTTTCCATTTGCTGATAGATGGATTCCAATGCGTTGGTCAGATCAGTGATACTCTGCCTTGGAATCTTATCCAAGGCGGATTCTTTGAGACTTTCAAGAACAATCGATTCTGTACTTCGTTTTGGACCTGATCGCTTGCCATGCTGATTCTCTGGCTGCTGCTTGTTATTGGTTTCACTATTTCCGGCTTCGGTAGTTTTGGCGCCGGCCAGAAGCTTTGGAATCTCGATCATATTCAGATATAGGCGAGATTCATCGACTACCGGTTCCATCGACATGTTCTTGCGTGTTTCTTCGAAGGTCTGAATATTGTGCTCGAACTTGTAAATTTCGTGTGTATCGAGCTTGATCCGCATTTCAGCTTCGATCTCGTTGAACACGAAGTTAACTGCGAAATCAGGATTGACAACTGGATCAAATCCGCCTTCGATCAACAGCTCATCAATGATGAGGTTTGTAATTTGATATTGAAGAGCTTGCTGCCATCCTTTTACCCGGTCGGCTTTGATGCCGGTCATAGCATCTGCCGTGTTTCGGTTTGCGGTATCCCCGCGGCCCATGTCCACAGAAGACATGCCCATTCCGGTAAAGACCCGCTGCTCGAAATAATCAAGATACGGCTTACCGTCAATTGCAGTGAGCTTGACCGCCTCAATCTTATGGCGCTCCGGCAAGAGAATGGCGCCATCGGTTGGCATATCCTCAATCACGGATCGAAGCTGTTCAAGCTCTGTATCAGTTGCCTCATATCCAGGCTTATCAATACCGACCGTGTAAGCCAAAAGCGGAAAAATATGTCGATACAGCAATAACGCGGCATTTTCTTCTATCTTTCGCAGAAGTCGTACATCATCAAGCACGGGAGCCAGCCACGGGAGCCCAAACGCCTCACCGGACGGCACATTGACTTTGATATGAACGACATCTTCAGGCCTGAATGTCAGTTTGGTTTGCTGGCCAGGCACCTCCTGTTGATAGGAGAGAACCGTACCGTTTGCATCTCTGGCAATCTGAATCGTAGATGGCGGTAACAAAAAGTACCCGGCAATCGGATCTTTGGCCGGCGGCACTGCCGTTACAGAAATCCCCGGCATGAGCCCTTTTCCGCCTTTGGCCCTTGCTTTTACAATAAAGGCGTTCGAATATCGGACCACATCTCGTGCAATTCCATGCCACAATTCTTCCGTTTGAACCCCTGTCGCAATGGCCATAGCTTCCAGGCGAAGCCTTAAATATTCAAGGGCTTGGTCGTTTTTCGCCTGATAAGAATATCCGGACTTAAAGATCAATTCTTCATATTTCATAACCCCTTGCATGATATAACTATCACGCTCGATAGCGGTTTGAATAACCGAAAAATCAACCTTTGGCCCTTCAAAATTGTCTCGTCCGCTGCCTCCGCCTTGCGAGTTGGAGATTTGATAGCCAACTCGCTTGACGCCGATCGCTTTCGGGTCACGCTGGATGGCTCCTCCGCCGCCGCCTTTTTTGGGAGCGGGTGCATTTTTGAAGCCAAATTTTGATATGAAGCGATCGAACAATTTAGCCAAATGCTCTCCCCCTTCCCCAATTTGGCGCATAGATATGTCTTCATCAATTATAAACCGAAATTGTAAAGCATTACACTTTTAATCAGGCATCGTATCCGTGATCTGATACATACTCGTCAACCCATTCTGCCGTGATTGCATTCGCATCTTGCAAATCCTCTATTATTCTAAAAAATTGTCGGATTTGCTCTTTCTTCTGGATCATCATGATCTGCTTTTCATAAAAAAACGACTCTTGTTGGTAAAATTTCAGCATATCGATTACGCTGGAATCGTATTTTTCTTGATTCTTTTGAATCGAATCGACCAGGATGCTGGCAAATGAATCGAAAGCAGGGCTTCCTTCTGTTTGATTGTACAGCCAGGTGGTGATCGAATGCGTGCTTTCTGTTTTCACTTTCTGATGAAACCACTGCTGGCGATTCACAAATTGCTCCATCTGATCATCAATCATGACAAACTGCGCCTTGCTGGCTTGATGTGTTTGCTTGATATCCGCAAAACTAAGCATCAAATGGGCTTTTGCCGATCCAAGATCACTGAGCGTGGACAGCCGCAGCACAAACTCCTTCATCCCGGACGGCATCACCACCTGCGGGGCTTGTACCAACATGCGAATAGTGTTCAAGATGCCGGCAAACATGACGGTCCGATTTCGATGTACATAAGCAGTGTCCGCCAGTGTCGTATGGAAGCTTTCCATATGACGCTTATTGATTTCGGTCGCAAGCAATGCTTTTTCTATAGCCGCAACCGCTGCGCTGTACTCTTCCGAATCGTCTTCATGCCCAAAAGAGGATTTCAGCTGGTCTGATAGCATAATGAACTGCTGCTCCAGATCAATCCAGTTATCAATGCTTTGGTATTCCGCCTCAGTGATCTCTTTGCTGTCGGTTCGATCCGTGATCTGTGTTCGAAAATGTTCATCGACAAACGAGCGGCGCAGCTCGCATGACTTCTTCATGCGATAAAGAATGGTGTAAATCTCCATGTCGCCCGATCCTCGAATCCCGCTAAACGCTTCTTCATCGTCGATGATGTCTTTGTAGGATCCGGCCTGCAAATGTTGCAGGTATGAAGCAAATGCCTCTGTCTGGTTGCGCTTCTCAATGATAGCCATCAGCGCTTCAATTTCTTGGATCAGCTGATCATAATCCATTAAGGTTCGGGCGATCGTAAAGTCTCTGGAGCGCTCAATTTTCTGAATGATCTTGGGATCGATTCGCATATCATGACGATTTTTCTGAGGCTTCAGCTCTGGCCGGTATTCGATCTTTTCTCGTTCATATGGCGTATCAATCCCTTGTTTTCCGTATAGATCCTCCAAAGCAATCACTCCAGTACACGTATGTAAAGCGCGGTGTTTCCACCGCGCCCCCAGGGAAGGAGAGATGAAGATGAGCCTTGCCACAAGAAAGGATACAGGGGATGATTTGCCTTCCACCTATTCGGGCCCGGCAACCGAACAGGGTCAACGCATTACTTCAGGCGTTCCAATCCTTTCTTTTGGCGGGTATTCGGATTTCATGGAAGAAATCACCATTTCGATTTCCAGTAGTTTGTTTCGCTATTTGATCATACTACGCCATAAAGTATCCTTGTTTCTGTACTGTTTCCCACTCTTTTTCTCCAAACCATCGAGTATATTCACGTTCGTTTCCGTAACAATTTGCGATTAAAGTAACTTCTACATATGAATGCTTCATCCAATCCACTTGTTTTACAGGTCTGACACTTATCACGCGCTTAATGTAATGTTTAAGCAAGTTCACAGGTTCACTCCTTCCGCCAATTGGTTAAGTTAAATAAACTTAACTAAACTAGAATTTAGCACGAGTCGGCTTGTACCGCGTATTGCCGCGCCCCCAAGGCGACGCTGCTGCAGCGCGCTTGGAATAACCAAGCGGAACCTTATTCCAATGCCATGCCGGATTGTCTTTTGGCTCTCTTTCTCTCGTTTTTTGCTGCGGCTTAAACACATCGCGTGCGCCGCCAAATACTTTTTCGGCAATTTTTTCTTCCGTTTTGCTTTTGATTGGAATGGTTTTACGAGCCACTTTGACTTCTTCCAGAATCTTTGTGATGTCCGGAAACTCCAGCGTAAATCCAAGAATGGTAAGCATGAAGGCATCAAGCGCGTGCTCGTTTTCAGATGTGTAAATTGGTCGCCCGTTTTGTGTGATTTTGACGACCTGATAATCCATCATTTGCTTCCAGATCATCTCATCGAAAGGCGAGAGCAGGATTTGATCCCGATCCAACAAAATGGAAGTCTGATTCACCATGAACGGTTTGACATCTTTCATGTCCACTTCCCGGGTTCCAGGGTCGCGAATTTCAATCTTTGAACCAAAGTGAATGCCTTTGACCTTTCGATCCAGTCCTGATCTTGGATTTTCCCGGCCGTGCAGCCGCAGCATTTCAATCTGATATTCACCGAAACCGCGGTCAATGTAAATGAATTTTGGATCATAAATCTCGTTTAATTCGATGATCTTTTTCACTGCGTTGTCCAGCGTAAATTCGCCGCGCGTGATCTCTGCGCGCATACAAACTCTGAACTTTTTGTAAAGCTCATCAAATTCAGTCACAACAATTTGAGTGGCTGCACCATATTTCAGTTGTGTTACGTCCCACCCGCTTCCGATAGGACTCTGCATGTTTCCATGCAGCTCAGACTATATCATCACCCTCTTTTGAGGGGCCGGGCGCTTCGAGCTCGCTTGAACCCTACTCCCTTGCGGGATAGTCGTTGCACCTTCCTGCCTTCTGGCAGGCTTGGCTCAGGATTGCCCTCGTCTTTACGTTAGGGGTTTCCCTGAGTTCACCCGGTTTTATTCGACGGGATTACTCCCGAAGGGGACTTAAATTGTTAACATATCGCTCGAACTTTTCGAGCTTTCGGTGAAGATAGATTGTTGATCCATCGTACAAATACCGATGCATTTTCTCAACATTCTCTCTGGAATGAATGCTTAACATCCATGCTTGGCTTTTCACGTTTTGATCCATTGCTTTCTCGGATAATGAAACCCCAGCTTCTGTCTCTAACGTATTAGCCAATTTTTCAAGAAACTTCTTGCCGCCAATAAAATCAATTCTTGCTCTGTTGCCATAGAGCTTGATGCTACCATCACCATCGAAGAACCCTCGAACATAGTGTCTCATCAAGCCACCATGAAGATCAGGAAAATGATCATTGAGTGTTTTCTGAGGCACGATTCCTTGGTGCATCAAAGCCTCACAGAATGGCTTAGAATTGATTTTAACTGTGCAGCTCGTGTATTCTTTTCCGTTTGCTCTAATGAGCTTGTCGGACACCTTATAGGTTGAATCCACGGCTTCGTTGAATTTTATCAAATGATCTTTATCCTTACCAGATAAATTCATTTGAAAGCGGTAGGTGGTTTCCTGGATGTAAATGCATCCATCTGCCTGAATGAATCCCAGCCAATATGCTTTTGCCTCAGAATCAATCGCTTTGAAGTAATCTTCATTCACATGATTTCTTCTGGCATTTGCATTATAGCCTCGACCCATTCGTTTCACCTCTATGCCACTTTTCTATCCCAGTCTACCCCGATAATGCGATAAGCTGGAGGTGCGGGCTTATTTTTAGTATAAGGCCCAAAGTACACAATGTCATCCAGATTTATCCCTTGATTGCTGTACTGTTCCTTCTCCCACTCATTTAATTCACGATAAGAATACAAGTATTGCGATTTTGCTCGCTCTACCGCGGATTTATTGAAAACTCCAACCGTCTCTTCACCAAATTCAGCCAACACCTCATGAATGTAGGCCTGTTCGGTCATTGTCGCACGCAGCTCGCCTTCGAACTTGGGATCCCAGTCAGGGTTTACCATCGAAGGAAAGTAGTATGATTTATAGCCGGTTTTCGGATTTGTGCAGATCTCATAGAAGAAGTCGCGTTTTCCTGTCGGCGTGGACGAACACCATATGCCGATCCGCTTCGGATCTTCGTTGGCGATCGCCGTTGTGGCGTCAATACCATTCCGATCCATATAGTCGCATTCATCAAGAAACAACCAATCTGCCCGCTGACCGCGGATGGAAGCGCCAGCATTACCGCTGGTTGCGCCGACCGTGAACCCCATGATCGTGGAACCATTCGCAAACTGAATGATGAAAGGATTCTTGGTTCTCGACACCTGGGAGCTCAGCAGCTCTTCGCAGCCATCGATCATTTCAGCAAGACGCATGAAGATCAAGCGAACTTGGTTTTCATATGGGGCCGCAATGATAAGCCTTGCATTTTCGTGATGGAACGCATACCAGAGACAGAATACGACCATGGTTTCCGTCTTTCCTACCCGCCGCCCCATACGAACAGCAAGACGCCTTACACCCTTCATGATGTCTCGAATGAGCTTCTTTTGATACCATCTGGCTTTCCATGGATTTCCCTTTGGGTCTTTCAGTTTCCAATAGGCCCACTTTACAGGGTCAGAACGTATTTCCAGTTCAAGTTTTTCAAGATCCTGTTCCTGGATTGCATTCATAAATGCTCACCGTCATCGCAGGACTCGGCCAGTTGAAGACTGCTTCACTCCGTCTGATGCGCCTCCGCCTATCGTGACCGTTCCAAGTTCATTTCTGATTACGGTAGCGCCAGCGTCTCCCCCGGCTTGCGACGCTTTCCATTTCCGATGTGCCTCCCGCAAAGCATCCCAATCTTTATCACTGGCTGCGACCTGTGATGCCCGGCTTGCGACGCTTTCGCCAATTGCTTGAGCCCGCTGCGCGGTTCTGCTAAAGAGCCCTTTGATTGCGTGGCGGTTTCGATACCCAAGGAAGCCGGCACCGGCTACCGCGGCCATTCCGAAGATGCCGCTCCACGAAATTCCTTGATCTGCTGATTGATACGGTTGATTACTTTGAAGCATTGGACCTCATCCTCCTTTTGTCTTGGCTACGAATCAATAAGGCTTTGCGGCGCCGCGGGCGTGATTAGCCATGATCGCGGAAGCGTTCTGTCGAGCACTCATGACATTGCTAAGCCCCATTTGCTTCATGTATTGTTGACCTTCGTTTTGTGTGAATCCGCCGCTAAAGCCAATGCTCTTGGCGCCGATTCCTGATTTCATCTGATCAAAGCTTCTGGCGACTTCGGGGGCTACTTGAAGGGCTGCCAAACCAAGCATCGTGGCAAATCCGCCAGGCACCATATTCCACAATGCGTTGGTGACCAACGCCTTGCCAATCGCCACCGGCGCTGATTTTCCCTCTCTCATGCTCATGTATGCATCTATCCCGATGAAGCCATAGCCGGCTATGCTGCCGATGGATTTCATGATGCCGCCTTTCGCGGTAGCAGGAATCGGATTTTGAGTGTTGGCATTCGGGTTTTTTGCCATGACTCATCATCCTCCATGCCTTAAATTATGAAGTGCAAAAACCAGATCTCCGGAAGCGACTACTGGATCGAAGGATTCTACTCTTTGACCACTGCTTTCGCCGCGCCTTTGATATGCGGCCGGATACATTACGCCGTCTGCTGTCGTTTGCGGCAGCGCATAAATATTCGGATCCAGATTATAAACCAGAGCTGTGTCACGATGATATTGGTTCTTCTGAGAGATCCCAGTGCCAACCGCATAGGCGCTGATCCCCGTAAACGCGATTGCTTTTCCTTTTCCGGATAAACCAATCCCGGTCCACAGATTGTTTACGTTTCTTGGATTTCCTGTCTCGAACAAACTACGTATGAATTTCCCGTTAAATCTCGCCATCTGAATCCACCGCCTTAAATGAGCGGCAAGCCGACTAAATCCCGTCGCCCTGATGCATTTCTAGTAACGCTGCCTCCGGATGCAACCCTTCCGACCGCATCCAAGACAGCATATCCGCCCAGTCCAACTGCCGCTACACGGCCCATGCTAAAGCTTCCTGGACCATAAGTGAACTCGTCGGCTGTCCCATTGCGCACCGCAGCGCGATAAGCCGCTTTGGCTTTTTCATTGCGCAAAATGTACGTCAGGTTGTTGAACGAAGCATCTCCGCGCCAAGTTCGTTGCGCATCCAGAGCAAAACGCTTGGCGCTTCTTGAAATTCCATTCCAAGCATTCAGGGCAATGTTTGCTTTTGTCATTTCAATCCTTCCTTTCCGTGTGGTGTGGTTTTATGAGAACTTATTCGGTCTCATCCAATCCAATCGGTTCCACATCAATGATCGTATTATTGCTTTGAGCCATTCGACGGTAATACGCCTCTTCAGCTTCTTGTTCCTCTTCTTCCAATTTTTTAAGATCGTTTTGCAGCTTGAGCATTTCTGCTGCCCGCTGAGAGGCATCCAGCACAAAGGTTGTCTTGCTGCCTTCCCGATCCTTCCGTGTGCTGTTTAAGAGCTGAAGCGTTTTGTGTTTCGAAGCCAGAAGCTTTTGTTTGTATTCAACGGCCGGATGGAGTTCGGATCGGGTAAGAGCGTCCCCGTCTTCTGTAACGCTAACGGTATTCTCAATAATAAAGTCAGCATCAATGGCCATTTTATTATCACAACGGAGAATCTGGATATCCAGATCTACAACCTCTTTCACCATAATCAAATCCACCGTGCTGTTCGGATCATCCCGATCAATCTTCAGCGCCGTGATATACCGGTCAAACAAGTCTTCGATCGCTGCAATTTCAATCGGACATTTTTCCCCGTGCGGCGCCAGCTGCATTTGAAACAGTTGACAAGAATCTTTATAAGGACAGCCATTGGATTTGCATATAATCGGAACGCTGGCATAAAGGCCGTGCTTTGTATTGCGCAATCGTTTGGCCACTTCAATGGCCTGAACCGCATTCGGGTTTTGCGTCCATGCGGTTGGGTTCAGATTTTGGGACACCACAAGCTTTCCCGCTTCTGTTTTCGGCCCTGTTCTGCTCATCGGTCATCCTCCCTCCAAAAGCAATAAGAGGTAGCACCATGCCCCCTCTATGTCCGAATCGGTGCTTTATAGGCGGTCTACCCCTTATAAATTATTGTACATATTATTGAGACTGTACCCGAATGCAATCAAAGATGATCACAAAAAAGGAGCCACATCTAGGAGCTCCAATGAATCATATCTTATCCGGTTTCGTTGTTTTTCTTTACATTCCTGAAATTACCTCTTAATTTTTCGTCTGCCTCAAGTCCAAGAAGCATAAGCCGTCTTGCCTCGTGGGCTTGATCGCCTTTTGCGATGGGTTTGAAATGATCTCTTAACTTACTGTCTGATTCGCGCAATGTAACCTGAAGTCTCATGCCGCATTCGCTCCAAATACCGGAATTACATATTGTTCAAACGCTGCCGTCTCTCCGATCATTTTGGATTGCACCAATGCGCCAACCATATAGAATCCAATGACGTTCGCAAATTGCGGATTTTCGAGCGATACCAAGATGTCGATGCCTTTCTCGGCAAGCAATTCGCGGATCGCATTGTCGAAAATATGCGCGCCGCCTCCGGTGAGGTAGATCGCATTCAAGCGGAACACTTCGTCTCCCCAGGCATCCAGCACAGCTTTGACAATGATCGGCGCAACTTCATCAACGGCCGCTTTGATTTCTTCCTCAACCGGAACGGGTTTGTTCAGATGAATAATTTCTTTTGTTCGGATGGCTTGATCCAAATCTTCATCCGTTACTTTGATCCGTTTGCCCATGCTGTCAAATTTGGCAACAATCAGTTTGCGCAGGGCGTCGTATACTGCCGTGGTGGCCACCGTAGAAATAATGTGGTCTTTCCGGCGATCATCGATGGTTCCGTTAATGAACAGTGCCGCATCGGTTGTACCATGACCAATATCGATGACACCCAGGTTTTTGTGCTTCACATTGTTGATGATAAAATTCACCGGGTCGAACACAAAGCTGTCGTAGGTGACTGATCCTTCTGGCTGGCGAAGAACCAGATTTCCAACAATATTGATCTTTTTCCTGACGGTAATCGGCTTCTTTTGATGGCGATCATAGCCAACGTGGAAATCAATTTCATAGCTTCCGGTCAAAAACTCTTCGAGATCCGCCCGGATGTTCAAATCATAATCTTCGTTTGGAACGCCTGTAACGACAAACACATCATATTCGCCTTCTTCGTGAGGAACACTCATGGCGATCGCTGTCTTAAACAGAACGCGGCTGACAGGATCTTTGGCGCGGTTCCGGTCGCGCGTCCGGTTTGAAGCCCCCATGTCTACCTGAAGCGCCTGAAGTCCGACGTAATGCGTTTCACCATCAATGGTCACAAGCAGCTCGTCTTTATGTATCCTTCCGCTGAATCCGCTTGCCCCTTCTGCCCTTCCGGACATCGCTGTGCTCGGGAAGTTGTCCCCGTCCGTGACATAATTGGAAAGAAACTTGGTAATCCCAAATCCGATGTCGATTCCAGCCAAATAAGGATACGTTTGCTTTGTCCCTTCTTCCCTGGCGATACCCGCTTGTTTGATCTTGGACGGCATAAATTTTCCTCCTCGTTACTCAAATATACTCAAAATTACTCTTTATGAGTAAATTCTATCATGTTTCTTTTATAAAAACAAGAAATACTTTCCTCTATAAATCTTGCAAAATCTCTATTTTTCTACAAAATGAAGCAGCCTGCAGATGTGCCGTTTCTGCAGGCTGCTTCATGATGTGCGGGGTTGTCACGAAAGGTGGAGATCCTTCGCAAGTGACTATTTCAAGCCTTTCGGCTCAAAATACAATGATTATTCGGTTTGCTCGATATCTTCTTCGGGTTCAGCGGCCAGGCAAGACTCACATGGTTCATTTGCCTGCTCTTGCGTGCTTTTAGGAGATCCGACACAATAATCGCTGATGACCTTAATCAGATTTCCGCAGACCGGGCAGATGACTTCTCTGCGCCATGGCCATACGTTTCGATCAATGGGCATCGGAATCACCCTCTTAAACGTTTATGGTCGGGACGGCAGGACTCGAACCTGCGATCCCGCGCTCCCAAGGCGTGTGCGCTAACCAAGCTGCGCTACGTCCCGCTATGAATCAGGAGGAGGATTCGAACCGCCGATATTGACACCCATTCTCTTCGCGAGCAGGAATCGAACCTGCGTGTCAATACCCCATGCCTGATATGGCGGATGGAGAGGGATTCGAACCCCCGTAGACTTTCGCCCTAACGGTTTTCAAGACCGCCCCGTTATGACCACTTCGGTATCCATCCGAATGCTGCCGAGAGGAATCGAACCTCCAACCTGCTGATTACAAGTCAGCTGCTCTGCCTGTTGAGCTACAGCAGCAGATTATGGCGGAACCGACGGGATTTGAACCCGCGATCTCCTGCGTGACAGGCAGGTATGCTAACCGCTGCACCACGGTTCCGAATGAAGAATGGATCCTGCAGGACTTGAACCTACAACCAACCGGTTATGAGCCGGCTGCTCTACCAGTTAAGCTAAGGATCCATGGCTCCCCGAACAGGACTCGAACCTGTGACCCGCAGATTAACAGTCCGCTGCTCTACCGACTGAGCTATCAGGGAATGGCACCGGCTCAGGGATTCGAACCCCGACTGACGGTTTTGGAGACCGCTGTTCTGCCAATTAAACTAATCCGATTTGATGAAAATGGGAAAGGAGAGATTCGAACTCCCTGCGTTTCTAATGTGCCGGATTTACAGTCCGGTGCCACTCCGCCATTGTGACCGCTTTCCCATGGATTCATGTTCCTCTCCTCTCGCAACTTTCTCCATGAACACTCTCATTATGTATGCACCGCCCCTGCTGTGGATTGGCGGCGAAACAGGGGCGGTGCGTCGTCAGATACCGTCCAAAAACCGAGAGAGGAGAGGCTATCATGAACAGCCCAGGCATCGCTGCCTGTTTCTTATTATACACATATTGTAATGCATTACAATACATTTTTTGTGTTTTTCTTCAACTTCCTCACCAATCCATAACCATAGCATTGCGATGCGGCTCATTCTCGCTCGCTTCCACATCGCACATGTATTCCATCCGCCAAACTTGATCACTCATATACCGTCTGGATTCCTGCATGGCCTCATATAGGGACGGAAACATATTTCCCGTAATCGTCGTTACATAACCGCCCATCATTTGTGCATACCGATGATACTGCTTAAATACGGTATCTTCTCGCCTGACCATCGAACCGGCCATCACTACGTCGCTATTCAGCTGATTAAGATATCGAATCATCGTATTCATGTTCCCGATGCCGCGGCGGATCTCCGGCTCATCAAAAAGCAGCTGCTTATTGCTCCGATAGGACGAAACGTAGCCTTCCAGCGAATGCTCAATATGAATGAAATGGTCATTGACGTAAAGTTCCATCATGTCATTACTGTCTCGTGTGATCTGAGCGTCCATGTCCATTTCCAAGATCAATCGGCACAGCATATCAAAATAATGGCGCCTTAATTGACTGGACGGCACAATGAGTATTGCATCTTTATCTTTCTTTAGAATCGCCCGTTTCATAAGCGCCGTGGTCTTCCCGCTCTTGCGGCAGGCGATGGCCGAAATGCAACGCGCATCACTGTTGATGAAGTCATCCCAAATCCTATACTCGCCCTCGCCTCGATACGGCGGAAGACCGGGATGCACCTCCAAATACTGGGCTAACAGATCCATGCGAATCACCTGCCTCGATAAAGCGCGGACCTCTGTATCCGTCTTTGTTGATTTCTTCAAACCACATCGAAAGCGGCCGGAAAAACAGCTCACCTTCTTCATTTGTGTAAGACACCATATCTTCCATCGTTTCTGAATGCTTTCCAATTCCAATGACCCTGTACACCTTGCCGTTCTTCCAATGGCGATACAGAGCCCCAATCCTTGGTGTTCTCATGGTCCTATTCTCCTTATAAAAAAAGGCCGTGGGCCTTCAATGTTTCTTTTCTTCTGAGTTTCCCAATGTTGTTTGAGCTTGCCTTTTATCGAAATAGCCGTCACAGATCTTCGTATCATGAATGACGGTTTTCTTTCTGCAGCAGAAACCAATGAACTCGGGAGTATACCGGTCTTGACACAACTCCACACATAATAAGCATGACTCTTCATGTTCGGCTTTCATAATAAACACCTGCCGCTTGCAGAAGCTCGCGGGCAAGTGAAAATCGGCCAAACCAATAATCATCTGAGGTCCGTACTTCTGCGTTTTTATATTCGTTTTTAATTCTGTCAATCAGTTCCTGGAACTTTTGCGGATCCATGTGCATCCTCCTGTCAATTGTGATAAACAATCCAATCGTCAGCCATCATATCGTCGCCATCTGCCGTGTATTCTGTCGGCTCATGTCCCGGAATCACGATCTGCTCCATGATCGTTCCCGTATTTTCATCCAGATACAGATAAGAATTGATTTTACTAAATCGTGTTACTTTCCATCCAGACTTGACCAATGTCAGTGCGATGCTGAAATCAAAGTGCCTCAGATACTGAAGATCTTCATTATTCGGAACAATAATCAGCACTTTGCTGTCGCCAAATTGCTCTTGCCATGCTTCGGCAAACCGAGCTGCATCTTCATAGGGCATATCGCCGGCTTTAAGAACATAAACCCCCTGAACATACTGAGCCCGATGAATATACTCTTGCAAGAGCTCCATTCGGTCACCGACACCTCCAGGAGCACGCTAGTAGCCGTTTCATGATAACCTCTCCCCTGTCACAGCCAGTCTTCTTCCATCAATTGAGCTGTGGATTGTCCGCTGTCCGGCAGCTTTAATTCGATCAAAGCCTTGAAACGCATAACGAAACAGTGGATTTGCTGTTACCGCCTTGTTACTAAAAAGCACCGCAATCACCTCCTTTCGGATTCGTTGCGGTTTCCTGCCTTTCTCTTTAACCGACTATTCTTTTTGTACTGGCTTCGCTTCACTTTACAGGATGAACAATAGACCGTCGTGCGGTCATTTTCTTTCCCGCACATGACGCAGAGTCCTTTCTCCAATCTGTCTTGATATTGCTTTTTCTGATAGTGCTTTTGGCAAAGACCTGCGCCAAATGCTTTGCGGTTGCATTCCGGCTCACTGCATGTACCCGCTTCTTTTCGCATGACCGCATTCGCATCCCCATAACGAAGCTCACGCCTGTAGTGCTTCCAACACTTCCCCCTGGCGACAACTTTTTCTTCTGTGCATCCTTCGACACTGCAGCCCATCTCCATCCCCCTTTACTCAAATACATCATCTCTACATTGTTGTTCTTTGATACTCCTTACACGGATTCGAATCTTCTTGTCAGCTTGGATCTTCTTCTCAGCCTCCTCTCCTGAAGAAGCCTCAACAAGTGCGAAATAAATCGCTCTCAATGGCGGAATTTCGTATTCCACACCGTAGGTACGCATCACTTTTACCACCCTCTTTATCTTATTGTAATGCATTACATTACACTTTGACAAGACAGAAAAAACCCTATATAGCCCCAAATTTTTATAAAAAAATTTTGGGCCAAGCCTCTTCATTTGACACTCTGGAAAAAACCCCATATAGGGCCATTTTTATAAAAAAAAATTGCGCGTGGTAGTAGGTTTCCTTGAGTTGGGTATGGGCGGCGTTCGGAGCCCCACCCACCTCTAATACCAAATACGATGAAAGGATGATTTCGCATGGCACAACAAAAACAAAGACTGAAACTGATCATGGAGTATCTGAAGGAGAACGGGAAAGCTGTTCGATTTGGTGACCTGATGAGACAAGGATTCTATTCCTTTGTCATCAAGATGGTGGCTGAAGAAGTGGGAGCAAAGCTTGATTATGACGATCAAGGGTACAGCATCATCGCCTTCTGATGATGCTCCCTCTCTTGCCTGCACCGTGCTGGCCTCCCCGTGGCGCAGGTGGATACCCAACCAACAGCACGATTGGCACGCTGATGACAGTATGCGTGTTCAATTAAAACCTGTCACACCAATCAGGGTTGGCAGTGATCCCGCAAAACTGACCATAAGAAAGGAGTTTAACATGAAAAACGCAGCAGCAAACATCAAATTCGGTTATGAGCTGAAGAACGCCCTGGGCAAGATTGTGGTTATGCCAAGGGCACACAAGGCAATGGTAATCGGCAAGTCTGTAAGCAAGGGCAAGATGGTTTTCGATGCAGTTGTGACCTATGGTGGCAAGGCTCTGAACGCCGTATGGAAAGGCATCAAGTGGACCGGACGCATGCTCTGGAGGAATCGTGCAGCGATTACCATTGGTGCAGTGTCGGCTATTGCAGCCGGCGCCATGACGAGTAGCATGACAGGTGCAGTCATGGCAGCTTCAGCAATTGCTCCCGCAGCGATGATGGCATGGGATTCGATTATTGCATCGATCCGGGAACGCAAGATGCAATTCCGCTTGAATCTGAGGAGGATGTTGAATGCATCCATTGCGGGATCCATGTTCCCTTGCTTGTTTATCTATGGCTTCTTTGGCCTGGCGCTTGCTTTGGATTATGCCTTCTATGCTGCACTGGATGGGCTGTTCTATAGCCTGGTGCTGTTCTACCTGTAATTAGGTAGACAGTACAGGTGATGATGCATATGCCTGACGTGATGACGACGGATGAAGGCATGGTGTAGGCGTCACCAGGCGCGGCGCAGGCATGCGCGCCCTATAAATACATGGCTGTTGGATTGATGCCTCCATTACCGGCATCCGCAGTGATGACAAGCGCATTGTTATCCGTATTGGCCACTCGTCATGATGGCCCGCAGTAGCGCCGGCGATATAGGTGCTCTTTGTCGTTTAGTGGGAATCACCCGCCGGCATCGTACCCGTCATTTGCAGAGGTTTCATCCTCTTGGCGGGACTCATGCTTGATCACTTGCAGTATATAAGCTGCTTTTTCTAATTTTCTATTTTTCTGCTTTTATATCAATTTTCAAGATCAACAAATTCACATAAAAGGAGAATGATTCACTATGCAACAAAATCAAATCAACAAGTTCATGTCTGCAGCTGATGTTCTTGGTGCTTTGGCTTCCTTCCCGGGCATCCGTGAAGGCGGCAAGAACTTTGATCTCGTAACCAGTGCTATGACGGAGGGGAACAATATCTTGAACATTCTGCGTGACCCGGTTGGTATTGCAGGGATTGCGCCTCAGCAAGCGCATCATTTCGCTCGCTTTGTTGAAACCTACAAGGATCAGCTTCCAGAACGCTTGATGCCGAAGAAGCGGGATTCCATCCAAATCCTGATTGCAGACATCAACTTCATGAAGCGAGATGAAGATGGATGGATGGTGTCCACATTTAAGTACAATGATCCAACGAAAGACAACGGATTTGACTTCAAGAGTGAGAATCAAATGGCTGATGTATTTGCATCGGAGCCGGTTATTCTGCAAATTCGCCGCAAGTTTAACAAAGGCGAGATGGTTGTAGAGAAGCGTGCTCGTCTGATGCATGACATTGTAACGGTCAACATGAACTGGGTCCTGGAGGAAGGCCAATCCGAGCCGACCGCCGAGCAGCTGGCCATCCAAGCGGAGCTGATGGAAAAAGGCTTCAAGATCATGATGAATGGTGAAGCTAAGTATTGCAAAATGATTCAGCAAACCAACAGCCAGGCACGCCAAGTTATGGCCAATTTCTTGGTTTGCGACAATGAGTTTGATGCTGTTCCTGAGTTCTTCATGAAGCTGGGACACAACCTTGTTGCTTATGGAAAGAAGAATGCAGATGGAACCATTACGATTGATTGCACCAAATATATGAGCCGTATTGGTCTGTCTGGAACCAGCTCCATCCTCTGCCGCGCCATTCAAATCGGAGATCAGATTCAAGAGAATGGAGATGGCAGCTATTCCATCCTGGGTGGCAATATGACGATGCGTGTTCAGCCGGATGTGCATGTCATGGTTCGCATCGGCAAATATAAAGTCATCAATGCACAAACCAAAGAGTTTGAAGTCTTCGATGCTTCCGAACATCCGGTAAAGATGGTGGCTGGCGATGGCCTGATCTTTGTAAACAAGCGTATGTATAAGGCACTCGTTGCTGAACATGGCGTTAATGTCGATGCTTGGCAAGTTCGGATTACGCCGTTTGGCAAAGGGCTGGCTGTCTATGTCCCTGGCCTGGAGAAAACATTCGAGGAAGATATTGTGGCATTTAGCTCCGCCATCAAAGGTGACTTCCGCGATGTTGTAGGCGTACACAAGATCCAATTCCGTGTCGCACTTTTCAATAAGCCGGCCAAGAAGATTAAGAAGTATACGGAGTATCCGTATCAATTTGTCCATGGAACCAGCCTGACTGCTGAAGATATGATGAATCTGGTAAAACCTCATATGGAGAAAGTCAAGGCAATGCTTGAAGATCCGGAGCTTCTGATGGATTATCTTGGCATGGATCGTCTGGAAGGTGCATCCGACGAAGAACTGGACAAGGCACTGGTGACAACGTTGATGACATTCCTGCATGAGGCGCCGTTCACTTACAAGGATGTCCAAATGAAGAAGTATGCAATGCAACACATTATGGACATGATCAAGAACTGGGTTGTCGGTTCGATCCCTGTTGAAGCCAATTACAAGTTCATGGTTCATGATCCGCTGGCCATCCTGGAGACGCTGCGCTTGGATCGCTTGCTCCCAGGCAAGCTGCGTGATGAAGATGGCGATCTTGTTATTCCTCCGAATGTGGGCTTGCCTGCAGGTACGGTTGTCGTTCGTGATATGAATGACGAGTATCTTGAAGGTGAAATTGGCATGCAGCGCAATCCGTTGATTGCCAAGAGTGAATCTGCGGTTGCTGTGGCTATGAAAGATCCGAAATATGTTCGTGTCGGCCATTTCCGTAATCTTTGCGTCATGAGCGTTCATGACTTCAATACCGCAAAGCAAGGTGGAGCCGACAATGACGGTGACAAAACACTGGTTATTAAGGATCCTGTGATCATCAATGCCATCAAGCGCAATGCTCACCTTCCTGCCCTGCTGGATATTCATGTGGTTGAATATGTGGATGGTCAACCGGTATTCGATAGCGGCTGCCCGAAATCCTGGAGCGCGAAGCCAGAGAATGTGTATTCCATTCCCGCTCCCATGATTGTTAAGCAAGACGGCTTCAAAGTGACATTCGCTAAGGATCAGTATAATGAAACGCTCATTAATGAGCTTCATAAACTAACCAAGGATTACATCACTCGCACACTGAAGCCGAACCAAATCGGCTTGTTGACCAATTATGCCACGAAGCTTGCAGATGCCGTGCGTTCACTTGGTTATCAATACAAGCTTGGCGTAGACAAGGATGGTCTGCCGCTTTCTCAGAAAGATAAGCAAGACATTCTGAATAAGATCAAACAATTCGAAGAATGGATTGATCTTCTCCGCCTGTGCCAAGGATGGGAGATTGACGCCGCGAAGCATGGCGGTGCATTCTGGGAGGCGCTTGAGAATGAGCTGAGCTTCATCAAGAATCCGCCGGAGGAAGTTGGATACGTTAGCGAGAAGACCAGCAGGACTGTATGGTATACGCCGGACTGGATGGCTGAGCGCAATAACAAAGAATTTGGTGTATACACCGGTTCGGTTCTTTCCCGCTTGTTTGTCGATATGGTGAAAGAACGCGCTGACATCTCGAAGTTTGTTGATGAAATGGACAAGCGTTCTGAAGGAGCCAACATTTACGGTGAGCTGAATGCAGCGATTTCCATGTCTCCGGAACGTTATGAAATGATCAAGGCACATGTGGTAGACATCGATCGTGAGTATCGCATGGGTATGCAGAACCTTATCAAGAAAGAATCCGAAGCAATAGATCGCGCGGTCGCTCTGGCTGAAGGCAACAAGCACAAGCTGGAGTATCTCATGGAAATGGTTCATACCAAGATGAAAGAGGAACGAGCTTTGCTCATTGAGTCCTGCGCCGCGCAGCTGGAGAAGCTGGAAGATGTATTTGCGCCGGAAGAGATCGGATTCGTGGCTTACAAGCTCACTTATATTGACTCCAAGTCTGAATCCACTTCTTTCCCGTGGACCGTAGCTAAGCGTCAGTTCCTGGCAACTTGCCAAGTTGCGGCCGGCAAAAATCCATCCCGTCTGCCGAAGATCGCAACACGCAAGGCCGACGCGGAGATTAACCTGATGCTGGTGAATCCGAAGCATGCAGAGTTGATCGATCGGGCAACGCGCAATGGTTATATGGACGTGAAGTTGGTGCAAGATCAATTAACCGGCAATCTGGTGTATGCCGTTGGCGTCGAGAATGTCCTGCTTGGCTATGTATACAACAAGTCGGCCATTTGGTTCTCTGGCGCAGCGCAAGCTCGTGTATATTTCTCTGAACATCGCTACATGTCTCAGAAGTCGGCTGCAATCAGAGCAACCACTATCAATCTTGCTTAATGCATGAAGGGGAGAGTGACAAGCTCTCCCCTTCTCTATATTCATTATTCATTTAGGAGGAATCAATATGGCAACTTTGTACAATCGTGTGGCAGCATGGATCAATCCCAAGCATATCAAGGTCCGCCGGGATGGCAATACGGTATACATCAATATTGCAGGAAAGGAACACACCATAACATTCTACAATCTTCAAGAGCCGGTGGAGTTGGAAGTCTCCGCCCATGTCGTAGAGTTTGTGAATGTATCCTATTTCCGCCGCACAGGAAAGCGTATTGAGAGATCCTATTATTCGACGGTGATTGCATTTGAAAATAAACTTAACGAGGATCACCGCATTTCCCCTTACAAGTTGTGCGAGTTTCGCACTGATATCCAAGACGCATTGAACGCATTAAAGTCGCTTGCCGATCTTCCGATGCCGACTGATAAACAACTTCAGCTTCTTGTTTATCAAGCATTGATTCAAGCTTGCAAAGAGAGCAAGTACAAGACAGCTACTTATACTCAATGGGAAAGCACATGGTTTAATCTGCTTGATCAATTCGATATGGTTTACTTGCCGCGAGACATTTTCAAAACATTAGCTGCAAAGTATCTTGAAGCCGGTTATGCAGATGCTATTGAACGAAATGGTCAGTATGGATCATTTAATGTCTTCAAGCCATCCCAAAAAGGATTGACTCGTTGGAATCAGCATACAGGTCAATGAGGCCCTTCGGGCACGGGTGCGGCGGTCATAACTGCAGCTGCCGCACCACTGCAACATCGTGACACTTGCATGAGTCCCGCCAAGAGCATGAAACCCAGCCACTGCATATTTGATCCTCTTTATCTCTCCATGACTTCTCCTCTATTTCTCTCCCCTCTTTCCTCATGATGCTCATCATGCTCATATATCCAATTATGCGAATCATCTCTCCTCTGCCCCATCAACATCAAACCTGAGGTATTTCAGCATTATTCTTGCTCCCCTAACCATCTGCTCCCGGAACGGGGTTTTGTAAGCTCCTCCTCCCTCCTCACACTGTTCTTTCACATCATAATAGCTTCTCTTCGCTGGAAATTTTCTCCCTAAGTTATACCTTCGGCATGATGCTATTCTTATTTATGTTTCATGCATGTGTAATGCGTTACGAATCTCTCCCGTGCTTTATTTGATGCTTATAAGTATCAATGTTGCTTGGTTTCGTTCGTGCTATTAGGATGACTAGAGGTGCGCCTGACGGCGCGCTTCACTGCAGATAAATTTTTCTTTCAAGGAGGAACTACGATGAAAGAAGTTACGATTTACACTGACGGCGCCTGCTCCGGCAATCCTGGTCCTGGAGGCTGGGGAGCCGTTCTAACATATAAAGACAAGCAAAAGACGGCTTTTGGCTACGAGCCGCATACGACAAACAATCGTATGGAGCTTGTAGCCGTTATTGAGTCGTTGAAGCTTTTGAACCAACCCTGCCACGTCCAAGTGTATAGCGATTCAGCCTACTTGGTGAATTGCTTCAACAACAATTGGATCGAGGGTTGGCAAAAGAACGGCTGGAGAACCAGCAAAAATCAACCGGTGGAAAACCGGGAATTGTGGGAGGCGTTGCTTGAACTAATGAAGATTCATCAAGTTGAATACTTCAAAGTCAAGGGGCACTCCCACGTTACATTAAACGAAATGGCTGATCGGTTAGCGCGTGAAGCCATTAAACGACATCGTTCTTGATTTTACTGGCGGCATGTTTTTGCCGCCAGTGTGTGTTTATCTCTGTCTGCAGAGTAACAGCTGCACTGATGAGTCTTATTGGAGACGAAATAGAGAATCTATCATGGAGGCAATGCGAATGGCTGATCCGTCTATTTTTTTCTTATCAGAGATTGATTCTGCGAGTTTATATACTCGTGAAAATATTAAACGTGTAAAGGAGATGTTTGTTGAAGGGCTAAAAGCAGATGTAGAATCAAACCATATTGATCGTCAATTGGCGAATAAATGGTTTCGTATGATGATTCAGAATAAGATGGCTTTCGCCATTGCCCTTGGGTCCGACTTTAAGGGTTTCCGTGTTGCTAAGAGCAAGTCAGATTTTCATCCTTATACGGAGAATCTGGCAATATGGCCCAGACAGCTTTTTTTATGATCGTTTGTCTAATTACGATCTTATTTACCAAGAAGTATATTCATGGAGAGGTGATAAGTTTAAGAGTGACACATTATACTTTATGTCTCGTAAGTTGAGGTTAGATGTTGGTTTGATAGGATCCCCTCGGACGATGGTCCGGCCGCCTATTCAATTTGAAGACTGAGGAGATATGATTCTTTTATCTCCTCTTTTTTATTTTCCTTCTCCTGTCCCGCTTCCACTTCACCTCCATTGAATGATGTTACTTTTTTATGTTCGACGTAAAAGATCATGCCAGGAGCGGCTGACGCCGCATTTCCATCACAGATGTAGGCGAAACTTCTACATCAATCTTAGTCGTGGAGGTATTGCTTATGGTGGAGCAAGAGATCATGGAAATCATTCCAAGAGGAAACATGAAGCAATCGCAATATGATCTGCTTGTGAAACTGATAGGGATCTACTATCGTGCAAATGGATTAATGCTTCACATTGTTCCTGCTCCTGATACACGTAACAAGAAATTGCGATTGATACGTGGGGATAAATGATGCATGAATGCCTGACGGCATAATTCATTATCCAGCGTTGATTCACAAGGAGATGATATTGTGGAGTTGATCGATCCATGTCGTCGTCTTCATCTGCTTCGGCCAGGCAACCTGGTTGTAATTCAAGGCACTGTCATTGGCTGTTTAGGTGCGGAAGGAAAAATTGGTGTGATTACCGATGAGCCTAATCAGTCTGGATTATTGTCTCATAAGCCCGGTGTGAATGTAAAGCTTGATGCAGGCTTCGTATGGCTTGTCAACAAAGATGCTGTAAAACCTTTTGGCAAGTGAATATTGAGGAAGGATGTGCATGGAATGAAATATGAGATCTATCAGATCAAGGATGAGTATCGCAGGCAATATGGTTTTGCAAACTTGGATATATTGCCGATGAGATATAGAGAGGATACGGATCATCCTGTATTGATTTCAAATGGTGTTGTTCCTGTTCTAAATATCGATGCTTATAACAAGGTGTATGAGGGTGATACTGCATCTATTGGTGGTATTGATCGTTTTGTTATTAACGATCCGGCCAACCCGATGCATAAGCAGCAAATGAGGTTGCTTGAGCATATGTTTGAAGTGTTTAATCTTTATCATCCTTCGGATTATCGCGCCCCCTCTATGAGTGTAGGCGATCTTGTTGTATTGTATCCGTATGATGATAGTAACAGGGAAGCATTCTTTTGCGACAGCTTTTCCTGGAAACCAATTGAGTTAATGTCCCGCTCCGGGTCATGGAGTTGATCATTATGTACAAAGCAACAATTTATTATCGATCGGGTCATACGGCGACTATTCGTTGTGACTCTATTTCTCTTGCACGTATGTATCTGTTTGGCCGTGGTGTGGATCATATTGTAATGGCCATGCCCGGCCGCCCCTCTCTCCCTCCTATTATCCTTCGTCATTCATCCGATTCATGCGGCTGATGCCGCTTTTCATTTTGATGTGCTATAATACTGCTTGCATGAGGAGGATACAGAATGTTTAAAAAGAAACCAACGCTTAATAACGCATGACTGGCAGCCGGTTGATTCCCAAGGCTATGGGATGGAATGCTCCAATTGCGGCAAATACATCTCTGCATTTGAGCCGGACGCTTGGAAGGCCGGCCAGGAGTCGCTTTGCATCCCGACGGCACGACTACAGAAGAGAAAATACGGAGGTGATATTCAGATGACAAAACCGGAAGGCGCATATTATTTTGACCAAGAATCAGGACTGTGGGTTACGGATGGAAAGCATGACAAACAGCATTATTTTTGGTATTTGGAACATAGGCTAGGTTTTTCGCAAGAAGCAATATCTGCCATGAGCGATGAAGATCATTTCAATATGGCAGATATGTACGCGGCTGATTATTTATCATTTTGATGCTTTTGGGCTGATTCCATGCAGTGTTCCGTTTGTCGGAATAAAATTCAGTGTCCTTATACTTCGCTGCGCGGCAAGCTCTTTTGCATGTTTTTCACCAATAAAAATAAAGAGCTTGTCGCTCGCGGCGTCGTTGACTTCATGTTCATGGTTATGTATGATCAGCTGCCTTCGGATATTCAGAAACGCGTGCAAAAAATCATCGAAGGCAAGATTTCTCGTTTCGGCGTCTCCTTTGAGGAGATCGTGCAACAATATGCCGATATCGAAAAGACGTACCAGGAGTGGCTATTCAGAGAAAAATATGCTTGATAAGCCTGTCGGCTTGATTTCTGTAAATGGTTAATGCACACAACATTTAAGGAGGCATATGGTCTATGCATGCAAGATTCAATGCAAAATTCACATGCTGCCCGGAATGTTCTAACGTATGGCTTTTACCCGCGTTTGTGAAAGATTCCGATGTTCGATGGAAACTGTGCCCCAAATGCCGCGCAAGAAAGCGTGCGTTTTATGCGGTATTTTGGGGGAAGTATGTAAAAGCCATGCAAAATGGTGATTTAACCGAAGACGGTCTTATGGTTGCTCGCATCGATGGTGAGCATTACGTTATTGGTCCTGAAAATACTGTCGGCTTCCGAGGCTTCAGCGGACGCCGCTTTGTCATTCGGTTTACGGTTGGCCCGCATGCCGGCGAGATTGTGGAGACTACGAATCTGTGGCATCAAGGCACGATCTCACATGGATACGAGAAGATCCTGCATGACAATGCAGTGTTTGTGCCGCAAGAGTATCCTTCGTTGATCTCGGTATCATAGCATTTTCAAGCGGCTTACAATGCCGCTGCTGTCGTAGGGTTGTGCCCTGCCTGATGATGGCTTCTCTAAGCCGAAACAGCAAAACGATTATACTATGTGGAGGTTGATAAAATGCCTTATCAGCATACTTTGGAAGATCGCATTTACATCCTGCAGAAAACCAATCTTCCGGATGATCTTTCCTATATGCTTCAACAGGCAGATCAGTATTATGTTCAATATCTGGACAAACAAGCTGAAGAGTTGGTTGCTCAAATTGAAAAAGAGTGTGTCGCAAGGAATATCAAATTGTTTAAGCCGCTTAATTGTTTTGCGGAGCTCATTTACACATAATTTTTGTTGAGCATTACAACATGATCTTTTTTTATACATAACAATGAATACCGTAAATATTTCGTTTGAAAGGATGATTAATTGTGCTTCAACGGTTTTTCATTCGTCCGTCTGGATCGGAATTTGCAATTATCGCGGTTGTCGGCGGCGTGGAGACGGAGGTCGAGCGCGGCGCAAAGGCGCTTATTCGAGGCAAGTTTTTGCATTACGTGAAGAATCGATCGGCACTTATTGAGAAAATTGGTGATCTGGCATGAGGCGTCATCTTGCTTTTTGGATTGCCGTCGGCCTGTTGCTTCTCTTTACCATCCGCATCTGGCTTCCAGTTCTGATTGGATTGGCGCTTGCTATCATCGCCATTTGCTTTGTGGTCAAAGTATTTGCAGACGGTTATGATTTATGGAGGACTCTTTCTCGCAAGCGGTGACGCTTGCTTCTTGCCCTCCCCCGGGATCAGACCATTGCATCCTATTGGGGCCACCCTGGCCCCCCTTTAAGAGGGCATACTTCCCCCAAAGGTATGAAGGTGCATGTTTTGGAACAATCAGCGATTCTTGATTGACTGTCATGCTGCTTTTGCCGTATAGTGAGAAATGCTTCATGGCATCTATCAAGATTCTTTTTAGCGCTGTTCATTTTCCATTTTTGGAATCTTGTTCCATGTTTATTCGTGCCATTTCTCACTTGCTTGCTGCATGATTAAAAATGCACCTATAAATTATACATAGCGGAAAACCTGGGGTATTTTAACCCCAGTTATTTCCATCTGGTATATTTCACAAAATTGTCACATTTTGTTCGCATTTTTTATCTATTATGGCTGACGCCATGTTTCCTTTTGGGGTGAGTTTTCCATGTATGTAATACAGTATCGTGATCACGCATCATTCGGTGAACTCCGCGTCGATCAAGTTCAGACTGAATCAGAATTGTACGGATTCTTTCGAGAAGATGGCGGCGCTATCGATGTTATTCATTATTGGGAGATCCCTGGTACTGCAAATTTGTTTCGCCTAATTGTTGCAGGCAGCCGCGATTTCAATGATTACCCTCTACTCTGCTCCAAGCTTGATTATTTGCTTCAGAGACAGCCGTATACAATCATCGTATCGGGCGCAGCTCGCGGAGCTGATTCGCTTGGAGAAAGGTATGCACGAGAACACGGTCTGCCGATTGATCAATATCCTGCAGATTGGGTCAATTTAGGGAAGCGTGCAGGATATGTTCGAAACGAACAAATGGCGAAAGTGGCGAATGCATGTGTTTGCTTTTGGGATGGAGTTTCCCCTGGCACAAAAAGTATGATCAAGCTTGCCCGCCAGTATAATTTGGATACGCGCGTGATCATATATAAAAACAATCTTATCACAAATTAATTTTTGGAGGCATTTGGATGATACAAAACCCTTCCATGCAACGAGAAGATATTGAACGTTTTCTCTCTATTTGTCGTGAAAGTACGCCGGCTCTGCTTCAAGCAGCCGGCGTTTTTGTTGATTATTCAGAAGAATCGTTATCGCATTGCGAGGACTTTATCAATGCGATTTATCCGGTTGGACACATCCCGCATCCAACGACGGTCCTCCCTTTCGGCTATTACTTGGGAGAAACGATCATACGGAACATTCCAGATTCAAAGTGGGATGTTGATACACCAGCTGAAACGGTTTGGGATATTGGCGTCAAAATTGAAATACCTTTTGCAAGCGAAGACATGCCTCGAACACAAATCGTTCGGCCGTTTATGCGTGCTCAGAAGTTTTGGCGAGATCGATCGGATGGTCTTCGCGCCATGTACATACTTGTCAATCAATTGTCACTTGGATTTGTTGATCCCACGAAAGCCAAACCTGGCGAATGGATAGAATTGCCTGTTGGCATCAAATTCCGTTACACAATTGCAATCAAGGAGGATTTAACAGAGTGAAAGAAGTAACGATCTATACAGATGGCGCATGCAGCGGCAATCCTGGCCCAGGGGGCTGGGGTGCCGTTTTAATTTATGGAGAAATAACGGAGCAACTCAGTGGTTACGAACCGCATGCAACCAACAATCGCATGGAGCTGATCGCAGTTATTGAATCACTAAAAGCGCTCAAAGAGCCTTGCCGCGTAAAAATCATCAGCGATTCGGCTTATGTCGTCAATTGCTTCAAACACAAATGGTACGAATCCTGGATTGCAAAAGGCTGGAAAAACTCTCAAGGCAAGAAGGTCGAAAACCAGGAGCTTTGGGAGGAACTCCTGCATCTGATGACAATTCATCAGGTATTCTACCAAAAAACAAGAGGTCATGCTGATGATCAGTACAATAATCTAGCTGATCAGCTGGCTCGAAATGCAATTAAACAGCATGGTGCCTGACGGCACAATTCGCTTCAGATTCCATCAGTTTTCATCAGATCACATCATATTCTATTCAAATTGGAGGTTTTTACCATGAAACTCAGCTATTCCGTAAAAGATTTGCAAGTGAATATCCCGCTGCCAGAAGAGTTCACCGGTGCAGACGAACTTCTTTCCGTCAACATTCATATTGGCGAATTGAATTATTCTCTTGAAGATGTGACGGTTACTGATTTGGTCAGTGGCTTGAAGGAGATTATTTCCCTATTTCTTGACAAATAAAAACTGGCCGCATTTTCCACTTCTTTGATTCATAACAAGGAGAGTAGAAGCCATAAACTTGATTGATACAATTCTAAATCATGGGGTCGAGAACGTCTTCTTTCTCGCAAAGGCACGGCCGTTGAGGAAAGTCCTTTTTGTCTCCTACACATCTTCAAGCGATCCGGCAATTGAAATGATGTGCAAGATCGACACTAGCCGGTATAAGCTCGAAGACCAATACAAGATTACCATTGCTCCGATCTATGTAGGGTATGCTAAAGAAGATTACTATGTTACTGACTTGCAATCCATGCTGAATCGAGGATATGCCAAAATGTTGGTTCAGCTGCCTGTTGAGATACCGGCCAGGAAAACACTGCCGGTTATTTGATTTTCATATTCCCTATTTTTCATAGAAAATATATTCTTATATGCTTATTATTGATGTTTATATATCATATGTGTATTTGAATATATTTTCTAATGAACAATGAAATAGGCGACATCCGAATCATGGGTGTCGCCTATTTCTTAATAAACCATCTTACGAAGAATGGAAGCGAGTTGATTATCTCCTGTTTCATTTCTTGCCTTAATTGTTTATCTTCCAGTCTTTGATTCAATTGTTCCATCAACACTCTGTCTCGGACTTCAACATCTTGCCGCATGGTATTTACGGCATGATCGATGAGCTCCTTTTGCTTCTCATCTGAAGCCATGCTTTGCAAGGCGTTCATTGTTTCTGCTATTTTTTCTATTTTTTCTTGCATCTCATCAATCCGGCTATCTCCTGGAAGCATAAGCATCTTCTCTTCCAATCGCTTATCGATGAGTGCGTTCATCCATTCCGTCAATTTTTGGATTTGTTCCTCGCTGGCTCCAGCGAACGGATCGGCCAGGTTCGTGTCGCGTCTTGGTTCGTCATCGTAGTCATCCCGATCAATGATGCGAAATGCATCTGCCGAAACGATGCCAACCAGCTCCGCACAGCGCGACAGTTTGATGTTGTGGTGTTTTCGAAGCAGCAGCGCCATTTTGAGGCGAAAGACGGCTTGGTAGTCCATGATGACTGTGCGTCCACTCATCCGTGCCTCTATGTAATGGTTGAGCTGCTTTTGCCAGCTCCTCATGGTTGAAGGCTTGCAAAGGAAGTTGATCGCCTGCTCATGGGTGCAGTACCACTCTTCAAAATCTGTAGTGGTATAGTCTGCCCCCTCTTTCAGGTTCTCGATGTAGTCGTCAAACAGATATTCAACAAGATCAAGCTTCACTATGAGCTTGAACAGTGGATCTTGCTTAAATTCTTGGCTCAATCGCTCACTCATGGGCATGCTAAGCGATGATGGTCGAATATGTTCATCCATCAAATCAGATCACCTCAAATTTTATTCTAACCCAATGTGGCCTGATCTGTCACGATTTAGCTTTGTTTACCTTTTATCATATTTCATCAGATTTTATCAGGTTTTATTATTCTTTGTTTTTCTATTGTATTCTGATATGTTCTGATTGATTCTGTTAGTTTATGTTTCATTATTTATCCATTTAGAACATATCAGATCAAATCTGATAATTTTCCGATGAAATCTGATGTGGAAGAGAGGAGGATTTCATTGAAACCGACAACATTGGGTGGAATCTACACCTCAATATTACTGTTAGTCGGATACGTGTTAAATTATCTTATCGTTCCAATTGCTTTATTATCTGCCGCGGTCGTAATCGCCGCGAGTTACTTTATTTTCAGCCGATTCACATGGCAAAAGGATGCCAAAATCGATCAGCTAACCGGCTGCCACAATCGCGCTGCTTTAGAATCCTACCTGGAATCTTTCAACGGTCGGCAAGCATGCGTCATGATGATCGACATTGACGATTTCAAGATGATCAATGACACCTTCGGTCATGATGCGGGTGATCGGATCCTCCGTGAGGTTGGCTACTTGCTTTCCAGTTACGTGCGACCTGGCGAAGTATATCGATATGGGGGAGAGGAGTTTGCCATCATCATGAAAGATGTTCCGAATCACCATGTGTATGAGATTGCCGACCGGATCCGGAAAGCTGTTGAGCATAACGTAAACATCAATGGCCATCCGATCACTGTTTCCATTGGCATTGCATGTAGTGTGAATCCAAAAGTAGCACTGAAAGCAGCTGACGAGTTTCTTTATATATCCAAACGCAAAGGCAAAAACACAATTACCTATTGAGCCTGACGACTCGCTTCATTTTAGAGAGTCGCAAATGCGGTTCTTTTTTGATTTCAAGAGAAAGGAGGTTGTTACGATTGGCCGCTCTGTCTGGAAAATTCCACTACGATAAACTCCGTGTGGAAATGTGGGTGTCAGGTACAGCAGGAGAGGATGGTGCTGGTGGTTATTGCGCTCATTTGCACAGTGTGCTGGATGGGAACAAGTACACCAAAACTATCGCAGGCTTTGGGATTGGCGTGACGCCGACTCGAATGACGCTGAAGGCCGTTCTGGAAGGCCTCAAGCAGATCAAGAATAAATGTTTTATCCATATTTACACCGGTATTCCGCAAGTGAGTGTTGGTTTGAACAAACATATTCATAGCTGGGCTAAAAAAGACTTCAAGCGATTGAATGGCGAAGACCTTCAACATGAAGATCTCTGGCGTCAAATCTACCATTTGCTTCAGGAAAAGGCGATCAGCTACAAAGTGCATTATTTGGGTGATTCGCCGATACCGGACAACAATGTAATGGTGATTCATACGGCCAGTCAATATGCCCAGCGCGCCAGAAAAAACTTCATGGAGGTGTCTTTATCTTGAACATGAATCGAATCGGTCCTATTATCGATCGAATTGCCGACAGCAATCGTCTGCTCATACTTGTCTTTATTATCATTTTAGGTTTGTCATTGCTTATGGGTATCTATGCAGTCGTTTTGTTTATCGGGATTTCTATCTTGATGTATAGCTACATTCGCTGGTCGATCAATCAGGAAGCTGCCGAAGAGGAGAGTGAGCTGCATGAAACAAGTCAAAACCACTTGCAACAAATGCAAAACCGAAATCACGCTTGATTTTACCGGTCTTTCCTATGAAGAAGCGATTCGTCAAGTTGAGCGACTCGATAACCTTCCAAAAGAATGTCCAGGATTTCATGTTGAAATCGGCGGATGGAGAAAACGCTGGAATATGGATGAAGCCCTTCGGCAGGCTTATCCGGAGCAATACAAAAATTGAGCCTGACGGCTCGCTTCATTGTAGAAAAATTAATCCGAGAGGAGATCATTTCTATGCAGAATGTTGCCAATCAAATAATTGCGGCCGGCAGTGCAAAGGAAGTTCGTATGGCTATTTCGTCGCTCACTCCTGAACAACAATATGAAGCGCTGAAAATGTCGGCCGAGCAAATTCTCGTCTCTGTTGAAGTCAACATCGCGCAGAAAAATCACCAAATCGCAATTTGGGAGCTGTCCAAACTTGCGATTGTGGAAGATGAATTGCTCAAGGCTGAACGCCGCATGAACAACATTGTATCGGCTGGTGTTCACTTCTAATGTTTTGGTTTTTTCTATTCTGCTTCATTGTTTTATCGGGGCAAATACAGTATCTGCCCCTTCTCTTTATTTTTTACTTCGTGGTCATGGCTTACAAGAAAACGAATTGAACATCATTCAAACAAAACAATGGAGGGATTCACATGTTGGATCAAGTAAAAGCAATTGTCGAAAACGGTGTTAAAGTTGAAGTTCGCGATCAAAATCAATACTCGCAATATCCGGTCATTGTTACCGATGTTGCTCCGGAGTCCATCACAAACGGCTGGTTTTTGACGTACTATCCGCGTCTGATTACGAAAGGAAATCCGCGGCTGTACGACGGTAAGGAAGCATTCTCGTCGCTGACGATTACCCATTTCAAGCGACTCTATGATCGGCTGATGGAGATCGACGCGCGATTTGCTTCCGGCGAAGGCGTAACGGTTGGTGCGAACAATCAACGTACCGCGACTTATGAGTTCCCGGGTAAAGCTCGTTTCCATGTGCGCCAATTCAATGACAGCGTGACGATCAGTCTGTCGATTACGGATCCCGCTTCGCCGTTCCACATGCTGGCGATCAATTTCCGGATCGTGAACAGCAAGAAGGAGCAAGGCAAGCGGCATCTGATCGGCTCGGAGTCCCAATGGGATCTGAATACTGACTCGTTTGTGGAGCACAATGCGATTCTGTCTCCGAAGAAGAAACGCTATCTGCAAGTGTTCCAGGAGGATCAAAACACGATCCCGTATGTTAAGGCGCCGAGCCGACCTGGTATGAATGGAACGACGCAAGTGGATCCGAACAACAGCGAGTTCCTGTATCTCATGGATATCGACAATGCATACCGCGCACTTGCGTTCATCTATGAGCAAACGATTCTGGAACATGCAATGGCTGTAGCACTGCCTCTGGTACAAGCAAAACAAGCTCCGGCTTCCAATGCATTCGGCGCTCCTGCAACTGGCGGCTTCGATGGACAACATGCATTCGGCGCACCGGCGCAAACGGGATTCGGCTTCCCGGCTGCAGGCTTTGGCGATCAAGCTGCTTCGTTCCAAAATCAAGCTTTTGGCGTTCAAGCGCAAGCACCAGCCAACAATCAATCGCAAAACGGGTTTGTGAAAGAGCCAGTAATGCAAAGCAGCAACCCGTTTATGCAAAAAGTAAATTGGGGCGATAATGACCGGGTATTCTAATGCCCGGCCATTATCCTTAAAAAAAGAGAGCAGATTTTCTCTGCTCTCTTTTTTTATAAAAGATTACCCCCCCAGGGATGCGCCCCCCTCAGATGCAGCGATGTCTTGAAATTTATTTCAACAAGCTGTTATAAATGTATTGTTGTGGGCCGCTTTCTGATGGTATATTTGTATTTCTGATATATTTCTGCAATAGTTTGGGATTTACTGTGATTTTTCTTTAGAATTTGGTATACTATTTATATTGGAAAGGAGGGAATCGGATGATACAAGTGCGAATGCAGTACGGTAATATTTATCTGAAGATTCTCGACAGCATGGAAACATTCGATCATACACTTGAAAAAGTTCGCATGATTCGAAACCGCGGTTTTAACCTGGAAACCGGCGAATGGATGTTTGACCGGGAATACATCGGCGATTTGCTTGTGCTGTTTGGCAATCAGATTACATGGATGACGCCTCTGCACGAAATTGTCAACGGTCTCTCCCTGGATCATGAACTGGTGCAAAAGCATCTTCAATGGGAAGCGGATAACGAATTTAAGAACTTTTTGCTGCCCATGTATCCTTATCAGAAAGTGGGCGCGAACTTTTTGATTGACCGAGGCTGCGCAGCAATTTTTGACGGTTGCGGCCTGGGCAAAACCCCCCAGCTCATAGGCGCATGCGAAAAGCTGTATGAACAGGGACTTGCAAAAAAAATGCTGATTATCACGCTCAGTTCGCTCAAGCGCCAGTGGGTCAAGGAGATTGAGAAATTTACCGGCAAGCCGGCCATTGCGGTAACCGGCACTCCTTCGAGACGAGCTTCGTTAATCAAAGAGTTTGCGAAGAAGAAAGATGTGCAGTACTTGGTCATCAATTACGAAATCCTTTGGAACGATACATTGCGCAAGTTGATTAAAAATACACCATTTGATGTGGTAGCGCTCGATGAGGCCCAAAAAATAAAGAACGGCGTGCGCGACAAAACTCTCAATATGGAGCCGAGCCAAATTGCTGCGGCAACATACGAGCTAAAACACATCAAATATCGTTTTGTGGCCACGGCTACACCGCTGCAAGGAAAAGCGGAAGAGATCTGGAGCATTTTCTATTTCATTGACGAGAATATTCTCGGCAGTTGGGAGATGTTCCGGGAACGCTATTGCAAGTATCATTGGAAATATGGGATCACAGGTTATCAAAACCTGGGTGAATTGTACTACCGGATTGCACCATATTTTATCCGACGGACGAAAGAGATGCCGGAGATTCAGCAGCAGCTGCCGAAAGTGCAACACAGCCATATCTTCTTGGAAATGACTGATGCGCAGGAAAAACTGCATGACTATCTGGTAAACAAGCTTGCTGAAGTGAAAGAACAGGCGCGCGGTATCCATGGATATACGTTTATTAACGGGCAATCCATGAGTCCGCAGGAGGCCAAAGAATATTACGATGCGCTTATACAGGGGTATCAAATCTTTTTGCTTGGTGTTTGTGACAGTCCGGAGCTTCTGCTTATGTCTCAAACCCCAATGGCCGAAAAAATCCTCAAAGATATTCCTTTAACTGATAAAGACTTGAAGTCACCAAAGATTGATCAGCTTAAAGAGTTTTTCAGCAGTATGACATACGATGAGCCCAATTCCAAAGTGGTTATTTTTACACGCTTTGAACGCATGGTTGAAATTCTGCATCGTGAGTTGAATAAAGATTCCCGCGGCCGGCCGTTAAGCGATCCAGTGGCTGTCATGTATCATGGCCAAATGACTGAAGCTGCCAAGGAATATGCAAAGGATCAGTTCGTCAATAATCCAAACATCAAGGCAATCATTTGCACCGACGCTGGCTCGACTGGACTCAATCTACAGGTTGCAAATTATATGGTTCATATTGATTTGCCCTGGGATCCAACGCTATTGGAGCAGCGCAACGGACGTATCGATCGTACAGGTAATGCCTTCAGCAATGTGACCATTTATTATTACTGTATGGAAAACAGTTATGATGAACATTTGTTGACCATTTTGGATCGCAAAGCTGAATTGGCGAATCAAGTGCTTACTGGCGGCCGTGATAGTACCAGTCGTGAAAAAGATGTAAATCGCTTGGCGATGGAGCGGCTGCTTCGTAAACGATATAAACAAAATGTATCTTCGGGGTAATGCACATGGAGAAGAACAAGGATCGTTATATGGAGCTTCTTCGAATGGATCCGCAACAAGTGCTGGATTTGTATGTGGAAGCCGTGCAATCGAACAATGCGGAGACTGCCGAAGAACTCCGGGAGTTCATTACGGATCGCATGACGCAAGCTAACTTTTGTTGAATAAGGGGTAGGCCTGACGGCCTGCCTCTTTTTAATTGTGTGAAAGACCGTTTTTTCTGGAATCTTTGAAATGCATTACAATAAATTTGTTGTTTTTTAATGTTTACACAGTGTATAATGCCTTATAGCATTGATCTTTAAGGAGTTGATCAAATGAGCGCCAAAAAGCTCAAAGAATATCCTCCTATCGAAAAATATTTCTGGTGGAACAAGAAAAAAGAAAAAGTTCCACCTCATGATCTGATTCGGTTGGAAGCAACCGGAAGTGCGGACATGTGGGGCGAATGGAGCTGGAGCGGCGGATATAATATCCAAGTCAATGTGGGCGATATTAATAATGCCTACGAATACGAGGGCCATTTGTGGGGGAAAGAGTATTATTATTATGACAGCAAAAAGAAGCGTCGTGTAAGGCGTTACAAATACGATCTCTGCTTAAAAGTTCTAGCAGGAAACCGTCAATCACATATAATTGGACGTGCTAAAAATCTAAGCAAGTTGAATTGTAAACGTCTGATTGTTCATATGATCTATGAGTATGAAAAGACGGATCATTTCAAAACAGAACTTTGGCCGAGAGCACTGGATCCGGATAACCGCCAGCCTATTTTGAAGGAGATTGGCGGTGAGCTTTTCTGGATCGCAACGACTTGGAGAAGCTTATGGACCGCCGTTCGACAAGAAAAGGAATGCGGTTATTACAGCGGAAGCTACGTGTTTTCGCCAGGTACATACTATTCAAGGGAAACGAAATGGGAATGGGAATATCCCCATAAAGGAGAAGATGGTTGGAAGGATTATTCCCGTGGCGTTAAAGTATACAAGCCATATATTTATCATCAAGTGGATCATCATTTCGGATACTGCAGCGGCTCCGGGCTTGATCGTGACAAGCAAGGGATTTATGAAGCGCGGATCGATGAAGCAATTTGGGATGTTAATGATTTACTGATGAAATATATTATGATGGATCAATACCGCAAAATTATTGGAAAGGAATATTTTTAATGTCCCGAATTTTGTATGAACCATTTAACATTCAAAAGCACAAGGAACATTTCATTGATTACTTGGAAATTGTCGTACTGGAAGATGGGGCAGTGGAATATGCCGTTCCATCCCACCAAGAAAAAATGATCTCGTTGTGCTGCAAAAAGCTTTCGGTTACCAGGGATGAGCTGAATGACATGTGTCCGGTCGAATACTACATGAATTTTATGGAATGGTTATGTAAAATATCCGGCGCCATCCCTGTGTGGTTTAATTTCTTCATGGGAACTCCTAACGCACAGCAGATTGAAACTCTGCGAATCCTGAAAGAGGAAGGTCTTTATGCAGGAGAAATCCCGAATTTATACAGATAAAAAGGAGTGTAGCGCCATGAGAATAGACAATCTTGCCTTAACGCGGAAGCAGTATGAGGAAATTATGCTCGAAATTTGGGAATATCATCGATTTGGTGGGTTAAGTAAGAGCGACAAGGAACCATGCCGCAACATCAAATACGTTGATCCTGTTTGGGATATGAGAGACGGAAGGTGCTTTGCCATAACATTTAGAGGACTTTGTACTGTGAATTTTGATTTTAGGCAAAGCGATCGGTCGATGTTCGAACGGATAATGGATTGGCTAGACGGCGACAAACCAGAAGATGTTGAAGCTGATGTGGAGATGAGGTTGGCATGAGTAAATCAATCAGTAGGGCGAAAAAATACCGTAAAAAGCCTGTTGTTATTGAAGCGATTCAGTGGAAGCCATATGAAATGCTTATAAAAGATGTAATGGATTTCATGGGTATTTCTGGTGGAATGATGAAAAAAGGAGTTTTGTCTATCGGCAAGCGTAAGGGAGAATTGATTATTAAAACGCTGGAAGGCAATATGACGGTTTCAGACGGTGATTACATCATCAAAGGCGTGAAGGGAGAATTTTACCCATGCAAACCTGATATCTTTGATAAAACGTATGAATTGGTGGAGGGTGAAGCGTTTGTACAATGAAGAAGACCTGGATTTTGATCAAATCTACCATGATAAGCCTATTCTGATTTCACCCTTAGCCGAAATTGAGGTCAGGCCAGTTGCCCATGATCACATCAAAATTGACGGTCAATTGTATTCAGTTGGTATTGTGAATTATGTGAATAAAATTGCTTTTGTGAAACCGATTGATATTGACGGTGAACATGACACCGAATACACTCAATATGCTGTATGTCCACATTGCGGCCACAAACATGTGGATTGTTTTGAATGGGAAGATGAAGGCGAAAACAATTGCAATCGCTGCGATTTGCCATTTTCTTATAGTCGGATTGTGACCATCGAGTATAAAACGGAGAAGATGAAAGGCCATAAGCCCGTGTTGGTGGAGGTGTAGAAGATGAGCAAGAAGAAGATAGAACGCGGCGGTAGCATCATAATGAGCGAGCCTTTGTTCAATGACATGCTTTCAAGGTATTTTGGCCTTGAACCCGAAACACTTCGAGTCGCTTGCGTGACAACAGAACACCATAAGAGAGCTGTAAAGATCTCATTTGTTACCGATGACGAACGATTTCCGGAGCTGATTGAAGGTCAACCATATCCGGAAATTACGATCGCCACCGAAATGATGAAACCCGCCGACAAACCGAATCGAAGTGAAATCAAGGTGCTGGGATTCGAGGGGATCACAAAATGATCGTTCCGATTGTCAAATTCATTGGCATAATGTTGTTATTATTTGTTGTCCTTATTGGTCTTTTGCAACTGATTTTCGTGATTTCGCTTTATACTTTCAACAAGGTCTTGTCTGAAGCCGGCATCGATCCTCTTTCTGCAGATGAAGCCAGAAAGGCGTTGAGAGGAGAGTGGGATTAGGTGACAACCGAAACGGATTACAAGTATGAGAAAGAAATCTCCGAATCATACTATATCCAGCTCAACAACCATCGCTGCAATTGGGCTTACCACAACCACCACAAGAAAGCCCCTGCCTTTAGGCATGGGGAGTGTCAAATGGTGACATGACCGGGAAATAAACGGGTATTACTACCCAAGAACCCCACGGCTTTAGCCGCTGGGAGGTTCAGGATAATTATGCTAAAGGCCATAAAACAGATATTTTATAGGAGGGGAAGAATATGAAACATTATTGTACAATTACAACGGAAGTGTATTTTTATAATGATATTAGTGAGATGAGAAAACATCGTGAAGAGATGGAATCTAAAGGGTGGAGAGTGGACGGTTGGGATGAGAATGGATTGCAAGCTTTTTATGAAATTGAAGTAAAACATTAATTAGATAATAAAATTTAATTAAGGAGGAAATATTTATTAGAAGTTGGCAAGAACACCCGTCTCCATGGACTATTTTTATGCCGCTGTTATGCATAATACAGATATATCCGATCTGTTTTTTGATGGCGAGTATCTCGCGCATTGTTTGGATGTCGAGAGAACCGGTGACCGGCAGGCAATCACGTTTTGTGAAGTGGTTGCACCCGTTTTCTCTGAGATCCTTCGGAGAGAAAAGAATGCAGTCGAACATTTATAATTTTTAATGCAAAAATGTTGTGCATTACACACGCCTGACGGCGTGTTTCTTTTTGTATTAATCAAAAAATAGAGGTGATGTCCGTTTTTTTGAGCATTGACATACAAGATGTAGTATTCGTGATGATATATTGCATCTATTTATGATTATTCGTCTTTTTCATTTTGTAATGCCTTGCAAAACCTGGGGTAGTATGTTAGTATAAGCCTACAGCGACAACCCAATAACAAGTGAGGTGAATGCGATGAAGAAGCGCAGATTTATTGCGATTTGCTTCGGCTTTTCACTACTTGCTACTGGACTTGTTATAGAAGCTAAGAGCATCTATGACTTGAAAAAAGAGCGAAACGTGATACAAGCGGCCAATACGGAGCTCCGGCAGCAAATCGAATATCATAAAACCATGCATGAGGAGCTTCAAGAACAGTATAACGGTCTGATGGATCAAAATCGTTCGCTTCAACAAGAAGTGGATGATCTGAAAGAGCAGCTGGAACAAGCAAAGGAAAATCAATGGTTGTCGTTCAGGGCTACATATTACGATGCATACGAACCTTCTACAGGAAAAAAGCCTGGAGATCCGGGTTTTGGAATCACGCGATCAGGACGACCGGTAACCGAAGGGGTAACGATCGCCGTTGACCCTAAAGTGATTCCTTTGGGATCGTGGGTTGAGATCATGTACCCGGATGGAACAATTGAGAGGCGCCGCGCCGATGATACAGGAGGTCTTATCAAAGGAAGGCGCATCGATATCTACGTCCCCAAAGCCACACTGGCGATGGGCGTTGATGAGGTTAAAGTGAGAATGATTTCCAAGCCGGGCAAAAACACCTAATCGCACAGAGAAAGAAGCTAATCAGCCAGTTAGGAGGTAACGATATGCCGCCAAAACAAGGGGATTTGTTTGAAGATGCTTTTGATGAAATGATTCCGAAACGCAACACGAATCAAGAGCAGCCGGCCAATAATAACGAGATCTCCAAAGACGAAGTTCGCACCTCGTATCTTTTGGTCAATGTCCTGCTCACGTTGCTGATTGAAAAAGGCTACATTCAGCAGCAGGAAGTTGATGTCTTGCTGGAAGAAATGTATGCCGAATATAAGCGGAAAGTAGGTTGATCACTATGCCTACGGTTTCCCAATTGCGTCCTTATGTCACGCATTTTTCCGAAGAACTCAAGCTGAAAGCCCGGGCAAGAGACCAGGTTACAGTTGCCGGCCGCATTGATTCCGTTAGCCGTATTGATGATGATTACACGGTCATGGTGTTGGATGATTTCGTCGGCCAGACGCGCATCATCATGTCCAATATCATGTACAATCATTTCAAATCGATCATCGACATCGGCAACTTTGTATCGGTTGAAGGCTACGTGAACGTGGTTACCCGAAAAGTTGCCGGCCAAATGGAAAGCGAATATTCCATCATTGGCTACGACATGAACATTCTGACGTTCTAAGGAGGACCATCATGCGCAATATTTTGGTTTTCCCAGATGGCACGCAGCAGGATTTCATGTATCCGCAAGATCGAGACATTGAAGTGGGAACCGAACTTCAAGTCACGATGATGGACGATTCGGTGCATAGGATGAAGGTTTCCTCAATTGAACGCGAAGAAAAGCGTATCCTGTACCGGTTAACGTATTAATGTCGCTGACACTCCAATTCATTGTAATAAAAATTATTAATCCAAAATTGAGAAAGGTGATGTTACATGAACGGTCAACAAGCATTTCAAGGTGGATTTCCGCAACAACAAGGCGGCTGGGGAGCCGGTCCGCAAGGAAACTGGGGCGCACCTCCTCAAGCTGGAGGTTATCCGCAAGGCTCGCAAGGCGGCTATCAAGGCGGAGGACAAACTGGTGGGAACAGCAACGGGAACGGCAATAAAGGCAACTATGATTCGTTCTGCGAAATTACGCTGATCGGCAACATCTCCGGAATCACGGATCCGGAGACCAATCAGCGCGTTCATGCGTATTCCAAGCCGATGAACAATGGCGCTAAAGTAGCCAATACGAATATTGCCGTCAATCATTATGGCAAAGATGAAGCAGATTTCTGGAAGCTTGAAGTATGGGCAAATTCTCCGGAACGCAGCCGTCTTCATAATTTCCTGATGGATCATTGCTCGATCGGCCGGAAGCTGTTTATCAAAGGCATTCCGATGCTGAACTACGACAAGGAGAAGAAAGTTTACTATCCGACTATTCGGGTAACCGAATTGATCGGCCTTGGCGGCGGACAAAACAGCAATGGAAATGGAAACAGCAATGGTAGTGGCGGCGGACAAGCAAATGGTGGTTACCAGCAGCAATCCGGCCAGCAAGGCTGGGGCAATCAACAAGGTTTCCCGCCGCAGCAAAATGGTTTTGCCGGCCCGAATCCGAATATGCAGCAACAGGGTGCTGGATGGGGAGGCCCGCAAGGCGGTTTTGCTGGCCCGCAAGGCGGATTCGGAGCTCCGCAAGGCGCACCTGGGCAATTCCAAGGTCAGCGCTAATTGGTTTTTACGGCGCTCCCAAACAAGGGGGCGCTGGATTCAATCCAAACAAAGAATGCATTGGAGCTTGATAGCATGAGCCAGGCCGTAAAACCTGCAGACGCATTAGGTCGTTTCATGTATGGCATTTTTGACTTTTATCGCGACAATGGACTCACCATTCCTGCAGCCAAGGCACGCATGTATGATGAGGCCCTTCAAACATGTGCCCAAATGATGAAGGTGGATCCGGATATTCCCGATCATGCTCTTGTGATTGCGGCGCAGATGATGTCGCAGCTGCTGAATCATCGCGGCTATCAGCTCACCGAAGCCGCCAAGAAAGAGCAAAAACCTAACGAGTCTCGCTTGGAAGCATTGCGTCAAATCAAGGCGGCAAAAGATGCAATAGATGCGTTTATTTCAACTTACAAAGGAGGAACGCAACATGGCTAAAGAAAAAACCCATTCTGACAAGCTGGAAGAAGCATTTTCCGGATCAAAGGATATTCGCGAAACGTTTGACAAGCGCTTTGGGCCAGGTACATTTTTCACGTTTGGGGAAACAGCGAAGGCTGAAGTTTATCCGATCCCGACTGGCATTCCAACAGTTGACTATGCATCTGGTATTGGAGGCATTCCGCTTGGCCGCATTATTGAA